GGGGCCGGCTGGAGCGTCCAAATCTTCGGGAGCCATCATATCAGCAGGCTCTTCTGGGCCTCCGGGAGGCAGTGCATCGTCTCCGACTGGATCTGCCATCTCGTCTTCCATTTCGTCCTGTTCAAACAGAACCTTGCCACCTCTCTGCACGAAGCCGTTAGCCAGTGGCTCAATTGTGGCCAGCTTCATAAATCTGCGAACCTGAGATTCGTTTAATAATTTTTTGCTCATCGTATTGTTTACTCCCGTTAAAAATGAGGTTTTTCTACAAATAAATAGTAATGTAAAAGCTTAAATGCACTTTTCTTTTACAATTTCCACTCCATTAACTTCTTCTTAAGTTTAGCTGTAGCCTTTTTCTCTATTTGCTGAATTCTGACGAAACTTACGCCTTCTCTTTTTGCGATGTCGCGTAGGGTCATAGACCCATGCTTGTCTACACTAATTAGTGTGCAGTTTAAGTCTTCTTCATAATTAATCCATAACCTGCAGCCCTCGTTTGGACATTCAACCTCTTCCTTCTTACATTTGTATGCGCAACTTCTCATAACTTTGTGTGCTCCCGCTCAATTAAATCAAATATATCTTCTACCTCTGTCGAGCTAAATCCAAACTTTGACATTATTTGCTCGCCAGTTTTCTCAAGCTTTTCAGTTTTAAGATTCTTGGTCTTACTCTGAATCTTGCTGTTCTGTTCCCTGAAGTCTCTGAACCAGTCCATAAACGAAGACTGACTCGTTACATAGGCCTCTACCACTCCTCGAAAAAATGCTGCTTGAGACAGCCCATCGCTGTGGAGCTTTATTTTCAAATCAGCCTTCCTTTTATTATGCTCATGGAAAGACACCTTTTCATACTCTTTATTGTTTGACACCGCCGGCTCCCAATATGTGCGTACCACTCTCTGTTTGGCCGGCTGGGGTCTGTCTAACAAACTTAGCTTTCGCATGTAGTTCACGCAAATCTCTGGCTCCCGTGTAGGAAAGGCCACTGCGAATACCGAGTTCTAAGTTCTCCAAAACGGCGGCCACATCACCCTTAACTGGTACCATAGATGACATACCTTCCACAGAGGCAGTGCGGCCTCTCCAATCAATCTGGGCTTCTTTGCTGGCCATTCCTCGATAAGTTTTGAATCCCTTGCCATGACCGGGAGTACCAAGATAAACAATCTCCCCGGGCGTTTGAGTTGTGCCAGCCAGCATGGAACCGACCATGACAAAATCTGCGCCGGCTGCAAGGGCCTTAACGGCATCGCCGCTGTTTCTAATTCCGCCATCAGCAACTATCTTTACATCGCGATCCGTTTTTGAGCACTGCAAAATCGTGTCGAAGCCCGGGATGCCATGACCAGTTTGTATGCGCGTTGAGCAGATAGAGCCGCCACCTATATTGCAGCGAACCGAGTCCGCTCCCCAATCGGCCAAGTCGTCAATGCCTTGGAGCGTGGCCACGTTGCCGGCCATAATGTGAATCTCATCACCGCATTTATCACGCACGCTCTTTATCGCCCTCTCCATCAGTACGTGATGTCCGTGTGCCACATCGATACAGATAACTTTTGCACCGAGCTTATGGGCAATCTGTGCGCGCTGCAAAAAATCTCCTGTCACTCCGACTGCAGCTGCTGCAACAGCATTTGGCTCAGATTCATATATTGATGTTATGATGCGCCCCTGCTCTGCTACCGTATTATATCGATGAATAACTGCCATGGCTCCTGCTTTCGCCATAGCCTTGCCCATTGATTCACCACTAATCGTATCCATTGGGCTGGCAATAATAGGCAACTGCAAGAGCAGGCTATCATCCAGCGCACTGCTAATGTCTATCTCAGTGCGACTCTTAATGTCTGAGTACTGTGGTTGAAGCAGTACATCATCATAACTTAAAGCTTCTCTAATCTTCATCTTTCGACTTCTCCATAAGGTTTAATTCTTCTATAAGCTGTCTAGCCTTGTCCCAACAAGTGGGGCAATACAAGTTGACACTTTCTCTATCATTTCGCACAACTACATTCCACTCCATGACCATCTCTCGGTCTTCTTTGTCAAAAGGCTTGTTGCACGTCATGCAGCTTTCCGGCAACTTGCCAAAGAGAGCAACCTTCTGAGCCATTTCCTTTTCTTTGTCGCTGCCCTTCTTTTGAAGCTTGGACATAGCCCTGCGTTGTTTGCGATTCATCTGTTCATCGCTCCAAATCTCTGCGGGAGTCGACTCTCTTCAAATACCACAACTGCCGATGGAAACGGCGCGCTATTGCTGTTGTTGCCGAATTTTAGTCGTCCCCGTATGAAGTAAACCTCTGAGGCATTCATCACATAATCGTGCCAATACTTTGTATCGGTTCGGGCCGGAATCAACATGACCACCTTAGAAACTCCATCTTTAGCAGTATTATAACCTTTTTGGATCCATTTGTCAATACCCCTGCCATAAGGAGGGTTGACAAATACCGTGTGACCTGACCAGTCTTTGGACAGACCATCTTCAGCTTCCGTGTAGAAATTAACACACTTTGTATTGTACGGAGTGGCGCAGGGGTCCAAGTCAAACGGACCAAAACGCCAATCAAGCTTGTCGAAGAAATCTTGAGGTGTTGCCCATTCTCCAGTTTTGCTAGAAAACATTATCTTTTGTGTTGCTGTGTTCATTCGCCAGTGCTCCCCAATGCGCCCTCACCTCGGTCGCTGATTGTAATGGGATACCAATCATATAAATTATCCCGACTAGTCTCAACGGCTCTAAAGTGTACCACCGGCACCATAACTACTTGAGCAATCTTTGCGCCCGGTAGAATCGATTGAGGTTCCGAACCTACGTTGTGAAGGTTAATAAACACCTCCCCGTCGTACCCGGAATCAATCACACATGCTCCAACCAATAAGCCGCGCTTTGCGGCTACACCTGAACGGTTCTTTACCTCCAGCATGTAGCCGTGGGGAACTCCGAACTTCAGCCCCGTTGGCAAGACCATGCTGCTGCCGGGCTCAATAGTGGCCATAACAGTGCACGGATCCTCTGGGCTGAAATGGATATCCAACCCTGCATCACTCGGATTGGCCCGAGTCGGGGGAGTAGCACTCTCTCTCACCCTGTAATATTCTAATAGCATATTTCCTCCTTTATCCTAATAACCTAAAATTATGTCTAATAGATCTTGTCGAAAAGCCCCACTCGGCATTATGATCTAGCCGAGCCATGTAGGGCCTGTTAATGTGTATCATATCGAGTGTTGGTCGAACACCCCAACATCGAATTACTGTCGAATTGTTTGAATCATCGATGACCTCGACAACCCAATAGTCTTTGCCGTTCTTGGTTTTGCGAGGAGTAACCTTTCTGGGAATAAACCAAGCCAGTTGTAGATCTGGATCGAAATCAGATATCGGCGGAATGAATTTACTCTCCAAACGCTGGCGAATCTTGTCGTCGATAACCAGATTGAATGGGAACACGCCGGTTAGCTCAACGAGATACTGGATCTTGTCCTCTTCCGAGAAGTCTCCTTCGGGAGCATAAGTCTCGATATTCTCCTGCAAGTTCTTGGGCTTGCGAGGGCGATCAACCGCAACTGCTGACCAGAAATGCTTTGCTCCGGTGAACCTCTCATCTATCAGTGTGTCCATGGCGCCGCTTCGAATCAAGACATCCAAAGCTTTCTTATTCAACTTGCTGTATACGATGGATTCATTAAACAGGAAGTCCTCCACAGTTTGGAACGGTCGATTTGTAACGATTTGTTGAATCGCTGTATCTCCCAAACCTTTAATTGATGTCAGCGGCTGAACAAGCGTGTTACCATCTTCGCTAATTTCCCAAACGCGGCCAGAGGTATTGACATCCAAAGAGCGAATTGCAAAGCCTGAACTCTTTGCGATGTTGATGGCTTTCTCTTTTCTCTTCTCGGGCTCCTTATCTAAGAACGAGGCGATCCACTCCGGAGTATAGTAGTGGCAAAGCCACGCACACTGATAGCTAAGAATACTGTAAGATACAGCGTGCGACTTGTTGAATCCATAACCGGAAAAATACTCAAATGTATCCCACAGGTTTTGCGCATCCACTCTGTGAATCTTCTTCTTTAGGCAGCCCTTCATGAACTTATCATAGATGACCTTCTTTTCTGTTGCACCCTTTCCGGTACCCTTCTTGGTCAGAAGCTTGCGAAGCTTGTTGCCCTCGTCAAGAGTCAAGTCCTCCCCCAGTCGATGCGCCAAGATTGCAATCTGCTCTTGGAAGATCAGGAATCCATAAGTGTCTTCCGTAACCTCCTGCACAATAGGGTGCAAGTACTTGATATACTGAGGGCTGTTCTTGGCCTCGACATACTTGTCATCCACGTCGGCGCTAAGCGGGCCGGGACGATAGATTGATGTAATGGCAGACAGATCAATAATACTTGTTGGCTTAGCCCTTGTGCAAAACTCCTGCGCTCCCTTCTCGGTAAACTGAAAGATTCCAGCCCACTTGCCTGCGTGGAAAACACTTTCATATACTTCTTGGTCTTCAAAGTCTAGCACATCTGGGTGGAGCTTCCCATCATAGAACGCCTTCACGTCTTCATAGGTTGGCTGCTCAATACCTTGGTGTCGCTGAAGGATGTGCCGGATGGCTCCATCAATCATCCTTAAGGATGCCAAGCCCAAGATATCAAACTTGATGAACCCCATGGGCTCCAGATGTCTCACGTTTTGACCCTCGCTCCAAGGAGTTTGTCGCACGCCACCAGAGTTGATGAGCGGCATATAGTGATCGAGATTTTCCCCAATCACAACTCCTCCAGCATGACGCGAACAAGAGCGAACCTGACCGTAAAGCACATCGATATGGTTAGCAACCATCGGATACTTGGTCAAGAATGCCTGCAAAGATGGGCTGAACTCTTTCACCTCTTCAAACGTCGGCACATAAACGCCGGCTTTGATGCCGTGCTTTTGCTTGGCTGCAGGTGTTGCTTCCCAAATCATCTTGCCGGTAACGGCGTTTACCTCTGGGAAGGGAATCTCGTAAAACTTGGAAATGTCCTTGACCAAAGAACGAAGCTGCAGTGTGTTCCAATTTGAAATAGGGACAACAGTATCGTCTCCCCATTCTCCGATGAGCCTTTCTTTAAGCTCCATCGGATCCGCAACATCGTAATCAATATCGGGATAGTCGGTGGCATCCGAACGCAAGAACCTAGAAAACAGAAGCCCGTATTTAATCGGGTCAACCTGTGTAACTCCGAGCGCATATGCCACAAGCGAGCCGGCGGCTGAGCCTCTGCCGGGGCCGGCCAGCATGCTATCAGTGGCCTTGTCGGATACCGCCTTCATAGTCAAGAAATACTTGGAGAACCCGCGATCATCAATAACCTTTAATTCGCTCTTAAGGCGCTCTATATACTCCTCGTTGTCTCCGAACCCCAAGGTACCCAAACCATCCATGGACAGCTTAACGAGGGTCTGTGTGGCCGTCAAGCCGGCAGGAACAACGAACTCCGGTAGTCTGACCGTATTGTCTGGGAAGAAAGAGTCGACTCTTTCGTGCGCGATGTGGTGAGTGTTGGTAATCGAGCGCAAGACTGCATCATCATCGTATTCATGCCCACATTCGGCTGAGTACTTTTTGTAGGAAGCCCACATCTGGTCTCCGTTCTTCGGATACAATTCATACCCTACCTCTTCCACACCATCTGGCAGGTCTGACGACATGTATTCTGGCAAACCTCCTTTGCCTAGCCAGCCCAAGCGCGTGTAAAGTTCACGGTCCTTCCACGCTGTCGGATTCGGATAGTGGCTGTCGGCAGTAGAGACAAGTTCGACTCCAAATTCCTCAGCGACCTTAATGATAAGTTGGTTCAGTTCATGCTGTTGTGGAATGTTGTTCCACTGCACTTCGGCGTACCAGCGATCTCCAAAGATCTCGACCATGTTGCGAGTTGTCTCGCGCATGGCCTCAAGGGCGATTTCCTCATCATAGCCTGTGCGATTGCCCTCCTCATCGTAAGTGCTCGCCGACCAGTAGTTGCCTGCATAGACGCCGCCCAAGCATGCCGAAGAGGCAATGATGCCCTCGTTATGCTCCTTGAGCATGGCATAGTCAACTCTCGGATACCGATAAAAGTTCTCGGACCTGTAACTATCAGAAATAAGCTTGAACAGATTCTTAAGACCTACTTCGTTTTGTGCCAAAAGGACAAGATGGCGGCGGGCCTTAAGGATATCTTGAGATCTCTTGCTGGCTCCCTCGTCTTCAACCGTCGCGCCGGAAGCTGAATCCTTTGCGATGGACCGGGCGCGCTTCTTATCTTCCATTGCCTTTTCGTATTCTTCACGCCATTTTTCATGAGAAGGGATGAAGTACGCCTCCACTCCGTAAATTGGCTTGAAGTCTTTTCCTTCAGCCTGCATCTTCTTGGCATGTAGCACTTGATACGCCAAGCCGTTCATGTTGCCGTGGTCTGTCAATGCTAGGGCATCGTTGCCATTCTCATAGGCGAAGTCCATATGATCGGCTGGATATCCTAAAGCGTCGAAAATGGAGCCCGCTACTGAATGAGCGTGGAGCCCCACAAATTTGATTTTCGATGCTGTTCTTTTGTTATTCATTGTCAACTCCAATTGGATTAAATTCGTGGTATTCTAAAATCTTCTTAAATGGTCTCTTCACTTCGTCTCTTTCATCTGAAGCTATGAAATCACAGTAGCCATCCCATGTTCCAATATCGTAGTACCATGGCAGTTCTTGTAGCGCTGTGTCATTATCTATTATAGCAAGTTCAAACACTTTGTCAAGTGGAAAATGCCTTGCGGACCATCTTTTTTCTATGGGCAAAGTCTTGTCTATCGAGCCGGCTTTGATGCCAGTAGCGTTGGCGCGCAAATGAGCGCGGAACCTTTTAAAGTCCTCCGCATCAAATGTAAAACCAAGATAGTTGTTGTCGGACACGTTCTGACCTTCGTATGTCAAGTAAAATCTCTTGCTGGATGAAATGGTTTTTCGATTTTGGCGCAATAACTCGTTATCATATATACCATATGGAAACGCTGCATAGTACTTGTTGGGTGTTAGCCAGCGGCTCATCTGCTTGCTAGTCCAATATGCCACGTTTGCTCCATATAGAACGCTCCAGCCCAAGCAGTCGCGCTTGTCTCTATCGTTCGGATGTATTGGCACATAGTATATTGGAATAGTTTTTCTAACCTCTGATGGGCGCGGTTCGGAGTGTCTTCCGTACCACACCGGATCATATACGTAATCGCCAATCTCATGACGGATTAACGGCTGCATATCTATATGGCAGGTTATCCATATAGTCTCGCATCCGGCCCACGCGCACTCCATAACGGCATGATGTATCGCTAGGTAGCCCGGAGCAAGAGGCTGCATACAGTCATGCCAAGGCATAGAGAAATCCAACTCCTGTCCCGCCACTGGAATAATCCCCGCTAGGTGAAATGAGGCAGGCTTTTGCTTATTTGGCTCCATAACTCTTCATCATCTTGATAATTTGTATAGTTGTATGTTAAAAACTCAGTGTCTTGTCGCTTGGGGCGCGCAAGGCGCGAGGAATCTCGACGGTCGTGCTCTATAACAATAGAGTGGTATTTTTGCCTACCCGTAGAAGCGCACACTCCGTTACGCGGGCCGTGGATACCAGCAGACTTCATCAAATCCGCAACCTTAAACTTCACATAGATATCTGAATAATCGATATCGTGCAACTGCTCCTCTGTCATCGTAGACACGGCCACCAAATCCTTTTTATCATGTTTGCCGTCGATCCGATCAGACGGATAGAAATGTACACGCTGAACGAAATCTGAATCAGTGTCGATCTTATCATGTTCGTGCACCATTCCTTTTCGGACGCTAAACCAGTCGTAAACCTTAAACTTCGCTTTAGTTTCGTGCGCTGGAGGATCTATATTGTGCAATTCCGCCTCATCGAAAATGGTGGCTCGCGAGAATGCGACCCGGATCAGGGCTGAGTTTTTAGTAGTTAACTTAAGCACATCATCCGAAAACCTCATGGATGATATGTTATCTGAAGCCATGTTAAGTCCCTTGAGCGACAACACAAACATCAGGCGCCTAAATGCTTCTGCCTTTGGCGTTCCATCCTCGTACAATTCAAATCTAAATGGTGGCCTATGCTTGGCAAAAAACAAAGGCAAGTTGTTAACGTAGGAATGCATGGCTGCGCTCATGGTGCCGCCAATCACAACTTCGCCCATTTCATAAACATGCCCCTTCACTCAGATGCTCTATCCTTGACGATTGCTAATACATAGTTTTCCAAAATCAACTGATATGTTTCGCCACAACATTCCACCTCTTGAATCATTGCGCGATTAACTACCGCCGCATCGCCCGAGGCAAGGGGCAAAGAAACATTATCCGCCCAAGCTATAACTTGAACTGTTGCAAATTGTGATTCACTCGGTTTGTAGTCATCAGGCAGTAGTATGCTAATATCTTCTTTCTTTGACTCTTGCCCACAAGGCCCAACTATTAGGTGCCTATTAACTGGTGTAATTGTCATATTTTCTCCTATATTATCTAATTTTATTTTCTCTTTGCGGCAACCATAAATGCTTAGTCGGATCCAAAGGATCCGGATAGCCAAGAATATGTTTGCCGCCGGGTTGCGAAAACTGCAAGTCGAACGTTTTACATGTTAGGCCGTTTAACAAAAGATGATCTGCTACGATACTTTCAATGCCGGCGCTCTGGCTTCTAACCTTTATGTCGCTTCTGAAAACTTCTCTACTCTTATAGAGATCGAAATATATCTTCATATTACGCTTATTGCCTGCTACAATCTGCTCACACATGCCATCTGGCCACATCGATGGAGAACGTTCTTTCCATCTATCCAGACAGTGAAACTCGGTAGAAGGAGCCAGCAATACATGTGTATAGTCTGGTAAGGCTGTGAGCCAATTGGGATCAAAATAATCGAGCGAGTTGTATATAAGATCAAATCTCAACTTTATGACGTAATGAAAATCAGCCGATTGCTGCTCCAAGCAGTCAAACGCCTTGCGTGCTGTTTGGTAGAGCTTGCCATACTGTTGCGAATATTTAAGCCTGTCGGGGTGCCTTGTCAGTTCAGCGTTAAAGCGACAGTCTTCGTCTTCAGGCACCGGCTCTATAACAAATATTTTAGATACGATCTGTGCGCCGGCGCCTGAGAGGCCCGGCGGCGACAAGCGATATATCAGTTCATTTTGCCAATCTCTTTTTTCGTGTTCCGCGCAGCCAATGAATATGTAAACGCCAAATCGTTTCAAAAGAGGCTCTATGATGTGGGTCTTTAAAGAAGTGTAGTAATCATAGTCCGGATGCCATTTGTGTTTGCATGGTCCAGAAAAGATTAAAACAACATTTTTCTTAGCGTCCGACACTCCGCTCCCTCTCGATGTTCTTTCTGAGAAGAGCTTCATGCAAATGATACTGAGTGCTTGACAAGAATACGGTTTCTCGCCTTTCGCACAGCTTGCAATAAAAGTCAACTCTTATGTTATCGCCAATTTTAGCTTCTATCGTTCCAGATGGGGTCCAGCGATGCTTTCTTCCTGTTGGACACTTTGTTTTCTGCGTGCTTTTTGGCATTAAATGTTCAAAATCTGCAGCCATGGTACACCTCCAAGATTATACCACTTATATTATAACCACATTTCTACTGCTTGTCAAGCAAATTTACATTAACCGCACTTAGCATAGCCGCAGTCTTTGCAAGTTAAGCAACCCTCTACATAAATGAGGCCACTTTCAGAATTGCAGGATGGGCACGCTTTATCACTAGCCTGTGTGCCGTCCTTAATGTAGTATTTTAAGACCCGCGCCACACAGCGCGCGAATGAGAACATGTCACTATCTCGATCCTTCTGCATTTGCTCCACCACATATTGAATTGGCGCGCCATGACGAAGAGACAAAGATATGAGTCTCGTAAAAGCAGAGTTGTTTGGATTGTCAAAAACCTTGACTAGATCTTTTATTACGATCTCGTCGCCATTCTCTCCGAACTTCAAGTCATACTTAGAGTTCATAGTTTTTCTAGGATGTTTAATAAGCGTGCCGTTGGTGTACTTCTTGGGGATTTCTACAAATGTAGATAGACCTCCCATTACCTCGTAAGGCCTATCGTTCAGTAGTCCAACCAAAATCGTCCACTTCTCACCTTTAATTGTGGTTTGATGTATGTCGCACGCCAATTCCTTTAGTCTCTTCGGTGCTCGATTCTGCGGGAAGCCGTCGACAACCTCCACTTCCTCATCTTTTGTGACAAGTACGCCTGTCCTTGATCCATCAACGTATACGGTGACACCCTTTAGGCCGCGCTTCCAGCCCCTAAAATAAAGATCTGCCACAACAGAGGGGTCAGTATCTTTAGGTAAGTTAATAGTTGAGCTAATCGAGTGGTCGATACTTTTTTGAATGGCGGCCTGAATGTCGATACGCTTGGTCCAGTCAATCTGATCGCTTTCTACGAAAAAGCTTGGAATGGCACGGTTTGGATTCTTTTGTAAATCCAGCCATTCTTTGACATTGTGGTGAAAGACCTCAAACTCTTGCCAACGATCACCCAGTGCGTCTACAAAGTCTGCCGACTCTTCGTCGCTGCGATCTATCTTTCTTCGGCGAGTATACTTGTTTCGAAAAACCGGCTCAAGGCCCGAACTGGTCTGAGATAAGATTGACACGCTGCCTGTGGGGGCATTTGTTAGGATCGAGATGTTGCGACGACCAACTTGACTGATCAGCATTTGAATATTTTTGGGAAGCGACTTTATATACTCGTTGTCCTTTTCCTTCTCCCAATCGAACACTTCGAAAGCGCCGCGCTCTTCGGCGAGGCGTGCACTCTCCATATAGGCTGCGTTGCGCAATGTTTCATATATCTGCTCTATGACTGTGATGGCCTTCTTGGAGTCATATTTGAGCCCCAGACACGCTATTGCATCTGCCAGACCGTGAGTACCGAGACCAGTTCTGCGGCCATCAGAGCAGGCTTTTCTGAGCTTGTTCCAGAGCACCTTTTCGTCATCAGTATCGCAAACCTCAAGAATATTATCTAACTTTTCCAACTCCAATTCAACAAGATCATCGGAAAGCCTCATTGCCATAGCTGCGACTTCCGAAAACTTAGAAAAATTAAAGGATGCAGTTTTTTGAAACTTCTGCTCTACAAAAGTTTTTAGATTTACAGAAATCAGCCTGCATGAATCATTTGCGGAAAGAGGAATCTCCCCACACGGATTAGTGGTAACGGTCTTAAAGCCATCATCGGCATAGCATTCTGCCGGTAGAGTGTTGACGATATTATCCCACATCAACAAGCCGGGTTCAGCTGTCTTTGTAGCAGATTCGACAATAGTATTCCATAGTTCTTTTGCGTCAATTTCGGACGTATAAGTTGGAGTATCTGAGTCGACCGGGAACTGCAAGGTGAATTTCTGATTCTTCTCTACAGCCTCCATGAAGCTGTCACTGATCTTAACCGAGACGTTTGCGCCGGTCACCTTTGTGAGATCATGCTTCATGCTTACAAACTTTTCAACATCGGGATGCCGAATATCCATTGTGATCATCAGGGCTCCACGGCGACCATTCTGGCCTATCATTCGACAGACATACGAGTAAAAATCTGCGAAAGACCACGCTCCAGTGGTGGTGCCGGCTGAGTTGTTGACTACTGTTCCTTCAGGGCGTAGATTGCTGATATCAACACCGACGCCACAACGCCGCTTAAATAAATTAGCAAGATCTCTTCCGGCGTTAATGATATCTGAGATATTGTCTCTTGGGGCATCCACCACGACACAATTTGATAAGGATACGTTAACATGATTATTTCCTATGCCCATCATGGGCGAACCTTGGGGAACGATATACTTAAACCCTTTCAAATATTCATAAACTGCCTCTTCTGAAAGTGCGCGCTCGCTGTTAAACTTTGCCTCTATCCGGGCAAATTCCTTAGCCATGCGTCGGTGCATATCATCAGGGCTCTGCTCTAAGTAGTTGCCGTCCTTATCTTTTAGTGCGTACTTCGTAGTCCACACGTTAGTCGCTAATTCGTCGCCATTAAAATACTCCAGTGTCTTATCGATCACAGTCTGCTTGTCATACATTAATCATTTGCTCCCGTTTTCTTCCTTTCTAAATTTTTTGTACTTCTCTTTGAGAAGTTCTGACTGTTCTTTCGCGCTCTTCGCCATCACATCCCCGGGCGTATCTCCGTTGCTCGGATACACCTTTATCTTTACGCGCGAAGTATCCATATAAATTGGATAGATTATCCCATCTGGTCCAAATCTATTCTTTGCAACGAACACTCTGCCTACATTGCTGTTTCTATCCTCGATTGTTCTGGATAGCGAAAAGATAAAATCAGCAACAAAACACTTGCTGAAAGCTTCGCTAATCGATTCCATCGTGATAACTTCTGCGTTAAGTCCAGAGCGATTGGTTTGTGAAGCGGTCCAGACCGGAGCGCGAACCTCTTGTGCAATAGCTCTTAACTCTTCATAAATTGACTGCAAGTCATGCCTCCTTTCTCTATGTGCGGTACTGGGTCTCAGCAAGTCCCCGTAGTCAACAATTATCATATCCACCTCTACGCCGCGCTGTTTTAGCTTCTCTAAATGAGCCCCTAACGTCTTAGCTGACGCAGACTTTGTTGGATACTCTTTAATAATTAGTCGGCCCGGAGTGTCTTGCACCTTTTCATATATCATTTCTTTAAAGGAATTCAGATCCGATAGCGGAACCCCCGAAAGGCAACTGTCGTACCTAGAGGCAATAGAAACATCCTGTAGCTCAAGCGTATAATGTACGACAGTCTTACCTGCTTTTAACGCTTCAGTGCCCAAGTGCACCAGCACCATAGATTTTCCAGCCCCAGTGGGAGCAATGATTACGCCCAACTCGCCCTGCCCTAGGCCACCCTTAGAAATCGTATCAATCTCTTCAAATCCTGTATTTACTTGATTTCTTGGCTTAAACTTGAACCTCTCTTCGAAATCTTTTAGGTAATCGTATCCATAGTCGTTACACAGGCCAAGCTTTAGTGATGAGTTGAGAATCGAACTGATTTCGTCAAAAGACGACTCTTCCAGCAGCGGCACACATTTAATCATGGCGTTCTTGAGGTTCTGCTTCCTGCAAAAATCAAGCGCCGTCTCTTTAATATACTGGTTGCCGTCAACCTCCGTTTCGTAAATCCGGGCAAAGAAGTCTCGGACCTGCTTTTTTGTTGCCTCGTTTTGATCATCTATTTCGGTACGAAGCAGGGTTGTCATAATCTTCGACGTGGGATGTACGTTGTACTTCTCTTTATACGACAACACACACTGCACAAAGACTTGCAAATATTTGAGTTCAAAATACCCTATATCTAATACTTCGCCTATCTGATCAGCAAACGGGCGATCTTGCATGATCAGTTGACACAAGCCTTCTTGGAAGGATTTGCCAAATCTAGAAAAGTCTGCACTACGGGTCTCAGACACGGGCACTCCAAATGTTATAGTTATACACCAATACTAATATAGCCAATTCGGGCCAGAATGTCAAGCGAATTTTCTAAATAGATCTTAAGTTGTCATAGGAGGTTGTCTTTAAATCCGAAAGCTTTTTCAGATAGCCATTTCTCCTAAGTGCTTTAAATGCGATATTTTCCGATGAGTATTCGCCACCTTGTTCAAGTCCACACTTTCTAAACTTTCTGATCTTTTCTTTCAGCCTGTCAACATCTTGCATCGCCTCTTCATAGCCGCCGCGCTCATATACATTTTCAATCTTATCAATTTGATTCATTATGTGAGCAGCCTTAAGCTTAACATTGTCGTAGTCAATCGTAAACCTTTTTTTCTCGGGCTTGACAAGCCAGCTATCATGCAGCACCGAATATACGCCGGTAGAATGGTGCACTTCGTTGGAATCCTGAATGTATATCTCTACCTCGTAGCCGTGTATTGTGATATCGTGCTTGTTGTTCCATGCGGCGCGTTTTGCGTTCATCATTACTTCTGCCAAATCTTCGGGGCCCGGCAAGCTTCCAAAATCAACCAGTATATGCAAGTCAACATCAGAATATGACGACCAATTATAGTTGGCCAAGGAGCCCGTAAAAGTTATGTCGTCAACAGCTACGGTAGGAAGACCCATAATGGCCCAAGCTTCCGAGGCTATTTCCAAAAGACGTTGGCGGATTTCTGGCTTCAATTTATCGTCCTTATCCCATACCCTGTGTTCAAGTTCATCGTTTATTCTAAAACTGGCGGTGTCGACGTCGGAAGGCATAATCTCTTCAAACATGGGCCTATCGGCGTATTTCGACCAAGCATCTAATAAATCTTTCATTCAAATATCCCTCTCTGGAACAAGCCCAGATCTACAATTACAAAATCATTAGTCGATGGCCTCATCATAACGTTCTTTATGTGCACATCTTTAGGCCGCCACTGCTGGTCTTGCATAAAATACCTCATAGCATTAATTAGGTTCTCGGCCTCGGGGAACAACTCTTGTGTCTTTGCCATGGCCGGGCCTGTCCACAAATCATCCGCATCTGGATCGTCTGGCTCTGGCTGGTGAACAGGTACAACCTGTTTATCTAAGTAAAACAGCAGATCATTCTTCAAAGCAGACTCGAAAGACTTGTAAACTCCAACACTTTGAAATTCAAGTTCTCGGACTACGGCACCATACACAGCCTTCAGGAGGCCTTCAGGATCCGAGTGCGAAGATTTAGTCGCTGCGTTAACGGCAGCTTTTGTAACCTCTTTCCGATTAACTAAGAAGTCGCGCATTTGGTTTAAAATTCTATTATTGTTGACAATTCTTTGAACTAACTCAGCCACCGCTTCGGGGCTTTTTAAGATCTTTTCTGTTTTTTGCGATGCATCGGGTTTATCTTCCATTGCAAACAGTTCCTGCGCCACTCTGTCTGGCAAAGGTTTAAGTAGCTCCATGAATATGATGTTGCGGTCTGAGGCTCCGGGTATAATTTCTTTAACCTCTGGCAAGTATTTTGCATATTCAGGAGGCATTGAGCCCTTGTTTTTCATCGCAAATTCGTAATTCTCTGTTTCTCTATCACTCTTTCTGACAACTTTCGCTGCGAGTCGCTCACCGCTCTGTTCATTCTGAACCTCGTACACAACCCCGTAGTGTCCTCTACCAAGCTCACGCAAGATAGTATAACCCTGTTGGCCTAAAAGCTCTTGGTTCGCAGCCTCGATCTTCTTTGTGTCAAGATGTGCAGGCATAGCGCCTGTTGCATCTGTTTCTTCAGTTATAAACCTTCGCCAATTTTCAAATAGGAGCTTCATCTAAACACCTCCTCGACGGCGCCGCATATGCTGATTGGTTCCGACAATTCTTCAAAGCTTGTAATTGGAATATCGTTGGACATGTACGCCTTCCCACCTGTTTCCGGGTTGGTGGCAATAGTGACATGCGGCATGACTGGCCCTTTCATCGGTATTGGTGTATCTCCAAGATCAACCAGAGCAGTCATGACTTGCTCATTTTGAGCGATATGCGTTACTTCAAAGCATCCCTCAAAGTCCAGCCATTGGCTTGGTAGCCGACCACTTTTCATTTCGTGAGGCCTGATGATTGTCATATGGTGGGCAATAACTTTCCACCCTTCTGGAGCGTATACGGCTAGCCTCTCATGCGAATCGTTGTCGAGCACTAAGGCTGTGTATTCTATAGAGCTTGTCATATCGCGGCCCATAGAAACCTCTTTCAAATACTTCCGCCAATTTTCAAGTAGGAGCTTCACGCAATACCCTCGGCATGCTTGACAAAAGTGTAACCCATTTGCTTAGCATCAGCAACAGTGGCGACGACCTCCTCTTCTTTTGAGCCAAGAGCGCGTCGAACATCGTCCATCGTAATGTCTGGAAATTTTGGAGTGGGATCGCCCGGGAAAAAGGTCCAAACCCTTAATTTGTTTGGGTCTTCTTGTGATGGGCCTAAAATAAGAGTTGTATGACTGACATTTCTATTGCCAGCAGGTATGTCCGTGGCCACTTCTGCCAATTGTTGGCCAAATTTAGGACTGCTCTCGTCTTTAACGGTCACCTTGCCTCCGTGTGCGGGCTGAAATCTGACAACCTGATCGTCTGGTAGTCCGCTTATTTCTGCAATTCCTAACTCACCAGATATCGGCGCTTTAAACCCAACTGCCGGGCTCTGTATATCTGGATGATTGTAAGGTACCCAGTTAGCAGAAACCAGTTCTTGTACCGAAGTTGGCGACGAAAATGTACTACCTGCAGATCCGGGGCCCGGGTTTCTCTGCTTTACGGACGCCTCCATATAGTCGGGAGGCGTGTTTGCGAACGCATCGCGGACGACTTCCGGATCCGCGCCCTCGTTTATAAACCTTCGCCAATTTTCCATTAAGAGTTTCATTGCCTACCTACCACTATAGCTTTGATTTAACGTATTGTTCAATTTGCATAAGAACCTGCTCATATGCTTCTGGTGGAGCTTCCTCAAGTTGCGAGAGAAGTGCTGCCAACTGCTCGTCATCTCCAAATTCTGATTGAATTCTGGCGATGTCTTCTTCCGACAAATTTGCGGACTGAGCGGCGCGGGCTCCTTCAGATTCGACAGCATCAACAACAGATTCAAGACTTTCGTCTCCTTGCTGAGCTTTGGATTCGGCGGAAGACTTGAGCTTCTGCCATGCAGACTTTACGCCTCGACCGAGAGCACTAAGTGGGCCCCCCTCCGGCTTTCCGACTTGCCATCGGTCAGTCATTTCACCGAGGACGAGAAAATAAACAATTAGACCAACGGCCCACATGCCAGTGGCTACCTCTTCGTTCAAAACAACCCTCCTTTTCGAACTGATTCCCGATAATTGCCGCATTCTTAAAACTTGCGCTTCTGTTAGTAGATCTGTTTTTTGATGTGTTGCCATACTTTCTCCCTCGTACAAAGCAAAATTTCGACTAAGAGGGTTCCATGGCGAATTTGCAATTGCTGTTCCTCGTGGGCCGAACATCTCTCCAGACCGGAACGATTCAGCTGCTTCAGCAGCCGGCTGGATAACGCGGCGGTCTACAACATCGCCGACCTCGTAGCCAAAATCATCCAAAGTCTGGCCGACGCCACGGTCGCCATATCGTTGCATCGCCGTTTCCCCTCCGGGGGCCAAAGCGCCGACCTCGTAGCCAAAATCACTCATCAGACGCCCCGGGTCTGACCATCTGCGGTGTGCCACCGATCCCGGACCTAAGCTCCGACCAGCCCAGTCGCCGGCTGTAGCTCCAATGGCAGTGCCGACGCCCGGGCCAAGGAGCGCTGTGCCGAGAATACCTCCGAGAGCATCACCTGCGCCGGCCATGGCGGTGCGGCCAGCTTCTGCTCCTCGGCCTTGAGTCAGGTGTTGTATGGTATTCCCTATATCTGTGGCTAACCCGACATGACCAAGTTTTGGAATTCGCTCGATCACGCCAGATTCGATGGCTGTTCGGGCGGATCCGGCAGGATCGTGGCCTGCAGTGTCGTGCTCTCCAGACTGTTGATAGGTATTGAGAATATCGCCGGCGAATCCTGCAACCTGTGACGGAACACTTCGGCTTGCCGCTTTGCCACCGGCGATGTTGCCGAGTTGGCCTCCGGCTGACTCCGGGCTCGTGAAGCGGCGGAGGGCGTCGCTGACCCTAGGGCCGGGTTCTGAATCTGATCGGCTACCATACTCATCGCCCATTTCGGCAACCTCATCTAATCTCTGCTCTTCTTCGTATTTTCGCCATTTTTCAAGTATTAATTTCATTGCTGCTCCTTGTTTCTGCTTGCCATTTTTTGCAAACACTCAATCTTTTCAGATACTGCATCTGTAAATAGTCCCGGAATAAAGGAATGTATGAAACATTTTAGCTCTAGGGTCTTTAGCAGGTAAATAATCTTCCATGCCGCTTTCATATGTTGAAAGTAAGTTTCATTTCGCGAGCCAATATGCTGTTGCGATTTTCTAATCAAATTTCTCACTTCATAGCCCTCTCCACTGCAGTTCGGTATTTTTCCGGTAGTTCATAATTAGACAAGTTTGCCATATCTACCATTTCGTGCTCGGTGTGTTCCTGACTAAGTTTAATTCCACCAGTTGGCATAGGCGCCTTAAAATAGGTGTATCTACTCTGGGAATACACCTTTTCTGGGCTTCTAATCGTTAAGCCAGTCTCTTCCCAAACCTCTCTCTGGAGGCCGTCTGTAACTTCTTCTCCAACAATTAAGTGGCCGCCGGGCAGATCCCATTCTCCGGGATACTTCTTTAAATGTCTCGATCTCCTTAATAATAGAACCTTGTTTCCGTCATATAAGACAATTTTCGCTATTTTCTTGCTGTCCATATCTTCCTCTCTTTCTTCAAATAAGAATCTGCGCCATTTTTCTAACAAAAGCTTCATATAACTAAAAGTGAAAATCTGGAAAAATTGCTTGCGACGAAATTTTGGAATTTCGACATTTTCGATCCGTTTTGGATCTCAGATTTTCTAATCTCCTCCGTGAATCTCATACAGTTCTGAATCGTCTTCCTCTTCCTCAAGTTTTCGGCGATAAGCGTCTTTAACCTTTTTGCTGATCGGTATCGCCTCACCATCGCCATCGATTCTGACGTAAGTTAATTCAGTCTGGCATACCGGCTTCTGCGTGCCGTTGTACACGCTGTGTCTTCTAGCCTGAAGTTTAACTTTGCATGAGGAGTTGCCTATCTCCAACACCTCGCCATACACTTTGATTAATTGTCCCGGCCGCACTGGTCTATTAAATACAGTCTCTGCCATCTTCACAGTCACCATTCGCGGGGTATCGCAAACCTGACATGCGTATGCTGCGCCGGCCTCATCCAGCCACGATAGCATAACGCCTCCAAAAAGATTTCCATGCACGCCAATGTTCTGGCCTTTGCATATGTGTGTCGATATAAGTTCCATCTTATTCTTCGTCCTCTGTTTCCTCGCCGGCTTCAGGCAAGTCTTCCAACTCTTCGTCGTCCGGAAAGTCTATCTCTTCGTATCGAATAAACTCAACCGGTGTCTGCTCAGGTACGCGCACCTCTTTCTTTGGTGCGCACGCCAATAGCAAAAGCAAAACAATTAGCCACAACTTATAGTTCATTTTATAAAGCTTCTCCATTTCTTGTACATCCTATGCATATTTCTACTCTCATCTAATCTACTGCTTGGTAGATTCTCATCTTCAGAATTTTGGGCCGGCGGCGGATCTGGCTGGTCGGGACCAGATTGTTCGATAGGCTCTGGATCTCTCATACCAGATGGCATCCGCGCTCTCTGCATCGTTTCCAGTGTTCCCAAAAAGATTTCGCGAAGCTTATCTTCGTCATCGACAGTACCGGGTTGCCAGACTGCTGTCTGAAACAATTCGATCACTTCATCCGGATCCTCATTGCTAACAACAAGTGCAAATTCGTAGTTTACGCCATTATCAACTATCAAAGCCCCCGTCCCCTGCGTCCAAATGTCTACGTTGTACTGTGTTCCGACCTCTTCTTTGGCATCTGCCAACATTTTGTTCCGAATCGCAGTTCTAAAATCGTGGGAGTCTAGCACCTGCTGTAGAACTTGTGGGTTCCACTGAAGCTCCTCGGCATCAAAGAAGAACTCTACTTGACCTATTGCAATGTTAGCTTCCTCCGGATCCCACCGGTCATCAAGTTCAAGCGTCCACTCATATGGATCAATATCATTGTTTGAGATCTCCATGGCCATGTTTAAAAATGCACCGCCGGCCATAATGCCTTGGAGTTTGTAGTGTCTGGTGAGGTAATGTTTAATTCCGTCGTACATGTCATCAATAGCGTTGACGGCTACGCCAAAGTCTTCGATCTCTTCTGGGTCTGCAGTGAACGGCATGCCGGTCCACTCTGGTATATGCTCGGGGTTGATACGGAAGCCCAAAGATATTGTTTGTCTGTGCGTGTCCCGCCTAAGCCAAGCCGTGCCTTCATCGGCCCAAGACCAACCCAAGTCGTTAAGCTCCGAGACTGCCCAGCGCGCAGTGCTTGGAAGCGGAAGCTTGTTCCACTCTTCTTCGCCCCAGTCAACCTTCATATATGCTCTGAGCATGATGATGACTTGGCCATCGTCGTCTTCAGCAGTTGCCTGAATTTCCGCAGCTTGGTAGCGACGGTTCCAGTCTTCAGCTATCTCATCGGCGCGGAGTTGGGCATCTTCAATTTGGCCAGCGGTAAACATAGAGGTGTCTAAGTCATGTTCCGCGCTTGCATCTTGCTCGATCTGGCCATCAAAGTCTTCGTTTGGCCGGCCAGTTAGTTGCACCATAAGAGCCCGGCGGCCGGAATAGCCTTGAGTATCTTCATAGGAAGCACCCACAATATTAAACTTGCCTAAATCGATGCCATCACCGTATGCATCCACTGGCATGTTCTGAAGAGCCTCTTCCTGATTATCTCTCGCCCACTGAACTACACGCTCAACGAAGCCGGGAATCTTCTTTCCGTACACACGCTTCTCCGGTACCGCTAGCTGTGTGCCGATATCGTAACCACCCTCTGGATCTGGAGTGTCATACACAAACTTTCTGAGACGTAGCCTAGAGACTGGATTCAACTCCGTGCTGAGTCCGACATGGCTTCCCCTAACATCGTCTGGAAAGATCTCTCCTCCAAGCTGCTCGATGACAGCTTCAGCAGCCTCAATTGTGTCGGTCTCAGTAGCCTCTAATAGCTCTTGTGTTTCAACAACATATGCAATAGCTCCGTGGCCGTGAGCTTCAGCAACTGCGCACTTATAGTAGGTGTCGCCCCCGCCTCTGGATGGCGGAGTGTGGCAGGAGGTGATGTTATTAAAATCGCTCATGCGAAGGATGTCAATCGGATCTCGCGTGAGGATAATGGAGTACTGGTCTCCTTTTAGTTCATCGATCTCATCTTTAATGTATGCTGCATTCTCTTGCCAATACTTAGACATCTTAGTTGCCCAATCTGGAACCTCCCACCATGACGGCTGAAAATAGCCGGAGTTCGGCACATACAATCTCATTTGTTGATACAATTGTTGGTATCTCTTGTATTCTTCTTCGTCTGGCAGTGCTTGTTTCAATTGGTGGTCGCTGACATTACCCGGATGGTTTGGTATGCGATTCGCGTGATGGATTTTGGCATGTTCCACGACCTTCTTAAAGAGTACGGCCTGATTCTTTCCTACTTCTGCTATCTTCGGAAACAGCTTGCCGATCTTCATCTGAATTTTCTTGTACTTCTTTTTGGGTGGCTGGCCGGGTCCGAAAAGCTGATCTATTAAGTCTTCCGAAGTTGTTACATCTCGCAGTGCTGTGACGAGCCCGCGCTTCCAATCTACTTCGTACTCCTGCTTTCTAAAGAACTCCATGAACTTTCCAAGCTCAGAGTCCACGTCAATGGCTGCAAAATCAATAACCTTGCGCGTCTTACCTTCGAATGCATCATTGAAGGCGAGTTCTTCTGGACCCATTTCATCAATGGCTGTGCGGATATGCTCCACCTCGTCTTCGGATATCTCGCGCAACAAACGAGGCTGAGGCTGTAACCCTTCTTTTAGTGGACCAGCATCGTGCGGCAAGTCTCCGCGAGGCTTAGGTTTGGCGCCGGATTCGCCACCTCCATTGTGATTATGGGGTCCAGAGTCTATGAGGGCAGAGCGGTTTCGTTTAAGTCGGGGGCGCACTACGTTCTTCTGAAACTCTTCCTCTTCTTTCAGAAATTGGCGCCACTTATCATGATAAATCGGCATAGCATAATAAATAGTTATTTCTAAGCGTTGTTGGCCACAATTCTTTTCATGGATGCAAATAAATCTGAGAAGTCGACCACTCCGAAGCCATCGTTAACCATCATCTTCTTGAACTCAGTCTGGTTAAGTTCTGGAACAAAGTTATCGAGAGCGTGGCGCACTTTTTGCTTGCCTTGCACGCTAATCGACGGAGCATACAGTTGCATCATCTTATAGTTGTGTTCGATCACTTCTCGTTGCTCTACAATTGTCCCATAAGCTTTAATTTTAGCATCAGTGTTCTCGCAGTACTCTATAACCTCATCAATAGTGTAGGACTTGCCCTCAATTAAAAACGGCAAGCGTTTAGAAACGGTAGACAAGCCAATACCTGCAATGCCGGGAAGGTTGTCGCTACGATCACCCACAATAGCTCTAGCCAAAGCAAAATTAACTGGATGGATGCCAAAATCCTCCGTAATCCTCTTCGAATTTAGCACCTGCTTCTGGATGGGCCGATATAATACGGTGTGCTCATCGCAAAGCTGAAAGAAATCCTTATCTGAGGAGACAATAACCTTTTGCCAGTCATCATACTTGTGGTATTGGGTCACAAACGAGATAACATCGTCGGCCTCAACCGCTGGAAGCATTGTTTGGATCACTGGTAGTTGGTTTAAGTATTCAAACAATTGTGTTTGCTGCCAAACCTTGTTTTCCATTTCTTCAACCTCGGACAAGTTGCGTATGTCCCGGTTGAGACGAATTGGTTTGCGACCCTGCTTGTAACCCTTGTCTTGACTCTTCCGACGTTGGCTTCCACCTTCGCCATCCCAGCAGATGACAACCTCATCGGGCTTGCTTTCTCTAATCTGCTTCTGCAGTATCTTGAGAAAACCCTTGACGCCGCCAATCGGCTGTCCGTTAGTCGACAAACTTGGATCTACAATGTAAGCCCTAAAATACATATTAAGGGCATCGATAATCAGTACTCTTTTCATAATAAAAACCTCCACACACTATACAATAGCATGTAGAGGCCCTAAAGTCAAGTGGTTTTTTAACGCAATCGAATCACAACGCGCCAGTGCCCGGGTACCCAAGCTCCTCGGCGAGTGTAGTGGCCGGGAGTGTAGCGCCAAATAAAGGCTGGGTTACTGTGAGGATATACCCAATGGCCATGACGTTGCGTGACACGATGATTGACTGCTGCACGAGGTGGCCTAACCGGGGCGGTCTGGACCGGGCGATGTACAGCGGGCCGGTGTGGCCGATGTGCGTGATGCCTGTGGCGATTTGGATGAGCCTCGGCTATATTTATTGATGTAGATAACAGCAGGCTTGCTAGTAACGAAGTCATTTTGGTTCTCCTTTGGTGCTTCTTATAATATTAGACGAATAAGAAGCAGGTTTATTCAACGTCTCCGTAAAATTCTTCTGCAGGCCCAACTCTCTGATCGAACTTTAAGATCACCTCTTCGTCCATAATATCCAGCACGGTCTTGCGAAACGTTTCATCCTGAAGCCTCTCCGTCCACTTGGTTGCTTGGAATTTGCTGCCAAGAGGCTTGCCATCCTTGTCCAACAGGGTATACCATGCACCCGAACGCTGCAGTCTGGACGATCCTGCAATTGCATCGAACCATGACTCCTCATCCTGTACTCCGATTTCATCGCCCCACAGGATCTTAAAGTTGCACTGCCTTCCTTGCGTTCCAAACCGCGATTTCTCTAGTTTGACCTTGACCTCTGAACCTATTCGATAACCATTGTCATCGACAATGAAACTAGCCTTGGCCTTTCGGCCGGTGAGCCAGATTCGAAGGGAGTATGCATAAATCATAGCCTTTCCTCCCGGCGTCATATAGGGCGTTGTCATAGCTTCAGATGGAGAACGAGTAATGTTAGTCTTAAGCTGGTTGAGTACAAGGAACGTGCTCTGAGAGTTCGCAATCGGTACTGTGAGCTTAGACATTCCCTTAGCCAAGATGCGGGCTTTAACCGCCATGGACGAGAGAGGGTTGAAGTCTCCCTCAACATCGGAAACCGATGGGGTCAGGGCTAACGAATCCCATACAAACAGCATGCGATTATCATTGGAGCCCAACAGTTCTTCAATGGTTTCCAATACGAATTCTACAGAAGAAGCCTGCACATATAGTAGTTCATCTAGTTTACAGCCGGCGCGCTCAAGGAACGACGGGTCAATAGCGGACTCGCTATCAAAATACACCACGTCAATACCCATCTTCTGTGCGTTGGCCGCCACTTGTGCAGCCATATATGATTTACCAGTAGCTTCTAGTCCTGCGATTTCAGCAATTTTACCCACGGGAATCCCAGCCAGTCTGCCGCGACATGTAATGGAGTCCAGCCAGCGAGAGCCAGTCGGAATCCAGTCAACAACTTCGGTTGGATTCTCCTCGTTTAAGTTGTGGGCTACAACTTGGCCCGCCTTCTTGTTAATCAGCGAGCGCATATCGGCAATGGAAAGTTTGCCGGCCTTATTTTTGGTCCTAGCCATTCATTCCTCTTTGGTTAAAAAAAGTGAGGCACCTGATAACCCTGTGCCTCCCTGTGGGACAGCAGCCCTAAACGCTCATTAGCTCATCGAACGCACGATCTACGCTACTCGTCGTAGTCGGGGGAGTAGTCTCCGTGGTACCACCATACTTAGTGGTCTCAGTGGAGTTTTCCTCCGCACCGTCATCCCCGAGCAGGAAAGCATCCAGCAATCCACCGACCTCTGCAGGAGTCTTACGCTCAAACAGATTGGTAAAGTCTGGAATATTTTCCAACAGCTCAGCACACCGAGCGGATCCTCCTACGGCCTCATCGCATAACACACTTGGGCGGCGCCGGGGAGTGATCTTGGTGAGTGGAAATGACGCGCCCGGGGGCTTGCCATAATGGAGAACCAAATCCGTACCCGTATCCGAATCTGTGATGTCTCCATACTCTGGGTTTAGTACGAGATTAATCAACTGCTCGTACACAGTCTTGCCGAATCCCCAGACTCGCACACCTTTATCTTCCTCACCCCGCACAATAACGGGAGCAAAGAAACGTTGGCGAGCCATAAGACTCTTGGCCATCTTCACGCTGTCCTCCGTGCCCTCATTGAAAAGCTTACGGACAAACGCATCAAGAGGATCGTCTTCTCCGTAGTTCTTCTTGGGACTCAAAAAGCCCGAGTTGTTTCCAACATTATAGTGGAACCAATAATCCTTAAAAGGATCTCCGTCCGCAGTCGGGACGATACGAATTGTCTGTTCGCCATCTTGCGGACGCCAAAAGTTAGACGACCCCCCTCCTCGACTCTCAAGAGCCACCTTGCGGGCTCGAATTTTCTTCATGTCAATTGCCATTATTATTTTCTCCTTGTTTTAATGGTTGTGGCTGTTTAGCCTAAAGTTAGAACGACAAATATTTCGCTCTACTGTCTATAAATATATCCTACTTTGGTTTAGTTGTCAAGCTCTTTTTCAAACTTTTCTGATAAAGGAAGATACCAATAATTTCCGTCTGCAATCTTGCACCAACAGTCTCCCTCATCCGTGACCTGACCATAGCTGACGCCGAATGTAGCACAAGCTACCTCACACTGGCCTGCGGATCTGCCACGATCAAAACCTGTCTTATAAGTTTGGTCGAACCCAAAGTACAGAGCAGCAACTAGCGCCAGCGTAAGAACGATGGCGAGCAATACCTTTAGTATCTTCGTCCAGTTGAGCCATGCAATCTTAAAGCAAAGACTAAACCAAGAATCTTGTATCGTTTTCCAGATCTTTTTCAACTACATTCCCCCTTACTGTGTTCCAGTTAAAGATTCGAAACTCAGAATGTTCCAGATCCCAAACCAACTCCAAACCTTCCGACAAGTTGACCTTCTTTCGCTTGCCAGTAATCTTGGTTTCCAAGAACTCGCTTGGCAGGTCTTCTACCTTAACGAAGTTCATCTCTCTTTCTTCACCGTTCTTCTTTATAAAAACGCCGGTGTATGTTTTCATGCTTTCTCCCACTGTTCTTGTATAAAAGATGTACGCGCTACCACGTACACATAATTGTCATCGTACTCTGATGAGTATACCTCAAATCCAGCTTTTATTTTATCTTTTTCTGCAGAATTTTTGACCTGCTCTGTTATCTTGCTCATAAGCTTGTTGTCGTTCTCCAACGAATCTTTGGATATAGAATAAATATATCTCTTTTCCTTCACGTTGTCAAGGGGGTAAAGCAAACTTTCTTCATTATTTTTAAGCGAGGCCATGCCAATAGTAGAGATCCTTGAAACATCCTTATGTTTAAGTTGGCTATTGTATATCGGATCCGAATGCCTAAAAACGTTTATCATGTGAATCGTGGATGCCACCAATTCATTTAGCTTTTGTTCGTACTCCAAGATCGACACATCTCCGAGTACTAAGCGGGCTTGAGGCACAGAGACAAGCACTATTTCACTGAACACTCCGGAACGAGCATACTCCTGCAGAACCGACCGGACACTTCTCTCTAATAAGATTGCAGTATCCTGCAAAGTCTCTACCTCTGGTTCAATATATAAAACCTTTACAGAGGATCCCTTGGTCACCTGCTCAAGGATACGCAAAGAGCACGCAGACTCATAATCTGCACCGCATGTAACAAAGATTGTTTCAGCTTCAACGTTTCCAAGAAAGAATCCTATCTCTTGCATGGGGCAACGCTCCTCATACTCTTCCGGTGTTGAAAAACTAGACAACTTATAATGGGGCGTCTTGGTATTCTGCGACGAACTAATTGTGCGCACCTTGTACTGAGGGTATTGTAAAAAGGCCTCCGCTATTTTAGTTGCTGTATCTCCTAGTGCTATTAGATTCATTATAGTTCCCTCATTTCTCCGTAGTTCTCGCCACACTTGACGTTAATGACATACTCGCCCAGATCGGTTTCTCTAAATTCCATAAGGATGTCATATAGAAGATCTCGGTCTTCCTTCGAAAAATCAACAACTACGCTATCGTGCATAGTGAAAGCTACATAAGACTTGCGCCCCTCAAGAAGTTTCCATAGCTTTATCATCTGCCTTAAGGTGTTGTCAGAACACGTACTTTGTATGATGTAGGAAATAGAGTGGTGTTCATCGCAAGGTATCACTCTTTGAAACGGAGTGTGAACTTTGTCCTTGTTCCAGTAAATCATCTTTACGTACTCGCGATCATAAAATTTATCCGCCACTCCCGCTTCAGAGTCCGGATTGTAGAGCCAAGCAAAGATCTTCTTCTTTGCCTCCTCTCTGGTGCCCTTCCCCTTGTATAGCTTTTTGAGATTCCAGTCATGCAAGTCTTCTTGCGGCTGGTCTTCTCCGCAGAGCGATAAAAGAGTACGCAACTCTGCAGCATTAAAGTCGAGTTCGATAAGAAAATCATTATTGGCTTTTATGATTCCCCTAAACAACTTATTCATCGTCAGAATGGGGAAACTATCTTTAGCAGTAGACAGTCGACCGGTCTTTGTGCCAAATATGTTGTACTTGCAGTATGGCTCTGTTCTTTTGATCTTGTTGACAAAATTTCGGCCTGCAGTTGTGTGCATATACTCGACCAATCTAGCGTGATCAACGTTGATCCTTTGTTTAGATATTTCTGTGGTCATTTTCGACAACTCCACCAAGAAGCTGTAGTTTTCTGGCCTCTGGTACGTGTCGAAGACATGTTCCGTAATTCTATTGCGTCCCTCATAGTATTGCTGCAGAAACGTATGAGGCACTAACTGAAAAAAGCAGTTATCATCCATCGAAACCTTCGCCTCAATAAAGGATCTAAAGTAAGCCTTCAACCTTTCGTTTGTGGACAGCCATTTGTCCATATAGTCTTCTGGGCATGCCTCATCCAAGTTCAAGCCTCCGCAAAACAACTTTGCGTACTCAATATCTGTGCGATCTGATAAAATGCCAGAATAGTTCCACGTTTGAAACAGACTCTCTGGTACCGTCTGGTCTATCGTAATCTTATCATCAGCATAATAACCCAAGCATTCATCTTTGTTATCAATAACCTGAAATAGCACCATTTCCTCCGGAACTTATAGCGATTTGTCGTTTGAGTTCTTGGTCACTTTGTTCTTCCGCTTCCAAGTTGTTAAAAGGCATGAATTTTCTCCCACCCATTCTCTGTTTGAGGAAAAATCGCTGGAACTGACTATTAATATACTCCATTGCGGCCGATATGTCAAGTGCTTTTGTTAACTCTGCTGCATGTTTTTGAATCCTTGCTATCGAAACCTTACTCAGGTTCGACTGAGCCTCTGCGTTTCTAAGTTTGACATAAACTGGAATCCAATAAGCATCACCGTATGTCTTGTCGAGTTCGTCGGCCGTAAGCCTCTCTCTATGGGCTAATCCGGAGCCGCAACCATTGCTTCGCAACGAATATTTTGGATAGTTGGTCGCCAAGGTGTTCCACAAGGAAAGAAGTTGCTTCTTGATAAGTTCAAGATCTAAATCATAAGCTTTAATATAGCATTCATCGAACAAGTTGTTTACCGTGATCTCATAGTTGTCCATATACTTTTTCATTTGCGGCGATTGTATATCTGCAATCAGTCGCCATGGGCAATTGCGGTCAACAAGGAACCCGTACTTGATAGCCAATCTGCGATATAGGTCGAAAAACTCACTATTCAAGAACGTTGTTTTGTTTGCATCGTTCGACTGGTCGTCGACCTCTAGCAAGATCGCCAAGCCGGTCATCTGTATAGAGCCGGCTGGGTGTAGCATGGTGCCCGTGTGTGTGACCGGCATCGAGAGTCCGCTTTTCGAATCCAAAAATTCAAGAAAATGCTTAACCAGATCATCGAAAGTTCTAATCTTATCAAGCTTACCGGCGCCGGTCAACTCCTGTGTTGGGCGAGTTGAATAATTGTTGAAGTCTCTCAACACTTGTGTTCCAAATATTCTCTGTGCTGATTCGTAGCTGTCAACTCTCCCTTGTTTGGGTTTTAGAGAGAGATCTCCTTCCTGCAGTCCGCAATGCGATACGGTAACCATTTTTCGAAGTTCGGCTACCATGTCTGTAAACGCATCAACAGCAAAATTAATCGCATGGATCTTTCCGGAGAGCCCAGCGCCGGGCTCAAGAACCGAAAGGTCGAACGACTTCATATGCGAAAATTTAAGGTACCTAGGCGTGTCGTCGTTATCGATGCGACCATAGAAGGTCATCTTTTCATCAGCCAGCAAGTCAATCGTACCTTGGTGAAAGGACAATTGTGCCCCATCATAAAGAGCCCTGTCACGATAGCTCTTGCGCTGATCAAACAACGTTCGCGTGCTTTGGGAGTTGGCTGCGCGGAAATCATATTCATGCTTTGGCCACATCTCTGCATCATTGTAGTTTGTTTTATCGCTCATGATAAGTAATTAGGTTCTCAAGCAACATTTGTCCGCTCCGGCGTACCGTTATTCGTCTACCTCTCTAGAGTTGTGTCCCGGATGCTGGTGATCCTGAAGTCCGGTGTCTCCATGAACTCCGCGTGTGGCTCCACGCTCGTTATCATCTCCATCTGGCGACGGATATATCGATTGATGCGTGCCTGAAGATCCTTGCATTGCGGTCTCGGCCATATCATACGCAGTTGATGTACTAATGCTGTTGTTGTCCTCGGTGCTCTCTCCGCAGTTCAACACCACCCAATCGTTTCCATCAAAGTACGAACCCATCCCGTGCCACACGGCGCGTAATCTGGTTTCAAACGTGTCTTCAGTGATCGAACTGTCTACTCCCAAAACAACATAATAGCCACCCAAGCCAAGAAGGAGAGCATCCAACCGTCTTTCGTACATGTTTCCGCTCCCAATTGTCGTTGGATTTATATAGATCATCTGGCCGGGCAAAAAGAATGTGTTCCCATGCATGATTATGCTAGCCTCATATCGGCCGCGCAACTGACCATATCCGAAATGGCCGCCGGCCATCATTCTAGCTTCCGCTAAGTACGCCTGATCGGTTCTGTTAAAAGATACAGACTTAACCATGCCGGCATTCTGTCCTATGTAGAAGTGATATATTCCTTTCTCATTATCTGCATACTTTGCTGAACCCCCCTCATCAGGAAACAGGGCATCGGCTTCCTCCTTTGTTTCCACGCCTCGCAAATCTTTAACGTTGTACCCCTTTGCATAAACAATGTAATATGTCGTCATGTTTCCGATGTAGCTTTCATCGCAGTAAGTCAAACCTTCGGGAAAGGCTCTGTCTGTGTTGTCAGCATTCTTCCCAATATATGTCGATATCCTGTCAAGGCTAAGTCTGTAGTTCGCGTTTTGATGCACCGCATTTGAGGTTCCGAATTGGCCGGCTTTGTACTCTTCGCTCCATATATAGCTAATCGGATCTACAGATGGCTTGTCAGCACCCATCGAGCGATTTGGCACCTGCACATTGAGCATGCCGATATCAAATACGGTTCTAGTAAAAGTTGCGCTGGAGCCTCCGCCGTTGGGATCTTCATAAGCAGTATCATCGATACAGCTAGTGCCCCCAAGAACATCCAAGATAAGCGTCTGCATTGTTTCCTTGATAAATGTACGCAAACTATATGAATAAACGCCCGGGCGCATAATTCTGTTCATAAACCATGTAGCAAACATGTTGTACGAAACAGGGATATCGGCCAAATTGACGTTTTGATATTCTCCGCTTGAAGGGTTATAGTATCGCAGCGAACCCAATATAACCTTAATCTGCTTCAGTCTTTGCTCACCTTCACGGGCAGCATTTCTAAACTCATCAACGGGAGGCAAAGAGGGCGCCGGCCCATCTTCACCCTGTGTCCAGCCGGCAGATTGGGCTGTTTCTGTGGCTCCGACGCGCTCATCTTCTGCTCTCGCAGCTGTAACTGAAGTCTGCGGGGCGCCCGCTCCTGCGGCGCCGGGGTATTGGGAATCGGCATCGTATGGCTTGATCCACAAAGCCTTGCGACATGCCCAATCTATGATGTCCCCATAGTAAACAAATGCAGTTGGATAAACTAGTCGCGATGTCGCGTTGCCGGCAGAGTCTGTGAACTCCACTAGCACTGGGCGCGTGGCTTGTAGATCTAGCCGCTGTTCAAAGTCCTCTGTATACTCAATCGTGGAGTTCGAAGACTCGTGGTTCTGACTATATCTGCGCGAGTCGGCCGACGCGTCGACAAGAGAATCGCCTATTCCTGCAGTTGCGGTGAGGTTATAGTCGCCGCCGACTTCGGTCGATGTCAAAATACCAGCTTGATCGATTGGGGCTTGCGGATCTGTGCCTAGTTGGTAAAAGCCCACCTCGCTATCTGCAGGAGTTGAACTGTTATCGCTTGCATCTTCTTCTCGCGCCTCTCTAACCCAGTCTGTTGCTTGGCCCATATCTCTAGTCCGTGGATCGATAGAGCCGTGTTCGCCCGGGCCCAAAGCGCGATCATTTCCTGAAGTATCATAACGTACCGCCTGCTTATCAAGTGCTTCGGTAACGGTTTCATCGCCCCAACGATCTCCTTGCTCAAGTCGAACTGTCACATCCTCGTCGGCGGCGCCGGTTGCGCCAACAGCCAAAGGCTTGGCCATAATATATTTAATTCGAGGCATTTGATTGAGCGCGTTTGTGGTAGCTGTCCGGGCGGAGGAGTCTCCACCAGCATGAAGCGGCATATAATCTTCAGACCTGCGCTCATAAGCGAGTGTGGAGTTGGCAGGCGAATTTGCTAGCCATTGCGCCAGTTGATGGAATCCCATTCCGCGAGCGTCGTTTCTAAGGCGCTCTAGTTCGTCCTGTAATGCGGAGAGTGCGCGAGAATTCTGTTCCGACTGCGTAGCTCCCTGTTCTGGCGTCTCGGTAGAGGTAGCGGTGTATCGTCCAGTGCCTCCACTTCCGCCCCCTGCATTGTTGCTAGTACTGCCAACGCCCTCATCGACGTCTGCGGAAGAGCCGGAACGAATAGCATTCATCGCTGCCTCTATCTGTGCTTGGCGTGCGCGCTCGTATGGAGAGGTAAACAGATCTGTAAAATCGCTATCTAAAAGTCCCTCAACCGCTGCACGGTATGTGCAATCAAGCTTCACGGTACCATCTTCTTGAAACGATATAACGTGGTCAACCAAAGTTAAGTAAAGTCCTATATTGCTTGATTCCAGCGCTTCTCTTTCCTCTACTGTAAAAGGGTGCCCGTCTTTGTATGCCCAGCCAACCAAAGCTTTAATTTCATAGTACTTTGGATCAAAAGAACGATACCTCATACACTTATCCGTAGCATTCTCACTGGCACTAGCATCGTTATCGCCAGCCACAGTTCGCATTATCAGATCGATGTAGCTATAGTATACGTTTTCCAGAGATTCGCTCACTATTTGACCCGTGCCATCCTTATAAGAAGAAACGGGTACCGGACCTCTCTTAACATAGAGTTCTTGTAGATCTGAAAAGGTTAAAGATATGGTGGAAAGAAGTTGGTTTGTTGCTTCGGCTGGGTTTGTGCCCTGATACTCCCAACTAAACTCTTGTAGACCCACGCCGGTACCACGACCAACCTTGTTTGTCAGCATGCGCTCTATTTTCGAAAAGCCGCTTTCTCCCGATGCGTAATCATATTGCGAGATACCTAAAATGTTGTCTGGAAATATAAACTCAACGTCATACTCTTTTTCGAGGGCTCCGCCGGGATCAGTGTCAGTGCGTGGCGTGTATTCTTTGAAAACCTTATACAGCCTCACCTTGGGTACCAAGTACGACATCTTATATGGAGACAGCGTTAAGAGCGGACCTAGGCCCATCTTTCCAGTGAGCACACTAACTAGTTTTGCCGGATCTCCATCAATGGGATAGAAGGACGCACTGTTTCCGGGGGTGCCGGCGACGAGATCGTCCTTGTTTCCGGAATAGTTTATGTGTCTGTTTGCGGCAGAAATTATTTCTAGCCAATGCAGCAAGAAGCACTGCTCTTGTGTTCTTCTCTCTTCTGCAATTTGGGCTACTGTATATTGCTGGCCTTCATGTATGCTCATATCAACTCTCTATTTAAATTGTCTTTTGCTTTGCTCTACTCTAAGAGGTAGAGTAGTATTGAATTATTTTGCCAACGGGGCCCGGGATTATGATGTTGTCACCTATCGAACAATGAGCATCAGTTGGCTTTAAGTTATACCATGCGATTACCCACCAAAGAGTCGGGTCGCTATAGTATCTCGCTGCTAACTTCCAGTATCTATCTCCAGAAGACCACACATGCACAGTCTTATGAAGAGAATCTCTCAAAGCTTTTGATGGATACTTCATGCGAGGAGACATATAGTGCCGTAGGTTTGGCCTGCCTCGCGCAATTCGCAAATCTACATCCCTCTCTAGCTGATTGTTGAGAATTCCACGATTACTGTTTCTTGATTTTGCCACAATTAGTTCCTCTTGTTAATAAGTAGTTTGCTGTTTTGTTATTGTCTAGGGGCTGCCCTGACCGTCTTCGTTTTTGTCGCCGGCAATTTGCACATAGTCATCGGTGCTGTGTCCGCCGGGAGTAGTGCCGGCCGCAGTTGAAACGCCGGGAGGGGGGGTTTGGGTGGGCCCAGCGACATCAGGGTTTGTAACCATTGCCTTGTTCCTTCCAGCTGCCTCAAGGGCCGCTCTCGCCCCAGCAATTGAAAGTGCTGGAGTCTCAGAATAGGCCGGATCTCCCTTGGTGCCGTCGACTTTACCGTATCCGACTCCATAAAGATCTCCATAAGTAGCTGCGGCGGCTGCAGTTGTAAAATCAGCAGCAGCTATTCCCGGAGACACCTGATGAAGAACATTAAACTGTACAGCAACATCTATCACCTTGGGGTACATCCACCCTGTACCATCTTTAAGGTGAAAAAAGCCGGCGTCGACGCGCGGGTTGACAGATAAGTTGGTGACTGCAGATATTATACCGTCCATTTTGCCTTCCAGAAATGTCTTTTCCAACTCGGGCCCGCCGGGTAAGGCAGTGGTATCTGGTCGGATCGACTTAATTAGGTTTGCGAACTTGACCGTTATTAGTGGAGGCGCCGACAAGCAGAACCTATCGTTAGATGCGTTTGTCGTGCGACTGGATGCCAATACTGTGGTCGAGAGTGCGTCATCACCGGTGCCGGTGTGACCTTTTGTGGTTCCCCACGCCCTGTTCTCATATGAAGGGTAAACCATCTTGATCAAGGCGGAAACTTTTGCCAAGTTTTGTATGGCCTCTTCGGCTGTATATGCTGGTATTGAAAATGATATATCTATCATTCTAGTTGTTCTATTAAAGGTTTTGATACTGTCCACGCGGCCGTATGGTATTTCGGATGACCAGTCGCTGGTAAAGTTATCATGATATTGGTTGAGATAAGCTTTAAAGTCCACGCGGCCTGCAACGAACATGCTATTAAACGTTATGTAAAAGCCTTTGTTGTTCGCATAATTGGTCTCGGCTGTCCCTGAAGAGCCCGTCTGATTCATGACCGTTGTCGAGAAAAGCGGGGTTGTTTCTTGTCCCATTTAAGTTAATCTCCTACTCATCTACATTCGGATCCCAAAACCCAACATCTAAGTTGGGAGAAAAGTCAAACCCCTGAACTGTACCTGTGAGATATCCTCCGGAACCGCCAAAAGGACTGTCATGAAAGGCCACCAAATTAGACATCTTAATTCCCAACATGGGCGGAGAAAACATCGACAAAGAGTGGCCGTGCTCCTGATACATGGGGTACAACATTTTAAACAAGTTAGTGCACTTCTGTAAATTCTCCACCCCCTCGTTGACATCCCACGATGGCAGGTCCCATGTTATAGAAACCGTTCTTCTGATCCCCTGATAAGATACAAGGGGATCCATTCTGCCTATAGCGGCGTCTTCACTCCACGTAATAGAATAGTTATCGCTCATATCAGTTAGAAAAGCTTTAAAGAACACAGTCAGTCCAGAGGAGATATGTTTGAAAGAAAGGTGCAGGCCTGTGGTATTTGCGTAAGTCGATTGGTGCGGGTCGCCGTTGCCAAAAGTACCAGCTTCATAAGTCACTTTGAGTTCGTCAGTTACATTTGTGCCAATAGGTTCTTCTGAGTTGTCTTGCTCGGCGCCTTGGCTCATTTTTTCTAAAGTTTTTGAGTGAGTTGTTTCGCCATATGTATCCTCGTCGGAATAGTCTAGACCATAAGGAAACCTTTTAAAAGCCTCGCTTGTGCCGTGAGTTTTCGCTATGGTTCTGGTTGTACTATCCCATCCGAACGGTGCCGGGTGGACAACTTCCAAGTTGCACTTCAGCGTTATTAATTTTGGTACAAGTAAAGCCATTATAACTATAAATAGAGATTTGATAAATTCTTTATCTACCTTTCTCTGCTGCCGAATCTTCTGCTTACAACATTAACAATGTGCCTGTCGAGTGTCCGACCGTCGAGCTTCAACACTGATTCGACCTTGCTTGGGCCGGCATAACCACCGCCTGCTGCGCCGGCGCCGGCTTGCACTTGAGCCAACTGCGCTACAGATCTAACTAGAGCGTTTAACTGATCTCCTTCAGAAGTTCTACTGGCTGCGGCAAGCTCATTTGCCTGTGTAACCAGATCTTTGATCCTGTTCACATCAGAATCTCGCAAACTGTTGGCTGCAGCAACAGCCTGTGCTATCTGTGACGTGCCAAAGGCCTGTATGGTGGCTCGGAACTCTAAACTCTTATTTGGATCGATATCGTTCATGGCTGAAGCTACGTCTCTAATCGCTGCTGCCATTCCTCTTATGCCAGTTGAATCAACCTGTTCAAGCGAGCGCAAAGCCATAGAAAGATTGCTGGCTACCTGCATCGCTCCCACTTGGGCGCCGATCTCCCCCATGCTTGATGCCAAGCTTCTGAGTGGGGTAGCCGATTTGCCGGCTTCTCGCCCTATGATCCCTAAGCTCTGCAAAAAGGACGGCGAGCCGGGCTCATTAAAAGCTTCATTGACCTTTTTAGTTGCCCACATGAGGCCCATGACTCCCAGTCCTCCGGCGCCTACCATAGCCAAAGAAAGACCTCGCGTGGCCATTGTAGCTTGTCCTGCTGCAGCAGTAACCGCCATTAGCCTCAGCCTATAAAGAGACAATATCGCAGCGCCTATCTTAAGTCCTCCATACCACTTGATTCCAGTCTGGATCCAACTCTCGATCCATTCTTTGAACTCTCTCGTATTTGAGGTCATGTTTACAAGCCAGTCCATGAACGCATGGAATTGCGGCGCAAGAGCAGACAACGTATTGGCAAATTTCTCTTGCAGTGAAGCGAGATTTTCGGTTCTCTTTGCTAGGTCTTCGGCTGACATTGCATTTTGGCCCATTGCGCCGGCACTCTGTTCTAACCTACCGCTCATAAGCATTGCTAGCTGAGCTACGTCTTCTAACCCTGCTGCGTCTGCAATCGCGCGCTTTTCATAATAACTTAACTGCTGAAAGCTTCCAGCAGCTTGCAAAATACCTTGACGTAAGCGACGAAATCTCTCTGTCGGATCTACCGTCATTAACATGTCAAGCGAATTGAACAAGTCTCTGCCTAAAATAGCGTTCAATCGACCGGCAGCTTCAGCGGCTCCCTCAAACGTATCAAATCGCGAAGTAATCGACAATAGCTGTTGAATTCCGATACCAGTACCTTTGGCCGCTAGTTCCAAATCTTTAAATACCGACACCATTCTCTTGCCATGTACAGCTAGTTGTCTACTGGCCTCTGCAAAGTCGCGAGAAATGATTTCCGGCGGGATTCGAGCAGCTTCTGCAAAATCTCTTAAATTTCGCATCTGCTGGGCTGCTTCCATTCCGGTCATTCCATAAACTCTTGACAACATTTCAACAGATTGCGTGGTTTGTTGAGCGGCCATTCCGTTTCTTTCCAGCAAAGCTGTGGTCCTCATCAAATCTTCTTGCATCTCGGTAGTCATATGCGAAAAACGAGTAACGCTAGTGTACAGCTGATTCCACGCCTCACCTGACTCTCTAACAGAGACACCGGCTAGCAAGAGCGAGTTAGATGTCCTCTTAATACTATCTGCGTATCGCTGTTGTTGGCTTACCGCGATGCCCATCGTTCGATTAAAGGTCATTTGGGCACTGTTCATGTCGAGAACTATATCTATCCCCTTCTTCAACAACACAATAAAGCCTTGTTCGATCCAGCTAGCTGCCGAGTTCATGGCGCTGGCAAAACCATTAAATATAGCCGGCGCTTGGATCAATTCTTTTCTGTTTGCGACCAAGGAATTGGTCATAAGCCCTAACTGGTAAACAAAGTTTTGACTGGAGTCTGTCGACATACCAATCATGCCGGCCAAACTTCTAAATCCGTCTTTAGCGCCTTGATTGAGCGCATTAACAGCTTCTGTCTCTCCCTTTAACGACTTTAATCTAGCTTCGTAGGCAGCAAGCTTTTGCTCTAGTTCGGCGGTTTCCTGACCCTGTTCGGCAAGAGCCTCGATCATAAGCTGAGTAGCCTGAATGCTGGCTTCCATAGCCTTTACGTTCTGCTCGTTTGCTTTCGCAAAATATTCAGCCTTCATAGAAGAGCTAGACAACGTTTGCGACATTCTCTCATAAGCCGCTGCGGCTCTGTCCGCTTCATCCGCACTCTGCTGGATTACTTCTATTAGCTCTTCGTACCTTGGTATATCTCCGGGATCTCCACCGCCTCCACCGCTCATTGATGTTTACCCCCTATCTTGAAAATGGCCACCTGAGACCTGTGGCTCTCTCGAAGCCATTGATTGACTTCTGCAAAAAGCCTTTGCTTTTGTATGTTTTCGGATCATCTAAACCGTATTTTTGCCAATTCTGCATGTAGTTTTTCTCTGACGCCAGAACCTTTGTAAAAGAGTTAACCTGTCCCGGGGTTCCACGAACTTCAACCGGAACGGCCCCTCCTGAACCGAACATCTTCTTTAAAATGTTTTCGACAGCCCAGCCCAAAATACGCAACGGACCACCTTCTTGCAGATTGCCCGATTTTGCAGCATTCAAGTCAAGTACGATTGGTACCATCTTGTCTTCGTTAAGATTACGCATTTATATCACCTTAAAGTAAATAGTTCTGACAAAAAGAAAAGCTGGGAATTATCCCAGCTTAAAATCCCCGGCGCCGCGTTGTGTTATTTAGCCTTGAGGACCATATTTTGTGGAAGAAGAGCTTTTGGAGCCAGTGTTTGCTTTTTTCATGGCCTCATTCTGCTCTTCAAAGTGTTGTGCTAGCCTTTCCACGAACCATCTTCGCAGAGAAACCGGCAAATTGTACATCTCAATAAAACTCCAGCCACCGTGCTGCTTTAGAGCAAAAAAGTGCTCGTATACAGATCCCATGTAGTCATCGGTTAGGCCAAAAAAACTCCGCAGTAAACGGAACCTCCAGTTGTGACTCCTTCTCACAGTTTGGACACGTAAAGCTCTGCGTCATATCCACATTTGGCACCAACTTGTTGTATGATGCGCGCAAATAATGCGTATCTGCAGTCGGCATCGACTCGATGAAGGTGTTAACTTGGTTTCGATCTGTTTCGCCGTTTAGCGAGTAAATAATTTGCTTCAGTTGAAAGGTCACCGGTGCTTCTGGGAGCTTCATCTTCTGCCTTCTTGCCTGTTCATTTGCAATAGATTTCTCTAAGCCAGCATTAAGAAGTCTAACTTTAGCCACGACTTGTGTGACGGGTAGCCTGATATCAAACATGTTCTGTGAATCTGGGCCCGAAATATCATCCGTTAAAGCACCCAAATCTTCTCCATAGTTTAAGCCGCACTCTGCTAAGTCGAAAGTTTGCTCTGAAGACTCTCCGCATGCTGGACAGCCAACAGTTACACCATAATTAGATGTGTATGCGTGGATTCTAGCTTGTAGCAGAATGGCATTCCTATCTCCGATGAGTAGCGTATCTGGACTTATGTTTTTATCCACCAATATGCTAGCGATCAGCCTATCAATTGCCAAGCCTTTCTTCAAGAGCGATGCTGATGTTAATATATCTTCATCCTTTGCCGTCATGTGGCGAATCTCTACCACTTCCTGATTGCATAGCGGGTGATCTTCTGGATAGTATCTCCCCCTGCTTGGCAACTCAACAAACTCCGTTGGCACAACAAAAGACAGCGGGCTTGCATTTGCAACCGCTTCAGATACTGCACCCGTAGAGTCTCCGGCCGCACTGGCGCCGGTTCTTAACTCATTATTTCTAGCCATTTATACCTCGTATTTTAGTTTGTGCTTCGCTAGCTTTATTAATATATCGTAAGCTGCGCGTTTTGTTAAAGGTTTATTACCGTATCGTCTTATTCCCAAAGGGTGAAGAGTTCTCCGCCGCCTGCATCTGGAGTATCGGTATCGTCGGGGGCGACACCTTTGGCGCCTGATGGTCTTGCAAAAGTAGCCCAGTCGTACCTCAAGCTGATATCGACCGATAGAAGTTCCTCACTGCCGTAGTCGAGAGAACCAACATTGATGCTTTTGATCCAAGGGTTGTTCAAGGTCCACGTCTCAACGGGTATACCTTCGGAATTAACTTGAGTAATTATAACAGAGCCGAGAGCTGTCGACATCGAATGCTTGCTGACGGTGGTAAAATTCGCGGCACCCGCCGTGTCGGTGTTTGACGCGGGTGCACTAGCGTTCGAAGGCACGTCATACCCTGCTGCGGCCAGTGCAACAAGAACACTATCAGTTGCAGAACCCGCACCGACGACATCAACAAAACTGACAGAAACGTCAGACCAGTCGACTCGGCCGGGATAGTAAAACTTGTGATTAATAAAGGTGTGCTCTGTTTCAGAAATACTGATTGATGGCTTGTCAACACGCTTAACCGCATAAGTTAAGTCTGTGGTTGCCACAGCGGGATTGTCCGAGGCCCCGGCGTTCCCACCTGACGTGTTGGTCCCAAGGCCGCCAAAGGTAATAAACCATCGATATGCTCTCTTGGGCTCTGCTGTTGCGTTTCTCCAAAATTTAGCCATTTATAGTATGTCTCCTTGTTGTATATAGTCTTGCATTTTGTTTTTCATCTTTAATCGTCGAAAGATGCTCCTTGGCTTGTAACGATAAAGTCGACAAGGATAAATTCGATTGCCTTGGTCGGCTTCAGGTATACTTGAGCGTATAGAACGTTGGCATCGATCAAGTCGTCCGTCGTGGTAGTCTCATCTAACACAACCTTGTAATCTTGAAGGCCGTACTCGCTCTTAATGTCGTCTAAGAACGAATCCATCGACCCCTTGAAAGCGGCCCAAGTAGTTGCATCGTTCGGGCTAAACATGGTTGTAGCAGCAATGATAGAGGTCTGCTTCTTGACGTGCAGCAGAAGTCTGCGAACGTTGATCCGGTCCAAGGCGGAGGCCGGAACTTGTAAAGTCTTTTGTCCGAACACCACGATTCCTTCTGCTGGGAACTTGGCAATTGGATTAATCCGATTCTCGTACATTCTATCTCTCTGTGTGGAAGTAAGGCGATCTCTAACATCCATTACCTTAAGGCCTGCTGAGCCTGCGCGCGTTCCGACAGAATCCAATCCGCCGCGAGTAAACCCTGCGGGAGCAAACCAGACTTTCGAAGCCTTTGTTGAGGACGCCATTGTTCCCAAGGCTACGACAGAGGGTGGAACCCAAACGCTATCCTTGTTTTGAGAACTTCTAACTTGAACCCACGGATAGTAGGCGCAGCCATAGCTTGAGTCCAGTGTGCGGTCTCGCATATTCTGCCAGACAGCCTTTACGGAGCCTCGCGAGATTGTGGCCTGCTCAGTACCGCCCGGAATATATCCGCCGTCAACATCAATGATACCCAACGCGTCACCGCGACTTTCGCAATGCGAAATCAACATGTCGGTAAGGTTGTTTTCCGTAAGACCGGGGGCAGTTATAATATTACACTCAACATACTCCGGATCCTTAACGGTATCTAGCGCACGGACCATCGTATTATACATGGCAATAACGGTTTTGTCTCCGCTAGCGTCATCCAAAAGCGTGTTTCTGAAAGGCTCTCTCTCGCAGATATCGAGACCATCGTGTCCGCCAGCTAGACATGTGCTGAACTGGTGGAATCCCTTGCCATCTCCGATATCAAGAAGAGCAGACGATCCGCTAGCTGCCGTATAGCTTGTACCTCCGGCGCGAGAGCCGGAAGTATAGGTGCCAATTGGAGAGGTATCGGTAGAGTTACTACAAACGATGTCATCCAGAGTGAACACCCAAGAGTATTCAACATTGCCAGAATCATCTGGGCTATTACCAGCGACCGCTTTAGGAAGTCGGCGTAACGCATCAACAACACTGAGTTCTGCTTCACCATTGGTGCTTGTCATCTTGTGGTTTCCGCCTGATAAAGTATAGTCTGACCAGTCGATACCAAATCTATTGTGATATCTATCGCCGGATCCGCCAATAGAGGCTGTAGCTACCAAGCGAACACTGGGGTATTCAATCTTAAAGTTGGCGCCGTTCATCTGTGAAGCTCCACTGGCACCGAACCAGATTTCACCTGCAGAGCCGCCGGAGAATCCTGCCGGCACAGTTGCGGCGTCGAAATCGTTAGTTATAGTCGTGTTTCCGGCTATTCCGACCACATCTTGTGTTAACAGTACGACGCCCGATGATGGGTTCGTAGCAGTTATTTTGCCCGAATGGCCGGCGGCGTTGTTTATCGCAGCCATTAACGATGTCGCGCAAACTGCGGCACCATTGTTACAATCAAAGGTGTTGGAGCCCGGAGTTCCTGTAGTTTTACCTGTATAGGTTCTCGCGGTACCGTCCGCTGATGTAATGGTTATAAGCCTGTTGACAGTTTGACTGCCAGTAAAAGTAATTGTTGCGGTTGCAGCGACACCAGAAACGGTAGAGTCAACGGGGTGCGTTGCGGGCATTCCCGAAGCATCTCCCGTGGCATAGAATCCAGCGACACCTTCACACGACACCTCACTCGGGTTGAATACGCCGGCAGAGCTAGAAAAGAATCCAGACGAGCCAGAGTTGGCATGCCAAGAACGAAGGCGCGAGGGCCCATAAACACCCCAAGGCAGGAGTGTCGAGGGATCGCCGTACTTCACTAGATCCGAAACTTCTACACGAATGTAGCTAGATTTGTTTTGTTCGCTACCCTTGTCAATATGTTGCCCGCCGGTATTGGCATCCGAATTCCACTCTAAGTATCTATCACCAATCTTCTTACAAATGTAGTTGGGCGAATTTCTATCTAAGTTACAATTTGAAAAGGTTTCGATAACCGATACGCTACTCTCTCTTCCGAAAAGCGACTCAACTGATACATCGAAACTTCCATATTTATACTTGCTGCTGGTATATTGCTCAATGTTGCTAATCGTAATGCGCAAGTTATTTTGGGCCCATTCGCCGTGATCAAGCGCGTGAAACTTAAACAATTTCTCCATGTTATTTACATGATAGCTTGCATACGCACCTTGGTCCTGCGAAAAGAACCAGCCTGTTGAAGGGTTTTGCCAATCTTCGCGATGATCTGCAAAGTTATTGGCACCGTCGTGTAGTGCTACAAGCACTCCCCATTGCTGGCCCGCATCCGCAGCGTTGGATCCGGTCAGCGAAACCATGTCCTTGACACTTTGCTGATACGTCTCGCCAAGCCAGTAAGTCTTGGTGTTCGCCGAAGTATTGATGCTGGCGTTGGTCTTGGTTGGATCGCAGTTGAACGAATCGCGTGCGCCGGCTATGCCGGAGTAGGAGTCCAGATCGGCACTTGGGATGAAGGATGCAATATGATTCGAAACTTCAGTTCCCGCAGAGTTTAAAACCCTAAATTTAAATGTGCACGGGGCTGCATCCGCACCGACACCATCATAATAGGTGCCGCCAACATGCGAGTGAGACCTAATGAGAGAGCCAAGACTGGCTGTCTGATCCCCCACGGTGCCATCGGGACTATATCCGTTACCAACAAGCTGAATCGAGCCCTCGGTAAGATAAAAGACAGCGGCTAGCGTGCCGGTGACGGCGTGGCTGCCTTGCCACCCAAGGCTTCCGAAGTTAAGCGAGTCGCTGCCTAGGCCGGCCATTGGGGGACCCATGACGAACAGTCCGTAAGCCCCACCGTTGCTAGCGACAGCAGCATTCGGATTAACTTGGGCACCAGAACTAGCTCGGGTTGTCCAGCCGGCAGCGGAATAGTTGCCAGTTGCTCCAGAAGCCTTCTCGCCTGCAAGTCTAAAAATTGTAGCAGGAGCAGTACCGCCAGCAGAATGTAAATGCGCCTCAGCAGCATATGCGGCATACGTTGGGCCGCCATGAGCATCGCCTCTCCACGGATCGCCGCCGGCTCCGCCGGGGTGTGGAGCGCCAAAAAGGCTCATAAATTGTGCTTTGGATTTAACAACCACGGGGCGCATCATGGGGCCCTTGGGGAATCGGCCAATAATAACCGGGCCTTGGGCCAACCGCTCAACCGATGGCTGGGACTGGTCGACCTCGTTAACGTAAATACCCGGAGATACGAAGTTAAACCGGCCTCTTAATTCTGAAAGTGTGTTTGACATTCTGTTTGTGTCTCCTTGAAATATTAACTGCTACTTAGTATTCTGGTTCTTACTAGTATGCTGTACTATCATGAATAAATAGTCCATAGGATAGCGAAAATCCAAAATTCCTTTATTTACTTTTTTTGGTTTATGGCGTGTCTTAATCGTCTGTTTCTTCTGACACTTCTGAAGAATCCGCATCATCATTCGGATCGGGATCTGACTCGACAGATGTCGGGTATTGTGGAATCTCCCCTATCATCACTCTTTCCCTCAACATAACCACATCTACTTTGTTCTCCCTTACCACCACTTTAGGCATCGAATCGTTCTTCTCTGCACCAAGAATATAGCCTTGAACTCGAAACGTTAAGTTTGATTGATAGACTTTTTCTGAATCTCCGATACTAGTGGTGTTGTTTGCTTGTCCAAAGTTGCCATCAAGGAACACCTCATAGCAATGCCCATCAGCACATACAAAAAACGAATTCAGAGCCGAACTATTTGGCACAGTATAGAAAGCTGATATGATCTCGTTCATCTGCTGCTGATAGTCGGCTCTAATGATCACAGAGTACTGCACATTAATGTACGTGGGCAGCGGAATCGAAATATTCTCATACACGGTGCCTGTTTCATAGGGGCCCCTAACGTATGCACCTTTAGGTTTATCAGTATTGTTGAGGCCTCGGCTTTTCGCATCATTATGCGCGTATTTGGAACTTTTTAGCTGATTTATTCTCCTAGATATGGTCAGTGCACGACCTTTGTAGTCGGTGCCTGCTGGAATTGCCGCATAATAGCCTCCCTTGTTTGTAAGATCTTTAGCCATGGTGACTTTTTCAATAGAAATCAAGGGAAGCTTAAGCACGCCCTTGGAATCTCTTAAGTCTTTATCATGTTTAATATGAAAGTTGCGCTCTGAAGCTAGCCAGACGACTGGCACCTTGTTCCAGCCCTTGTTTGTGGTCGTGTGTACGTTCATTTCCTCCTTGAGCCACGTAAAAAACGCTCGATCAATGGTTTCTATCGTAGAGGGCTGTATTTCGTATTCTGTCTGCTTTGCCATTTTCTTATCCTTTGTTACGATGCGTCAAAAAGACCCTCGCGGGCGCGCACGCATTCTGCGCTGATCTCCATTTTGTGATCGATTTGGCCAAAAATCTGTTTTGGCTCAGCTAATGTTGTAATCTCATAAAAAGTATCACCATATAATATAAAGTCGCCCTCGCGGACAAACAGGTTTTGATCTTCGGTTAACCTTCTCTTGTGAAAGTGTACAGTTAATCTAATATCTTTATCTAGGCCGATGTTTGTAGCGGCGGTCTTTATGCCGCCCCAGTTAACCAGCGCATAAACTCGCACTGGGGGCAAAAAGGTCTTCTCAATGGCCTCGCCATAGATGTCGTGGTAGTTGGTCCTCTCGATATCAATAGGATAATAGAGGACCTGTTGACCAATGACTCTCTCAATCAGTTCATCGTTAACCTGCTTTACTAAGTCTCGCTCTTTCTTGCCCGTGAACAAGGGGGGAGGCGGCTGAGTTGGCTGTTTCCATTTGCTATCACCCATCTCTTACCTCCCTTATCCTACAATGATTGGCAGTGGAATTCTTTCCTGCATCTTGTTAGTTGTTTCGACGGCTTGCACATCCTTGTCATTTAAGGCAGTATATGTAAGCTCGTCTAGCGTTGTTTTAAGCTCTTCGCGCAGACTTTCCTGTTCCGCTCTTCCGTCTTGGATCAGGTTTGCCCCATTTAGTTGAACCTGATCGCCCGGAATTGGAATTGAGCCAAACTTGCTTCTCACTTGTCCAAGCATCTCTTTTGTGATAGCTAGTGCAAATCTTCGGATCCACTGTTTACCGATTGCGTTGATATTTGCATACGGCAAATTATCAAAAGGCAACGTATTCATGTTATTCACGCCGTCGACGCCGACTGTTCTATCCGATTCCTCTTCCCAAGGATCCTCCTCGACTGTGAATTGGAAATAAATTTTACTGGGGCTTGTCGGACTGGGTGCCGGAAAGAGTCTTATCTTGTTGTTTTTGATCTCGTATGAATAGTGCGAAATTCTAACATAAATATTATCTTCGAATGTCATCGCCTGCAGCCGGTTATGCCAAGAAGGAATCAATTCAAAGGTTGTATCGTCGGCGTACATGCCATAGTTAGACAAGTTGCCAACCGTGTTGACTCCGCCATAGTATCCAAAAAACCTCCACATAGCATGGCTAGATTTGTAAAAAACCTTTTTAATTCTAACCTTCTTGTTGCCAACTTTATCATAATAATCTTGAGTTGTGTCTGTGGCAGCTGAAGATGAGATGATGCTTTGTAGATCGTAATCTTGTACATTGTCAGTGGTGGTGAACGAGGCAGAGTACTCCGTCTTGTTGTCGCCAAGGCCTGCTCGGCCGGCAAGAGCATCAGCAATTCTTTCTGCGTATGTAAACTTAAACTTTGGAAACTTTAAAGCAACCTTATCGTCACCCAAGCTCGTCTTGAGTGCGCCGTCTTTCATATTTCCGTGATGATCGAACGTACCTGTCGTCGCCCCGAGCATATTGGAGAGCACATTCTTTGATTGGTGGATGTTGACTATGTATGAATACTCTAAGACCGCCTCTTCGTATGCGGCGTAAACATTGCCGGGAGTCAACTCAATATCGAGTATATCACCGCCAAGTTTCTTATAAGTATAGGCTACTTGCTCAGAAGCTCCACTAAGAAAGTCGACGGATCCTGTATAAATGCCATACGGACACGATGCTGCGACCAACGCTGCTGAGCCGGTTGAAGTTAATACCACCGCGCTTGTTTGACTTGTCGGTGTTAAAGTTGGGTACGACATACATAGATCCTCCTATGCATAAATAGTTGCGCGAAGGGGAAACCGGCCTATTAATAGATTAATATTATTTTGCCTTGGCGGTCTTTGTAGTCTTGTGTCGAGTCGTGCTCGTTTTAGTGCTCTTAGCTTTCTTGGTAGCTTTTGGCTTTACAACCTTCGGCTTCGGAGCCACTACTGCCTCTGCAACCTCTTCTACCCTTTCAGATAATTCTCTAGTTCTAACCAGTGCATCTCTAAGATAAGCGTTTTTACTCTTAAACTTATTGCTGTTCATAATTCGTCTTTTTTTGCCCATAATATGGCCTCCTTGTTGTAATAAATAGTTGCCAAAAAGGAAAAACCCCCCTTCCGAAGAAGGGGGGCAAAACTTTAAAGGTTTAATTTGATCAAAGAGATCAAGTGTTGATGTCGTGTCTGCCGTAGAACTTGATAACAAGTTTTCCACCAGTAAAAACGTCAGCAGCTGTCGATGTGGCTCCATCGGCAAGACACACATAGTGGCTTTCCGTTGGCTGCGTACCAATAGCTTCGTCGCTCAAGATTGAACCTTTTGCAATATTGCCAGCCATCGCGAACAGCGCGGTACCACCAGAAACGTCATCATCATACGCAACATCCGCTGCGGATTGCGAAATAATGTCAAAATCCAAAAGCACGTTACTAGCCGCAGTGGGCAACTCAATACAAATAACCTCAATTCTATAAAGAATACCGTGAGTAGCCGCTTTGTACTGAAACAAATAAGAACCGTCAGTGCCATCGACACCAATAGCATCACCTACATCACTTTTCTTTTTAAGGCCAGTTAAATCGATCTCGACAGTCGTGGTGATATCTTTGCCCACTTCGTGAACAAAAACTTCGCACGATCCACCTGTACCGACCATGCCTGCTCCGTGGGTATATTCCCCCGAATTGCTGGCATCTTGCGCCTCCCAGTTTAATTTAGTGCTAGGCTTAAATTTAAGCTCTCTCTTCATGTTTTCTAGCAAGTTTTCAATCCTGCCAGAAGATAATCTTCTTCCTCCCATATTTTTTTCCTCCTTATATAATATGTTAAACAAGCGAGAGCAAGCATACACCTGCTCTCACCCCTAAGTAGTGCTCACCAATAGGAAAGCCCCCGACTTTCTAGCCGGGGGCTTAACTTTACTTTACTTGTTTCTAGCTGATTAGCTTGTAGCGCCAGCCTCACCAAGTAGACCGCGAACAATAACTAGCCCATACATATCAGGACGGACCATCTTCTTGCCGTAGCGGGTCATAACACCCTTACGTGGCACGAAGTCTTCCGTTCCGAAGATTGTGGGGGTAGTCTGCAGTGGTACATACGGAGCGTAAACATAGCCGCTCTCAAGGAAGCTGTTACCACGGCGACCCACAAGGATCACGTTGCGGGGGAAGTATGGGTCAACCCAGACATCCCACTTCTTCGAGATAGAGCCAGCGTTCACAGCGCCGACAGTTCCCTTGTCATCATCATGAGTGATGTTGGCACGGAATCCACTGGTGAACTCAAGGATGTTAGCAACTTCAGGTCCGCAGACGATAAAGTTTGCTCCACCACGGAGAGTTTTACGGTGAATCTGTGCAGACACATCGTTGATGGTTTCGACAAGAGTCTCATACCACTCGCTAACGGTACCGGTGAAGTCCGGAGCAGCAGAGCTAGCTCCAATCTCAGCACCAGTGTCCCTGCGAAGGAACATACCGGGCGAACGAGACCAGTAGTACGTTCCAGCCGATGCGTTGACAACAAGATCGTTCACGATTTCGCGATCAATCTCCAGCGCAATCTGCTCGGAAAGAATACCGGTTAACTCAACCTCGGCGTCCAAGTTGTGATAGGCATTAAGATCCTGTCCCAACTCAGGCGTCCACTTGGCCTTGAGCTTCTTGGTTACAGCGGTAATCGCCACGGAATCGACCTTGATGTCGATCTCAGGGATTTCCTCATTGGCTTCCAGTCCCCACTGGTCAGCACCGACGAGCGATCCAAGTGCTCTTTCTCCAACATTGTTGAGATTATCTCTAATTGGATAGTCGAAAGCCTTGGCTCTAACCGTAGCACTTGCACCAGAACCAACCCGAGTCAAGAGGTTCTTGAGGCCTGTCTCATGACTGACCGCAGTAGCTCCTGCGCCGGCTGCCGAACCCGTAGACTCAAACACGAACAAAAGAGATGTGTTGGTGCTATCACCCGGATCCAAAGCTTGGTTGCTGTACTCAGCAGTGGTTGCAGATCTGCCGACTAAGCGAGTAAGACGACGATGCATGCGAGCAGCACCTCCGACACCCGTATAGAGACCATCTGCGGAGGCGGTATCCGATGCATTGTATGAAATCATCATCGCAACTAAGTTATCACGATTCAAACTACCAGTGCCGGCTGCGCCCAGAAGGGCATTACCCGCAGCGGTTGCAACAACAACGCAAGATCCAGAAAGATCGGGATCGTACTGGCAAAGCTCGCTAAGCGAGGTTGCCTTGCTGTTCTTCCAGCTAGAGTGGGACACTGCCCCTACGGCATCATCAAGGATACCACTACCAACAGTACCGGAAGCAATCGGAACCAGCGTAAGCTGAAGCGATCCAGTCGGAGACGAATAACCTTGATTAAGGTTGTAGAAACCCTTCTCAATGTCATTGTCGACGAGACTGACACCGCCAGTGATTGCAGAACCGACGCGGCCACCGCCGAATAACGAATCGTCATCGCTGGCGCCAAGTCTAGGAGCGGTACCGGGTGTGACCTGAAAGTCTAAGAAGAAGATCAGACCAGAAGGCAAGCTCATAGGCTGCACGGAAACCAGATCGTTGGCGATAAGGCCTCCAAAGACACGACGGACAATCGGGAACGCAACAGATGCGAAGCCTTCAACGTCACCGCCGGCCATAGTAGAAGCCTCTCGGAGAAGCTCCTTTGCTTGATTTTCAAGCAGTCTAGCCATGCTAGAACGAGTATGATCATTGTTAAGACCCTCTAAAAGACCGGTACGTTCCCACTTACTAAGCAGGGCGGCGCCTTCCTTTCCAAGATCTCTGTCAACAATCCCCTCGGTTAGTTTTTGTAATACAGACATTTTGTAATTTTACTCCTTTTATTTGTCGTTTTCACTTTTTGATACCAGCAAGCATCCTCATTCTATCCATAGCTTTCGCATCGGGAGAACTTGGTTTTTGCCTTCTCGGCATCTGAAGAGACCGGTCTCTACTGACTGCTTCACGAAGTGATTTGGGAGTCTTTTTAGGTTTGACTTGTGTCCCCACTGCGCTTAGAAGAGTTTCGTAAAGTGCTTTCGCCTCTTCGGGTGAACCGGACTTTGAGATGGTTTCGACAATCTTTATGCGTTGCCGCTCATTCAAGGAGTTATCACTTAAGACACGGTTCGTGTATAGTAGTTTAGCATTCGAAAGGTTAACTACGTACAACCTCTCATTTAAATGCTGTAACATTTGGGTAATCTGTTCATTTTTTTGCTCTAGAGCAATTGCATATTCTCTGATATTCGTATTGTCCTGACGGAGAGCTTCATTTTTCTCAGCCAAGGCGAGTTCTGCACATGCGATATCATCAGCCTCTTGGTGAACTCCGACTGGCGTGGTGTTTCCACCCATACCTGTCGAGGGAGAACTAAAGTTTGCTCTAGTTTCGAAGTTGGCCTCTTCCTTAAGGCCGGCCATAACTTCTTCTGCGATGCTGCTCAACATTTCCTCGTCAATACCGAGGTCGTTGGACTCATCAATGATTTCTTGTAAAGCCTCTTGCGTTAGAGCGAGGACTTGACCCTCTGCCATCATTCCGGGCGGTAAGCCCATTCCGCCACCGGGAGCCATCGGGCTCTGTCCTGCGGCTGGCATTGGGGGAGGTGCCATTCCCATTCCGGGAGGCATTGGAGGCATTCCGCCGGGAGGCATTGGAGGCATTCCGCCGGCCGCCATTCCCATAGCTGCATCTTGCATAGCTGCTTCTCCGTTTATTGCATGGACCAGCTGTGTCAAATCAAGATTCACGGGTTTACCTTCTTCGGGGCAGGGGCAAAGATTTTCTCCTTGCGTGCCTGCAACAGGGGGTGGAACGAGAGAACCCATGGCGGCGGCCGGATCGGCTCCCGCGCCGGGGGCAGGAGGAGGCGCCCCCATGGGATCCATTGGCATACCACCCATCATAGCCGGATCTCCGGGGGGCATCCCCATGGGATCCATCGGCATTCCCGGTGGCGGACCTTGCTCAAGCAAACTCTCAACAGCTTGTTTAACTTCAGGTGCGTATTTTTCTATTATCGCTTGTTCAGCACTCTTAACTGCGGCTTCTTTCAGCGCTTTCGCATCAACTATCGCTTGCTCCAGCATTGTAGACATTATTTTCTCCCGATCCAAATTGTACTATATACGTTTCGTCGTATATAAAATTGTTTTATCACAAATAAATAGTGCCTCGATTGGCTAAATGCCGATTTTACAAGAAGAAAGTATTTGGAACTATTATGGACCGGTTACGGCGCCGAAACTGTTCCACGTATTGTTGCCGCTGTAGATGAACATGACCCACGCACCGCCGCTCAGAGTGCAGGCCGCATTAGCGTTTCCAGCATTAATTGCTTGGCCGGTAGGAGGATACACCTTTAAGTTAGAGCCTCCCTGATTCATGACATGAATTGTCATTCCGGTAATAGCTCCGGTTGGAAGTTCTACACCCTTAGTTCCATCTGCTCCAGAGATACCATTATAATACTTTGTTAAGTCAGCCGCACTTCCCTGATCGTCGCCGGCTGCGTTAACAGCAGCATACGAATTGAAGATCATCGTGCCCATGGGAGCAATTGCACAGTTACCAACTGAGTCGGAACCTGCTGTCACACCGTTGCTAGCATCGTAAGATAGTTTAAGCTGGCCGGAAGCAACGCCATCATCCACAATTTCCAGAGCATTATCCGGTGTCATGTTCTCAGCGTCTGTACCGATTCCAACACGGCCGTTAGACCCAATCGACATTTTTGTGGTGGCCGCCTCGGAATTACCCGTTTTGAAAAGCAGGGCAGCTGCGTTGCTGCTAGCCGTGTGGTTGGCCGTAGCCATCGCCGAAATGGCCGCACAGGTCAAGAGGGCATCCCCGTTGCTGTTGTCGCTGCCCTTAAAGTGAATTTCGCCAACCGTATCTCCCGTTGCAACATTGGCTTCAGACGACTTGAGAGTTAAAATAATCGGCTTACTGGCGCCAGTGAGAGTATTCGTGATTGTCAAGCCAACATCGTGATTGTGCGATAGCGTGATGTCTTTGTTTGCGCCAAAATTCATAACAGTTAGGTCGTCGTGCAAGAAGTCCAAACTTCTTTCATCCGTAAAGCGAGCTATTTCATCGGATCCATGGCGACGGAAGACAGTATCATCCCCATCAATTAAGTGTTCGAATATAATTGCGCCTGCGGAACTATCCAAATCAATGTGATATTGTTCGGTTCCCGCATCAGAAAGCTTTATATCTCCCGTTGCTGTATCAAGTTCAATAGCGGCGCCAGAATCGAGAATAATTGGACTTGCCGCAATGGTCACACCAGTTGTTCCGTCGTGAGTAATCGTAACATCGTTGCCGGCGCCCATTTGAATAAAACTGGAGTCGGAAGTTAGCGATACATTATCCGTGACACTCAAGTCATCGCCAACCGTAAAGTCGGCAGATGTAACAACAGAGTTTGCATTCATTGTTATCGTATTGCTACTGTGTGTAATATCCGTATTGCCGTTGTTGAAGTTAATCACGCCGCCAGATGCCAAAAATAAATCGGAGAACTTATAGCTGCCGTTTCCGAGAGCCGTCTTATCATCTGTGGCTGGACGAAACGTGCTATCCGTTCCATCGCCGTGAAGTACCAATGCCTCAGCGTTGTTGGCATAAATTCTAATTCTATTTGCTGTAGCGAAATCAATCTTGGTCTCATCGTCTTCACCAATTTTGATATCAGTTGCTAGCAGCGAGGTTACTCCCGTTAGTGCACCAGCAACTTCAAAAGTCAGATCAAAAGGATCGCCGTCGTCACCGGTTGAGGTATCAGTCCAGTTAATATTAATTCCGTTACCTTCAACAAACTTAATTTCTTTCGCGTCATCAATCTCAACTTCGGTACCGTCGCCGTCTTCAAGGAAGAACGAGGTACCGCCACCAGAACCTGCAGCTGCCCAAGAAAGAACGCCCGAACCATTGGTAGTAAGCTGCTGGCCGTTTGAGCCATCAGCTGTTGGCATAGAAAATGCAACACCATTGGATGTAAGGATTAGTTTTGAACCATCGGAAGATATAGACTCGTTCGCATCATGTAGTTGGATAGTGGGTGTGCCGCCTGAATCAGTAACCAAGATTCCAGTATCATGAACATGCGTTATTGCGATCTCTTCATTGGCTCCCATCTTGAGGATGGCGCCATCAGATTTAAGGCTAACATCATCACCAACTTGCAAATCAGTAAGTACGGCAACTCCACCTGCCAGAGTCTTGTTGAGGTCTATAAGAGCTGTAGCACTACCACCAACCATGGTTTTAAGTTCTATTGCACCATCTTCAGAACCATCACTGATGTCAGGAGAACTGAACTCGATATGACCGTAAATAATAGTTTCGGGACTGCCAGCGTCGTTTTCGCCTTCTGCGTCAATAACACCCAAGATATCGTTATCTGCAGCGTTTGCTCCGTCTTTATGGAAGACCACTCGACCACCAGCAGCATCGTTGTTGGTGTTCTTCAAGATGAATTCTGGCATTCCTGAAGCAGCTGAACTTAACGTGAGACCTTTGTCTGCAACATGTGTTAAGATAATATCTTGATCATCGCCAAACTTGATTGTGGCAGCGTCAGCCAAGAACAGATCGCTCCATTGCAGCGACGAAGTACCTAAATACGCTCCATCGGAGTCATCCGGAGTGATGCCCACGGCCACTTTGACAGTTGTGTCATCGTCGATGCGAAGAGCTTCAGTACCATCGTATTGCTGGAATATAATATCTTTTGCATCTGTGAGAGGCTTTATGATAACATCGCCGCTGCTATTGGCAATATTTAATTTATTTCCCACTAAGCCTAAAGAAGCATTATCCTCAATACGAATCACTTCTGTGCCATCGTATTGAGAGAAAACCATATCATCCGAATCAACGGCTGGTTTCATAATAACTTCACCGGCTGTGCCGTCTAGATCAAATGCGATTTGATCGGTGCCGCCATCTTGAAGCTTGATGTCTCCAGTTGTTGAGTTGAGGTGTAGTTCGCCGGTTGAATCAATTGAGATTGGTGTTGCTGCGATTGTAAGGCCGGTTGTGCCATCGTGAGTAAATGTAGCATCCTTGCCAGCGCCTAAGCCCAACACGGCACTGTCTGATAATAAGTACAAATCATCGCCAATTACAGCATCTTTGGCAACGCTTAGGCCACCATCGGTTTGAAGCGAGCCATCTGTAGTGCTGGTTGCGTCTGTGGTGTCGTCTGTCTTGACGATTCCGCTGGCAACAATTGTTGACGTTGTTAACGCTGCTGTTGCGACTGTCCCGCCGGCTGCTGTTAAAGTATTGGAGGAATGAGTTAAAGTCACATCTCCATTATCGAAATTTATAACGGCGCCGGAAGCTAAGAATAAGTCAGACCATCGCTGGTTTGCATCCCCTAGAGCGGTACCGTCATCGGCGCCGGGGGCGACAACATTTGCCTGCACTATCATCTCTTGAGCATTTGCTGCATAGAAATGAATCTCATCGGCAGTTTCAAAATCGATCTTTGTTTGGTCATCTTCACCGATCTTAATGTCTGTGGCGAGAAGAGAAGTGATCCCTGTTTGTGCCGCGTCAATGCTGAGAACGGCATTAGAGGCCGAAATTCCTGTGCCTGCGAACAAATCAGCCATCTTGCTGACGTTGGTCATTCGCATGGTGCCACCATCATTATGTAAGAAGCCGTCGCCATTAGCAACGGCGGTTGTGCCTCTCGATGTTCCGCCGTCAATAAGGTTAATTTCGGCAGCGGTAGCTGTGACATTGACTCCGCCAATATCTAAGGTAGTCATCTGAACTTCTCCAGCAACCGTAAGTATGCCATCACCTAATGTCATCAAATCTGTATCATCAGCGCCTCCGATTGTACCATCAGCCTTGATCACTATATCATCTGCAACTGTTAGCAATCCAGCGGAGCTTAATGACATCTTTTCAGTTGCTGCTTCCGAAGCTGCCGTCTTGAACGAAAGCTTAGTTGCGTTGTTGTTATTGGCAAAGTCTCCTTCGGATACTGCATCAATACCAGCCGCGACCAAAACAGCGTCAGTTCCTTGACCTTCGTCAGGAGCCGCAAAGTTAATGGCTCCAAGCACATCGTTTGCTGCTATGTCCGTTTCGCCAGTCTGGAAAGTAAGAACAATGGGTTTGTCATCAGCAGTTGCAGTATGCTTAAGTTTGAGACCAACGTTGTGATCGTGAGTAAGCGTAACCTCGTTATCAGCGCCAAAGTGAATTGCCGCACTATCTGAGGATAATTTAATATCGTTGACAAATACTGCATTGCCTTCGTCGCTGCCGTCAAGGGTGAGCGCAGTGACAGCGGTACCATCGTCATCAACCTTGAAAATAATATCAGCATTGTTGGCTTGTGCATCTAAAGTAATATTGCCGCTAGTTGTCAAAATGTTGACTGCTGCATCACCGTTGCCAATATCATCTGCAGCTGTCGCTCCGCCACCGGAACTGCCGGCTGCGGCCCAAGAAAGCACACCCGAACCATTTGTAGTGAGCTGTTGGCCGTTTGAGCCATCAGCTGCTGGTAGTGTCCAAATTTGATCAGCGGAAAGCGCTGGTGCTTTGAAGCCAACATAATTAGCAGCCTCATGAAGTCTCAATTCGCCTTGGCCGCTCTGATTAGAGATCGCTGCTATCGTAGCAGAATCGTCTATAACCGACACTTCGCCTCCATCAGCGTTTAATATAATATCCCCAGCGACATCAAGAGTGAGGTCACCAGAGGAAAGGTCTATTTCTGTTCCGTCGATTGTGATATTGTCAACAACAACTCCGGCATTAGCTGTTAGTACGCCAGTTACAGCAGCAGTAGCACCGAAAGTGACCCCTCCGCCATCAGCAATCGTAATAGCATCGTCGCCGTCTGTATATTCAATCAGCGGGGTTTGCAAAGAGGTTGTACCCTTCACAACTGTACCTTCGATTGTCGAGGCAACAAAGGGTGCGGCACTAATTGTAAGGTTTCCAGTAGATGCGCCAGTGGCTGTAGTTGTTCCTACAACAAATCCATCTGCAGATTCATCCCATGCAATAATCGCATTGTCGCCGGTGTTTCCTCTTTCAATTACAATTCCGCAATCATTAGAGTTGGACGTGGCGCCGTTATTTAACTCAATAAGACCGTCCTTCACGACCGTATTTGTAGTGTTGATAGTCTGTGTTGTACCATTAACTGTTAAGTTTCCTGTAATTACTACAGCGTCACCAGATGGGTCAATCGTCAAGTCTCCGTCGTCATCAACAGCAAAAGTTGCATGATCGGAACCGTTATAGGATAGTTTAAGTTGGGTACCAGCGTTGTACACCTCAAGGGTGGTGTCAGGATCGGTGACTCCGATGCCAACTTTGTTGCCAGCAAGCGTAAGGCGCGTATCTGTATGCAACGTAGACGCTTGAGAAATTTTAAGCTTGTCGTTGTCCGAATTGTCAATGCCCATAGACCATGTTTCATTGCCAGCAACGGCAAATCTTACTGACGGATCTCCGGCGCCGGCTTGAACGGTGTAAGACATCAAAACGCCGTCGTCGGAGTCATCGCCTGTATTTTCTATTGCACAGTTTACATCTAGGCCCGCTGTAGTGTTTTTAACTCTGAATGCGGATGCGCTAGTAGGATCAACATCCAAGCTATAGCTAGGGCTATCCGTTCCAATGCCAACCTTAGAGTCGGATATTACGAGATCGTTGTCAGCACCAGAACGAATATAAATTTTTGCAGCGGTCGTGTTAGTTCGTCCAATGCGCACACTGTCTGCACCATCTGTTGCGATCTTCATGTTGTTGGTTGCACGAATATCCAGAGAGCCTGCAGTGGTGATGTGAGAGGTGGAAATTGCTGTTGGTTGGAAGTGCAAATCGCCGTCGATGCCGAGCGTTCCTGCGGGCGAATTAGTCGCAATTCCCACTCTATCGGTACTAGAATCGACATATAGCATATTAGCTTTGTTGACTGATTTTACTTGCAGATCGTGGCTTGTGTTTTGGTCTGCGTTAAGCACAGTTGGACCATATACCGTAAGGGTACTAGATCCTGAAACAGTTAAAGAGCCTGTAATCTGTGCGCCGTCAGACGAAGATAGGTGTGTTGTATAAATTGGCATTAATCGTCAATCTCCTCTAGTACAAATTTGTACCGTTTTCCGGTCTTATTGTTCGTTATAGATAAGTAGTCTTCCTCTTCGATAATAGTCCAGTCGCCACGTTCGTTTTTAAGGTGTAGATCGTTTGTATATACGTTGTGTGCGTATATATTAGCCCAGCGGCGCTTGTCAACGCCAAGATCTGTCTTGTTGTCCAAAGCAGGTACTACTTTCTTTTTTCTGATGATCTCAATAGACATTAGTCTTCAATCTCCTCCATCATAATCTTATATTTTTTACCATTGGCGTTGTTTACTAAGGTTAAATATTCGGATTCCTCGACAACCGTCCAATCCCCACGTTCATTCTTAAGATGGAGGTCGCCAGTGTAGACATTGGCCCAACGTTTTGAAGCAGATCCAAGATTCCTAGTGTTATCTGCATCGGGCAAAACATCACCGCCGGCGGGACCTAAAACAATATCTCCATCAACGTCAAATGTAAGGTCGGCTGCTTGGCCGTCGTCATCGACTGTTGTTATAGTTGTTGCACCAGCCGTCGTTGTTGCTATTGAAAAATAGTCGCCGCTATCGGCTGAACTCACAATTTTTAAATCGGTCTTTCCGTCAGTGCCGCTGATTTTGAGGACATTACCGGTTGTTAAGCTATCTGCGGAAATGTGCATCGCGCTTGCTGTCGTTACGTCATCTGCAGAAATGTCAACACCATTCGCGTCGAGGTTTGATAAATTAATATCTATGCCGACATCATATTTCGAAGCGATATTAAAGACTGCGCCTTTCTGGTCATCATCATCGTGATCTACTATTAATGTTGGTGCACCTGTTGCTGCAGCGCCATTGACATGCAATAGTCCAGTTGCAGCACCACCACCAATGAGAACAAATCCCGTGTCTCTCTTAATCGACATTCTGGTATAAACGGTAGCTTCGTTCCCAGTCTTAAATTGCAGAGCCTCTACTCCTGATGCGCCGTCATAAGCAATTCTAAAACCAAAAGTATCCGTGGCACCAAACGCCGTTACGTCTGAACCGTTATGCTCAGTTAAATCCAGATATGCGTCATCATTGAGATCAGCGGCGATGTGAATTCCCGCACTGGATCCATACGTGACACCAGACACTGTTAATAAATCAGTAGGATCAGGCGTTCCAATGCCTACGTTACCCATGGGCTTTATTGTAAGGCGTGTATCTGTATGCAGTGTAGACGCTTGAGAAATTTTAAGCTTGTCGTTGTCCGAGTTATCAATACCCATAGACCATGTTTCGGTGCCAGCAATTGCAAATCTTAGTGAAGGATCTCCAGCGTTGGGTTCTGCGTAGAGTGCCAATAAAGTATCGTCACCTGATGACGTCCCTTTGTTTTCAATTACGCAGTTTACATCTAAGCCGTCCGTAGAGCCTTGAATTCTAAGTGCCTCGGCAGCAGAAACAGCAGCATCGAGAACATAAGTGGGGGATGCGGTACCGATACCAACTCGATTATTAGTAGAATCAACATAAAAGGTAGTTGTATCAACCGTCAAATCGTTTGTAATGGATACCGATCCTGTAAATTCGTGAAGATCATCGGTGCTATCGCCGAAATTACTAGATCCGTCAGAATAGAAGTGCGAAACGTTCTTAATGATGTGGTTATCGGCATAAATTGAGCCGGTAACAGATACGTCACCGACAACATGTAACTGATGAGTCGGCAGGCCCGCACCTACACCGTCGAATGTGGTAAGTCCAATACCAACTCTATTTGAACCTGTGTCATAAACAAACAGGTGACTTCCGCTAAGTGTACTCTCGTCTACCAAGAACTGTACAGAGCCTGTAGGGCCTGTTACAGAACTCAAATAGCTGAAATCTACATAAGCCCAACCAGTTCTAGCCATTAAGATGTTCTCCCTTTGCTATTAAATAGTGTTGACATCACTAAGTAGCATCAAGAACTTGCTAAGTTGCCTAGTCCATTCCATAATATTCGATGAAAATCTCAATTGAGCCTGCGCTGGGTGATCCTCCACCATTCGAAGTGCCCGCATTGACAACATAAACATACATGTCTGCTCCAGCCCAATTAGCCGTGGTAGAATACCATGGCTTCTTAACGTCATTTTTACAATCAATGTCCGATGCGCCGGCTTGCGTATCGTAAGACCTTGAATCTGCAGCGCCGGCGCCAATAACCTCTACAGTATTCATCCCGGTGGTCACGCCACTACCCGCCGAAATAGAACCATTTGTATCCAACACAATTGCAACATTACAGTTGGTCTGATCTGAGGCTACCGTTGGTACCGCATATACACTGACGATTCTTGAATACTGTGGAATTTTAAAGTCAGTGCCTCCGCCGGCGATGATCGTGTTGTCGGTACCACTAGAGGCGCGGAGATCGACTGACTGATGCCACAAGTGCTTAGTCATGCCTTGGCCTACGCTTTCTGCCAATTCGAGGTCGCCGTTAACTATCGCGTTACCTGATATGGTTGTAGAGGAGCCCGGTCCATTGGCAATTGTAACATTAACTTCGTCTTCGGAACTCCCGTCTTCAATCGTTAGGCCGTTGTTCACTTCTCCATCGTGAGAGGCAACCCTCAGCAGAAGACGGCCACCTTCGTTATTGTTCGAAGCATCAGCCACTTGACCAACAATAGAAGCAAATTCAATATTGTGCTGCGCATCGTCATCACCATAGAATAGGATTGATCCAATAATATCGTTGTCGGCGCCGGGGCCGCCTTTGTCTTTTACGAACTGAAGGCGCGCGCCATTTGTGTCATTTGTGGTGTTTTTGATAATAACCAGCGGATCTAGCGAATTGGCGGACTCGAAAGTGACTTCATCTCCTTGAGTCTTCAGGCTTCCTGCTACAGTTGTAAGAGATGTAGTGGTATTGCCCAAAAAGACATCAACCTCATCCTCAGCATCGCCATCTAAAATCGTTAAGCCAGACTGCAGTTCGCCATCGTGAGATGCAACTCTAAACGAAAGCTTACCGCCTTCGGCGCCGTCATCTGATTCGGCAATTTCAGCTGCAATTCCAACAAATTGCGTGTTGTTGTTTCCTTCGTCTTCGCCATAGAAAGTAATCTGACCCAATACCTCGCCATCTTCTGTGTCTGCCGCGTCCTTAAGGAATTGCAGTTCGCTAGAAGATGTCTTGGTTGTGTGGGTAGTTTTTAGAGTAAGAATAGGCTTGCCGGCTGCTGAATCTGCAATTGTTACGACTGGGCCGTCAATAGTTACAGCAGTTGAGGCGTTTAAATCAATTGTTGGCGCAGTGACGTCGAGCAAAGTACCAGCATTGAGGTCGAGAGTGCCATCTTCAGAAGCATGAATGTTTTCGCCTCCGCCGATATCGTGAAAAGAAAGCTTTGTGGTGAGCAACAAGCCCAACTCATCTTGAGAGGCGTCATAAAGTAAGCCCTCGCTAGCAGTAGCGCTGAAAACTCTGATATCGACGCCAGTATCATCAACACCAAAAGTAGCGGTGCCATTAAACTGCGTAGCTCCAGCAAAAGTTGCCTTCTTATCAGCGTCCAGTTTCAGAACTTCAGACTGCGTAGTGCCGTCTGTAGTGTAAAATAACAAATTTGCATCATTATTAGAGCCATCCCAAGCATCTCGACATAAAGCCTCAATTCTAGCTCCGACAGATATGGTGCTGCTAGTATCTTCTGCTCCGGCAAATTCAATAACGCCAAGTCGGTGGCCGTTGGCCATAACCGCGCCGTCATCTGCTGCCAGTCTTACATAGCCGCCCTCGGTGGCGCTGGTAGCTGTAGTGTCTGTTATGGTGACACCGGGGGTATCTACCGTAACAGCTGTTGATGCATTAATATCGACCGTTGGTGCGGTCATATCTAAAGTTGTACCAGAGTTAATTTCTAAGTGACCATCAGCGGAGGCAACAACGTTCTCACCGCCACCAGCATCGTTGAAAGAAATCTTAGCTGAAGAGGCCAAAACAAGCTCATCTCCAGACATATCCCAGTGTACATATTTTCCAGATGACTCGCCAAAGAATTTGAAATCAACGCCATGGTTATCGGCACCACCAATCAAAATACCCTCGGTCTCGCCATCTGCATCCCACTGGATGCCCACATGTGCGGCTGTTCCTGCTGTATAAAGATAAGCGTCCACACCGCTGCCTGCAGCGGAGCCAATTTTAAGAGCACCAGTTGAAGTAACTGCTCCGCAGCCTACCGTTCCCAAGCCCGATACATTGCCGCTAGTGTCAAAAGTATAGTTACCGTCCGAAAAGGTGCCGTCAATCGTGAGGTTCCGAATCGTACCTACGTCTTTGTTCGCGTCAGCTACCAGAACCTTGGATGCCACCGCCGAAGTTCCGGCGCCGTCGACGTAGCCAATCTCTGTGTCCGACAAAGCAGACAGAGTACTGAGCTTGGCTGCTGTGACGTTTGAGTCGGCGCCGTCCAGTTTATTAAGTTCTGCTGCGGTGGAGGATACGGCTGTTGAGGCGAGAACCAATTGGCCATCAGGCACCACGATACGAGCAGCGCCATTGAAAATTAGGTCATCAGCCGACGTATCCCAAGTCATGTTTGCCGAAGCGGCATCGCCGTAGAAGATTACGTCATAGCCAGCATCATTAGCGCCGATTGTCAGCGTTCCGTCCAATTGAACATTTCCGTCAATATCAACAGCATCAAGATTCGTCGTACCGTCAACATCTAAGTCTGTTCCAACATAAAGCTTTTTGGCAATACTCGCTCCACCTTCGACTCGGAGGGCGCCCGTATCGCCAGAATCATCTGAAGAGTCGGTGGTATCAGTAATATCCAGCACTCCAGACGTTGTGATTGCTCCACAGCCTACCGTTCCTAAACCCGATACATTGCCGCTAGTGTCAAAGGTGTAATTGCCGTCCGAAAAGGTACCGTCAATCGTGAGGTTCCGAATGGTTCCCACGTCTTTGTTGCTGTCGGCAACGACCGCCTTAGAAGCGACAACCGATGTTCCAGCCCCATCGACATAACCAATCTCAGCATCAGATAACGCGGAGAGTGTGCTCAACTTGGCTGCGGTGACGTTTGAGTCGGCGCCGTCCAATTTATTAAGTTCGGCCGCAGTGGAAGATACAGCCGTTGAAGCGAGGACCAGTTGACCATCGGGAACAACAATTCGCGCGGCGCCATTCAAAATTAGATCGTCTGCTGACGTGTCCCACGTCATATTAGCTGAGGCGGCGTCACCATAAAAAATAACATCATATCCAGCATCATTAGCGCCGATTGTAAGTGTTCCGTCTAACTGTACGTTGCCATCAATATCAACAGCATCAAGGTTTGTTGTGCCGTCAACGTCTAAATCCGTTCCGACATAAAGCTTTTTGGCGATGCTTGCGCCGCCCTCGACCCGAAGTGCGCCTGTGTCTCCGCTAGCATTTGAAGAATCGGTGGTGTCTGTAATATCCAGCACTCCAGACGTTGTAATCGCTCCAACGCCTAATGTGCCCATGCTGCTGACATTATTGCTGTCATCGATAATGATTCCGGATCCTTGAGCAGTCTCGCCGCCGGTCCCGTTGGTTCGCATGATAGCGTTATCGGTACTACCTAGGCCGGAAAGACTACCTGCAACTCCAGCTAAAGAGCCACCACTTGTAATCTGTACATTATTGCCGGCGTCGTCAGTGTAATAGAGGTTGCATGGGTTATCATCTTTTACCCAGATTTGACCATAACCGGCGGTGACTCCGGCAGCAGTACGGGAGTCTTGCTCCGCTACAGTTACGGCTCCCTGAACAGTCAACTTGGTCTTAGGGCTAGTCGTTCCAATACCAACCTTGTCATTATCAGCATCAACAGAAACAGTTCCGCCGTCGACTTCCAAGTCTGCGTTGACAACTCTTGAAGGACTGAATCCTCCTTTGTTAAAACCACCCATCTACGATATCTCCCTTATGCCGAATTCTCGTTAATGCCAGAGCCGCTCAGAGCATACATTCTAGCTGTTGGAATCTGCGTCAACTCGGCCATCAGGCTGTATGAGCCGGCGGAGGAGCCGTCAACATTAGATACATATACTTCCTTGCATTTAACATTGAATGTGACAGAATCCTTTTTATCGGAAAGCTCAATATAGTGCATTTTAAGCTCGACGGCGGCGTTGGCAACAGATGCAAACGTAACCCTTAACGCCGTATCGCCAGTATTAATAACAGTAAAATTGTTAGTAACCATCGGAAATTTAATCTGGTCTTCAAGGTTGGCTGCCAAACTAGCTGAACCGGTCAAATACGGTATACCTGAAACCTGATAAGATCCTACGTGATTAAGCCCGGGTGGGGTACTAAATTTATTATACTCTGCCATTGTTGTTCTCCATACAAATCATGATTGCCTACGCCTCTTTCTATAATTAGTCTTCTTTCTCGCTTTTGCTTTTTTCTCTAACCTTTCCAGCATTCTTTTTCTCTCGGCTGCTTTTCGACGTTTTGCTATTGACGGCTTTTCGTAATATCTTCTCTTTTTAATCTCGTCAATAATGCCCAATTTTTTAACCTTTTTGGTGAAGCGACGAATCATCCTTTCTGGCGTGTCATTACGTCGAGGATAGATTGCCGCATTTATACCTTTGTTTGCCATATTACACCAACTTGCTCCAATTTTGTGAAGTGCCGAAGAAAGCCGATATATCAACACCGGGGTCGTTTGAGGCCTGACCTGATAGTGGGCCCGATTGGGCGCTGGCTTGGCCCGGGACGCCCGCTCGGCCAATCGGAGTAGTTCCCTCAAACAAGTCAACTCCATTATAAGAATCCCTGTTGATTGACTCAAGTACTTGTTGCTTCTGTTGTTCCATTCGAGCCGAACGAGCGGCTGCAGCCTGTTGTCGTTGGCGACTTTGCATCTCGTTCACCACAGGTGGCGCGTCGGTTCGCGGGGCGTGGCGAGGTTGAGGCGTTGGCGTGCTGACCGCATTAACTCCAGTGATCACCTCTGCTACTATTCCTGCCAAAAGACCCTCTTCAAAGACAATTTCGCGAACAGCTTCGCGAATTAGTGGCTTAAGCGTCTCTCTTAAATCTTGCTTTTTCATTCCTCATCTCTCAATACGTTGTTTAAGGCTCGATTAATTCGATCAGCCTTGGTAAAAATGTTAGACTTTTTGTAATCTTTGGCCTCGGTCATCATAAAGGCGTCATTGGTAGACGGCTCTGATACCATGTCGAAGCAAATTAGTTGAAAGTCGTCTTCCACTATGGTGTCTCCTTTGTCCTCTTTGACAGATCCCAGACCTCTAGAGGAGATTCCCAATTTAACTCCCGCTCTGGCTAGCTCTTGCAGTATTTTGCCTGATGGTGTGTTGAGACATTCTATTTTTCCCATTACTGCGTTTGGATTATCGCTATCCCACCAGACTTCTGTAACCACATGAGAACAGTTGCGCAAATTGATCACCGATTCATCAGGATGATCTAATTCTCCCAAAGCTCGTCGCTCTTTCACAAGCTTTTGATAATTCTTCATCTCTCTTTCTAAGATTTTCTTGGGATAAACTCGCCCATTGCCATTTCTGGCCTCTGCCTCTTGAAGCTTTCCAGACAAAATTATGCCACCTTTAGCAACAAACTCCTTTTCAGACTCTGTAAGCAAGTCTGGGCAGGATCCTCCATCGCACAACTCATAATATTCTCTTAATAGTTTCTTACTCATAATAACTCCATAAGTGCGGGCGCTACCCGCGTGATCTAAGAGCCTTTGCAGCAATGTCTAACAGGCTGCAGCATCCACTTCGATGTCCAAATGTTAGTGCTCATTGTTTTTACTCCTAATTGTTTCAATTTTTAGCCCACAATCGCCAATAATCATATTCAAGACATATGAAGTAGCAGACGATAACCAACCCAAAATAAAGAAATTTGCTATTGTATACTCAAATGTAAATAGTTCTGTGAAACCGTTTATTCCAAACAAAAATGCACCAACCCAGAAGCCCAAACACATGGGGCATCGGAACAACTCTCCGAACAAGCCTTCTGACGGCCTTACTTTGTCGAATATGCTGCCGTATACTAAAATTTGAGTTAGGCCATAAGCCGTAAGAATAAAATAGAGCAAATCTATCACTATTACACCCTATACATGTCGTAGATGCCAAACGGGCCGCGAATCCACCCGGGGCGGATCGAACCTTTCGTACTGGCGTGTGGAACTTCTCCCAGTTCTGTCGAATCTTCTGGGCCGGGTTCAAGAAGACGGTCTTCTTCTTTCTCCATATACGCTCTTTCGGACTCGAAATAGGGACGCTCATCATCAATAAACTTGCTAATCTGCAGCAAGGCTAGTTGAATTGCGTTGGTACCCTCATGTACAGATTCTGGCATAGAAGCTTCGAAAGAGCCATAAACGTTTCCACCCCTAATGCTGTCGTACTCAATTATTCCGTTTCTAGTCAAGTGTTTAAATAAGTGGTTTTGAGTCTCGTATACATCATCCGTCATAAGATCTTTGGCTAATGTTACAACCTTCATCTTTTCTGGAATGAGAATAATATCGATGTCCGGATGGTCGAATATCATAATGCTCCCATCATTTGCGCTGCGCGCAACCAACTCAATAGATGCTTGAGTTTCTGGAGGTGCTCCCTCATTAGCGTCTGGAGAAGACTCGGGGCCCTCTTCATCTTGTACGGTGATATTAATCGCCATCGGATTCAATCTCTCTTACTAAATCTTGTATTTTAAGTACCCTTTTTATCATAGGCTCGCTTATTGTCTGCTCGTTTTTGAAAGACTCAATAATCGCTATGACCGAATTTGTAGCCTCAGTCATGCCTCTGTCCTGTTTAATGTCAGGTTGCGATGTGGCCTCAGTTAGAACACCCTTTAATCTAGACAGCTCTTCATTTAAATATATACGCAACATTCTGCCGTTGTCGGAAACAGACATTATATAGTTATTTAACAAATCCTTTTGCTCGCTAAGCAAGCTTCCATCGTACTCACTATTAAATTTCTGTACGAACACCCCATAAGAAAGGTCGTCAAGCGGGATCATTGCTCTCGCGGGATTACTCTTCTTCTCATAGGGAGAAGTTAAAAGCTTGGTCAATTCCTTTTCTAGCAAAACCCTCTGTTTAGTCGTTAAATCTGTTCCGAAAATTTGCGATATTGTAGCTAGCGAACGATAACCGGGCACGAAATTAGAATATACAGATTTTGTAAGATTTCTGTTGATTCTGTTAATCAGAGAACTCTGCTCAACGAACAATTGTTTGTGGTCCATTGCTTTGCGATCTTTTTTCACCTCAAAGATCAGCTTTTCGGCGGTATAAACATCCAGACCTTCCGACTCAGAGAGCGCCTTGTAATACTGTAGATCTTCCCACAACATCGTACTTGGTTTAAAATAGTGCCGAATAGTTTCTAATATTCGGTCTCTGTCGACAATAGCGCCACTTACGATTGCTTTGGTAAGCTCCACAATCAAGCTCTCATATAGGAATGCAGTATTTCTCTTCTTGTTGTGCTTAAGTTTCATCTACTTTGGTCTCCAATTCTTGTATTAGTTGCTTAATCTCTTGGTTAACCTCAAACAACTGGCGCTCTTCGGCATTATAAATAGTTTCCTTCTTCTCATAAATACCACTAGATATTGTACTTAGGCTGTGAGGGCCGCGAAATCCGGGAAAAGCTTGATCTGCTCGCCCTAAAGGATTGATTTGTGAATCCAAGGATCTCCTGCGGGCCCCGCGTTGGCGATTGTCCACATCAACGGGAGTATATCTGCTGCTCCATCCGTGCGGTCCTCGATAGCGTCGGCCACCCTCCTGATCTTCTGCTGCGTGAGGAGCATATGGATCTTTGCCAACTCTAAGCCACATAGAACCATCCTCTCTCTTAGCTGATGGTTCGGCGAGAAGCATTCCGTCTTCCTCTGGTGGGGCGCCTTCAGGTCCGCCTTCTGGGGGCATTCCCTCCTCGGGTGGCATTCCCTCCTCGGGCGGCATTCCTTCCTCGGGGCCTCCGGGGCCTCCCATGAGACCCTCTTCCTCTGCGATGTCCATTGCGCCGGCTTCGGCTTCAACGGAGCCAGCTTGCACGATTGCTTCAGCCTCGACCTCAAGCATTGCTTCGAATTTCTTATCGTAAAACATCTCTCTCTGATTTCTGACGAACTCTTCATCGGAAATACTAAATACGTGTTCGGCAATCCAGCGACGACTAAAGAAGCCTTCAGTAGCCGAAGCAGCCACATCAAATTTGGTCTTCCAGTGCTCTAGTTCTTGAAGTTCTGCAATCTTTGAGGGGTTGTTCAGCCTCAATCTGAATGAAATTAAATCATCACCTCTGTAGCCCAAAGTATACAAGTGGATAATTCCCAACTTTTCCAATTCCGACACAACAACTCTCTGAAGTCGCTGAATAGTTCTGGCGAATCTGATGTCTTTCTGCGCTAAGGTGGTTTTATCCTCTCCTGCCTCTTCTGCTGTAGATAAGTAAGAGGGCGGAATCTTTAGGGCCGCAAAGAGTTTGTCTCTTAGGTATTTAATATCGTCAATGTCGCCCGTATAAGTGCCTCCCGCTAGCGTTTCCACCCTAGAAGAGGTGCCGCCGCGCAAAGGAATAAAGTAATCTTCTTCAATACTCAAAGGATTATACCGCAGATCAACTCGGCCAGTATCAGGGTCAATCACTTGATTGCGTTTCATCTGAGTCATGACTTTTTGCATATATTGTTCCACATCTTCAGGTGGAATATTGCCAACGTCAATGTAAAATACTCGGCGTTCTGGGGAGCGAACAATACGATATGCCATCACTGCATCTTCAAGCATTGTTAACTGTCGCCAGATTCTTCTTGCCGGCTCCAAGATCGAGGTGCCGTATGGAGAATACTTATCGTTACCTAAAATACGAAAATGTGCGACCTGCCAGTTCTCGAAAGTCATTCCACCCGAGTTCCACTGAAATTGTACGTAATTTGGGTTAGATTCGTCTTCACCCTCGATGCGCTCAACCTCTTGTGATGGCAAGCCAATTGCCGCTTTTACACCAACCTCGTCATCGATATCAATATACAAGAAGAAGTCGCCATATTTACACATTGTGCGACACCAGCCAAAAAGATTGTGCTCTAGGTTAAGAATATTAGAATAAAGATTGTGTAAGACAATTTTAATTTCTTCGTTTGGGCACAATATTTCCATCATAGCTTTGAGATCGCTAGATGTCGTCATCTCATCAGCATAGATATCCATTGCTGAGGCTATTTCTGGCGTATACTCCATCTGGTCAAAGTCTGTGTATCTTTGCGAACGATTCTGGTTCGCCATCAAATCCGCTTCTAAGGCAGCAAACGGATTATGATCAGATTTTTTGAACTGTTTGCCGCTGGCTGACTTAAAATTAAACTTGTCGAGATGGCGACGACGATATCGACGAATGTTCTGTGTGCGGTAGTTGACAACCGGACCAGAAAAGAATCTAGTCAATCTCTTGAAAAGTTCAGATTCCTGATTTCTGGGGTTGTTGTTTCGGCGCGTTCTTAGTGCTAGCTTCTTATTTCTAGATGCCATTGTTTATTATCCCTTGTATAACCACTTGAATTCTTGTGCTTCGGATCTTTCGTCCTTGTTTTCCCACGAATCTTGCGATTTGTGATAGCCATGCATACCTTTAATAGTGGTGTTAAGTTTAGTATTAGCCACCACCATAGAGTTCAGCATCGCTTTTTTATATTCTACCTCTCTTTTGCTAGTTTGTAAAACAGTATCTCTAACCCAACACGCAATTGCTAAAGCCATAACTAAATCATCGTTATATCCTCGCATGGCCTGTGGCTTGCCGTTTATCCAAACAAATGTAGTAATCTCCTTAATCGCTCTCTGGGAATATACTTTAATTAGTTTATTTCTAATGAATTCCTCTAGTTTTGCCACGATTATCGGCCTAGTCTTCGAAGAAGTCGTAAATCCCGCTATTGCGTTTGACATCGATTCGGCTTGATACTGCTCTACGAACTCATGCGCACCCTTGGTGGAGAAATATAAATTAGGATAATCCAAATCAATCAATTTTTCCAATACCGAGATGCCCACTCCGACGTTTTCAACAACGACCATACAGTTACCGTATTCTCGGCCGGCTTGATTCAGAATGTTGGAATACATATCCAAACTTGGCTTCCCTTGGTACTCTGCAACCACCTCCATGGTTTCCAGCTTGACTATATGAAAAGACGAATTGTCCGCTCCATCGCCCCTAGCAACATCAGCAGACAACAAATAAGAGCATGCCGGATCGTGTTTTTCCCAAATCCAAAAGTTTCTATCAAACCCTGTACGGTATTCCGGATCCTTAGTTAGAGTTTGCATCCAAGCTATGTCATCTGGGTGGATCACTGTTTCGCCAGAAGTGTTAAAGTTGCACTCAAGCTCTTGAGCAATCTCTCTGCGTGACATATTTTTGGTCTCTTTTGCGAACCAATTTTGGTCACGATCCGGGTGTACATCCCATCTTAACGTAGTGGGGTGAAAATCATTCTCCTGTATCTCCGACTCTGTGAATATCTTGTGGAACCAATTACCAACACCATTTGGTGTAGAAAGCGCAATGCATCGACCACCAGTTGAAAGAGTGGGATAAAGACCCATCCACAATTCTTCTAAACCATCAACGTGGGCAGCCTCATCAACCACCAACAGCGAAAGAGCTTCCGAACGCCCAGCATCCCCGGACGTAGAAGAAGCTTTAATTTGGGAACCGTTTGATAGCTCAAAAGAAGTACGGTTATCTGTTGTGATATCTGCAATCTGTAGCCATTCTGGTAGCCTTTTGATAATTGCTTTAACCTTTTTTACCAAGTTGGAAGCTGTCGTAAATTTTGTTGCCACAACAAGAATGTTCTTGTCGCGATGGAACATCATGAGCCACGTCACGTAGCCAGCAACAATTGTAGAAATTCCAAGCTGTCGTGCTTTTAGAATAACATTAAATCGGTGATCGTTAAAATCATCTAAAAGTGCAGACTGAAAATCGTAAGTGCGAAAAGGAATTGTACCCTCTTGAGGGTGCGATATCTTGGCATAGTTGTTCAAAAAGTACTGTGGGTCTTTACCTGACTTAACTATCTCTTTGATTATTTGCTGCTTTGAAATGGAATATGACATCGTACCTCGTCAGCCATTCGTTCGTTCATGCAGTTCTCTCATCACCTGACTACGAAGCTCTTTCAATCGCTTGCTGGCCTCCATAGCGGATTTGCGAACTCGACGGCCTGCTGAAGCATTCCCTTTGTCAAACTTTTCGGCATCGCGAACCGCTAGGGAAAGGTCACTAATAATTTGCTGTAATTCTTCTAAAATCATATTAATCTCCTTTTCTCTTAACATTTTTTGGTTTAGATGTGTTCGGATACTTGTCCTTTCCTATCGCAAGGAACTTTTTAATAGCAGAATCAAGTCTATCTTCAGACGGCACGCTAGTTTCCTCAACATCGGTCATGCCACCAATTTTATACTTTCTATAGGCCTGTACCCACGCTCTAACTCTTGAAGTGCTCTGCACATCGATATATATCTCATCTTCTGCTGATAGAGTCAGGCTATCGCCAGTTACTGCTTTGTATTCTTTTCTTAAGAATTTGGCTATATCAGAAATCATTTGCTCAATATCTGACTCAAAATTCTTATCATGTACATCCTTTACTTTGATGTCTCCGTGATAATGAATACAGAGAAACGGACCTTGGAACCGGACATTAAATCCATCCATTATCCTTGAGTCAATAATCGGATCGCCTTCCTCTCTCTTGAGGCCGACTTTACGCTCGTCTCCATCAAAAGAGTATCTTTTGTCGTGAGCGCCATCGTAAGAGTTTGCAGCGGCTTGCGCAATTCCCCTCACTATATCTATTACATTTGATTTGGCCATTATTTGTTCTTCCTTGTTATAAATAGTTGCTCTCTGATTAAATCTTTCAATTCTTCTATCGAGACTTTACTTTCGTTTCTGGGGTCTGCCACTCTATCGTCTGTACCCGGAAAATCAGTACGCTGATCAGTCGCGTCAACACTTGGATAGGTCTGCTCTTTTCCGGCCTGCATGGTTGCCTCAGTCACCTTTCCCTGTTCTATGTTGTAAAGCGCCTGAGTGTCTTCTTTCTCTTGTTTGGAAGCATCGACCGAAGATGTCACTGGGTTGGTTGGTTGTCCCTCGTTAACGAACGAAGAACCGATGGATTTTTCTATATCTGCCTTGCCACCACGACTTTTAGTTGCGTAGTAAACCATGGCATTTAAAGAATTCGTCATATTTTCCAGATATTCTATCATAGTATCGTTTTGATCAATAATCCGTTGAGTTGGATCCGTCTGCTTTTGATGTTTTGAGCGCGGATATTCTTCTTCTTTAAGGTTTTTCTTTTTTTTACTCATTTGTTCCTTGTTTCGGGCGCCAACCCGACTCCCATCTCTCCTCTCTTTCTTCTATGTGTTGCACATAGCACTTGAAGCAACACCCAAACTTAACTTGATATACATCATCCATGCTTCTAAAAGAATAGACGTTACATATTGTGCAAGTTCGCTTGCTATCTTTATTAAGTAGTTTTTTAGGAATCAAAACACCATTTACTTCTACCTTGAGCTGACTTTCTCTACCTATCCTTTCTTTGGCGGCCATTTTCTTTAGTTGTTGTAAGTATTCCTTTTCCTTTTCGTCGGTCCAGCCACCTTTCGGATTACTAATTGTTTCGGCGCCATACTTTTCGGCAATTGCCCGTTCAAGTTTAGCAACGTAATTCGGATCATCTTTCGACATTAGCGGGAAATCTCCGTAGCGGCATAAAAAATACCAATAGAAGATGCTGCACCGATTATAATACCGCCGGCCAACCACCACTGGTTGTTTTTGTTGGGCCTCTCTAGCGCCAACTCCCTATAGGTGTCGATTTCTTGATTTTTTATATCCATTAATAGTGTATGGCGGTCATTAAGCGAATCATAACTAGCCTGCAGTGTATCCAATTGCAATTGAAATCTGGCTTCAGTTCGTAGAATCTGAAACTCGACCTGCAGATCGCAAGAATCCATAGAATATTGACTTTCAGCAATCAATTGGGCTGTAGCCGCTGGATTAAAAAGCGTGCCTGCGAAGGGCGCTTCCTCCCCCACCTCCAGATGGGTGTATTGTGGGGCTTCATCTGCTAACGCAACTGGTGTGAAAACTAAGCTAGTTGATATAATTGCCGATAAAAGCTTACTCAACATATTCAAATCCAAACTCCTCCTTTAAGGCATCATTCAGAGCCGATTTATCCGATCCGTGCGAATCAATTAGCTCCTTGATCCTTGCGCGCTTTTCAAATGTTAATTTTTCTTTGCTCTCTTCATAATTTTGCTCAATCGAGTCGAGCACATTGTTATACCGCTCAATAGCTTCATCGCGCTTTCTAATCTCTTCTTCATGCGTCTTGTTGACAGCATCAATTTCTTCTTGATAACTGTTGCGTGCGGTTTCGAGAACCTTTAGCGCAACTTGGCTATTCTTTCTGGATACGAACCAGATAACAATTGTCCATACAACAAGAGCAACAATCTTCCAATGGTGTTTGCACCAAACCCATGCCTTTTTTGCAAAAAGCTTGGTAGCTTCCCATGTTAACCAACTCATCATACTTCCCCAGAATCGCCAAACCTGTATGCTTTCATAACATCGACAACACTTTGGCCGGCAATATAGACAACCGCTATCATGCCCCATGTTTCTGAATCCAGATTGGACCAAAGCATCAAGCCTGTAGCGGTTAAAAATGTAAAAAGCTTTCGTGAAACTGCTTTTTCTAATATACGATCAAGAGTACCTTTTCTCATAGTCTGTTCCTCCCAATCATAATTAGTTTATTTTTCGGTTTGAGTCCCTAAACGCAAGAATTTTTGCAGATTATTGTCGAAAAATTTCTGGAACCTCCTGTTACTCCAACGCTGTAATCCTTCGCGCTGTTTGAACCATTTTATGAAATCCTCAGTAACTTCAACGTTGACTGTGGCTCCTCCTGTTTCTTCTTCCTGCACTTCGACGACTTTAAAGGCGCCGTTATCGATATGCTTTTTAATCTCCAGCAAATCCATAATGCTAATGTCTGACATATGCGTAATTTCCTTTCTTCTCTATGTTGATTATTATATCTGCATTGTCCTTTAGCGCGTCCATATGCGATATAAGTAAGACTGTTTTGTAATAGCTCTTAATCATGTCTAGGATCCTGATAAACCCTTCCATGTTTTCTGCATCAAGAGCAGTGCCGGGCTCATCCAAAATGAAGATATCACCCTTTGGCAAGTTTGATATAGACAACAAGGCCAGTCTGATAGCCATTGCTGCTATTGTTTTCTCGGCACCAGAGCCCATACCAATAGGTCGCGGATCGTGTTTGGGGTGCTTAATAAAGATATTGAGCCTTTTTCCATCATCCTCGAAGTAAACGTTAAAGTTGACAATATTTGCCAAAGTTTTGGCGATTTCTTCGTTAATAATCGGAAGTTTTCTCTTGATGATATCATATGCAATTCCATTAGAATGCATACAACGCATATACAGGTCAAAAGACGAGTATTGCTCATGCAAATCTTGTAGTTCTTGCTTTTGGCTCTCCAAGTTGCGCAATTTTTGCTCTAAAGAGCCGTGCTCAACATACAGCGAGGTCAAACTCTCCTCACATTGCGCCTTCTGTTCCCTATAGGACACAACGTTGTTCCGCATCTTTGACAATTTCGACATCATTGCCTCCAAATTGTCAATTGTGTCCTTGTTTTTGTTGTATTCTTCCACCTTTTCGTTTAAAACCTGTATTTTGTCTATAGTTTTCTCTAGCGTATTAGAATTTCGCTCAATAGACAGGTTAAGTTCGGCAATTCCAGTAGAAACTTGGTTTTTTCTCTGAAGTACGCTGTTATACTTGCCTATGTGATCGGTAACAGTCACACTATCAAGCTCCTCAAGTCGGCTTTGGGCTGTTTTTAGCTCCTTTACGGAGTGGTGGCGGTTAGCTACTGCCACATTGGCATCTCTGATAAACTTACAGGTGGGATATGTATCTCCACACGGGATTCCGTCGAGTAATTTTGCCTTTTGATCTATGTTTTGAAGCATAGATTCAACCTCAAGCACTGTAGAGTTTAGTGATTCTACCTTTTCCTTCTTTTCTCTCAACTCCTCGATATCCATGGTGTCCAGAAAGTTAATAATCTTCTCGTAAAGTTCCGTTCGAATCTTCAAATCCTTACTCTCTTCCTCAAGTTTCGACTGCAGTGACTGCTCTTGTACTGTGAGCTTTTCGATCTCGGCTCTAGTGTTCGCCACATCGATCAGTTCAACCGGCACAGAGCCCACTTTCTCCTCTAAATCCTGTATCTTTTCGCCTATCTTGTCTATCGATACTTGATACTTTTCACACCGACTCTTGTGCTTTTCAATCTTATCTTCGCTCTCACACAACTCAAGCGCTGCTGCAGCGATATCTTGCTCAAATTCTCTATTTTCGAGCCTTTTGAGTGCTCCGCGAAGGTCACTAGCATCCTCCTTGGCTAGCCTGTATTTCTTTTCGAATATCTCCAAATCTAAGAACTTGGCCAAAATCTCTTTTCGCCTCGTTGAGCCCTCATTGATGAAGGTTAGCGAGTCAAGTTGGCTAGCCATAGAGGTCAGCAAGAAATCGTCAAGTGTTCCAAACATCTTTCGTATTTGCTTGTCTGTTTCTATTCTCGTAAGACCATTCAAACTGCGTGTGGTGTTGGTGACCGCATCTCTTTGTTCAAAGTTTAGGTCGGTTTTTGCCTCCAAGGTCTCTTCGCCCTTCAGCCTTTTGACGTACTTTTCTGAAGTTCTGCTAATTTCGTAAGAACGCTCGCCAATCGAAATATCAACAGTGCCGGCACAAAACTCCTTGTTTTGATTGATAACGTTTAAGTTCTTTCTCTCATTCTTTGACGTTGAGTTGAACATAGTGTATAAAATAGAGTCGATAATACTGCTTTTACCGCTATAATTCTTCCCAAAAATACCAACTACGCCAGCAAGGTTTGTAAAGTCAATAGAATTGCCTTCGCCATAATTAAACAGATTATCAAACTTTACCGAATTTAGCTTCCAGTTGATATTTCTGCTAACTTCCTCTTCTTGCTCGGCCATCTGGTTGTACTTTGAGTTCAGCGTCAACACTCGCTCCATCATAGTATCATCAATCTCGTAATCCTTAAGATACTCGCGCATAAGCCTTTCTTGCACAGCGGTGTCTCTAAGATTTTCCTTAATAATCGTGTTTGTTAACGAATCAACACTTCCTCTCTGTCCCAAAGCTCGATTTAAGAAAGTGATTGCTTCCGGCTTAAATCTATGCTTTGCAATGTCAACAGCTCTCTTCAAGCGAGTTAGAGGAAGGTTATTGTTGGATACCAAACGCAGGCGGGCGCCCTTGGGCACGGCTGTTCCTTTCGGGATCCTACCCTTTGGTGTTAATTCAATAGTAACAAATGGCTTCGGGTTTTTAAATGCAATGTGCTTGCAACTAAAATTATCTTTATCTTGGATATCCCACAGCAACAGCCCTTTGTCGTTTGTTTCACCATGATTCTGCTGAATCGTGCTGCCGGAATATCGGATCCGACCTTCTGTGTCTAACTTTTGATTTGTCTTGTGGATATCTCCAAGAAAAGCAAAGTCAAAATTATCAAAAATACTAATATCATGTTCTCCATGCTCCATAACCCAGCCAAGGTCTGTTTTTACTCCCGAGATCGAACCATGATAGAGGGCGATGTTGATCTTGTCCTCATCAGTGGGATCGCACCAATTCTCCTCATCAAAAACCGACAAAACATTTAAGCAGAATTTGTCATTTAAAACAGCCTCGCCTGAATCTTTCAACAGATGTAAGTTTTGTAAGTCCAAAGCGTCTGCGATAGGAGTCAGAGCATCCTGTCGACTGCTGTTCTTTAGATTGCCATCGTGATTGCCTAGAATAATATATGTCGGCGCGATGGTTGCCAAGTTTCGAAAAAAGTCAGAACACATTTCTACAAACTCTGGTGAGATTTGTGTTTTTGTGTGTGCAATATCGCCACAATGAACGATGCAATCAACCTGTTCGTCTCTTAGTGTTTCATACAGTTGTGCGAACACTTCCTTATATTCGTGGTGGTATTTTAAATTTTTAATATGCGTATCCGCAATATGCGCAAACTTCATCATACATTCCTAGTATACGGGGTGATCCCAATCGTTATTGGACCACTGTTGGTTTAACTCTCTCTCTCGGGCGCGTTGGTACTCTCGAATTTGTCTGGTCATTTTGTTACGTTCAACCATCATAAATCCGGTGAACATACCGAACAAATAAACCGCTAAATAGCTGCATATTGCGGCAAATAACAAACTTGGAGGCATGGCTTCAATAGCACTCAAACTTCACCTTATACTAAATGTAACACACTGTTGTAAAGTTGTCAAGACTTATTTTGCATATGATGCGGCGTCTTGCACATATTCTTCAATCATACTCATGATTTCTTGCTCGGACATTCCGGACATCAACATATCGAAAACAAGCTGCTCGACCTCAACTTCATAGTTGGGAGTCATGCTTGCTTCTGTGTCCGCATCGGGATCCTTTCTGGTAACATCGCCTGTAGAATGAGGAGGAGGTCGTTCACCTTTTGTTAGATCGTACATTTCATCGTTATGTTCGTTCACAAGATTGCTCGCCCAGTCCGTCACTGTACTGGCCGCGCGCAGGGGGGCTGTGGCCGCTTGAGTGGCCAAGTCAAGTCCGCCTTCGTAGGCAGCCTCTATCGGTTCCCTAGCACCGCCGGCATATACGGGCGCGACATTTTGACCGGTGTAATGGCGGGAAGCAGTATTGATTGGTTTGGCAATATAACTGTCGTAAACTGAGCCTGCGATATCAGGGGCGGCCATGGCTATATCGGTGACATAATCTTCCCAGCCTTCTTCTATTTTATCATCCTCGTCATCTTCCTTCTTCATGATGCCCATTCCAGTAGAAGCGGGTATACTGCCGGCTTGGCTACCCATTGTAAACCCATCACGCACTGCTTCTGCGTACTGCTTCCACTTTTCAAGCAACAACTTCATCTGCGTTTTCTCTCTCTTAAGATCCTTTTTAAACTGCGCTTAACGTGCGATTCCAACTCTCTGCTTGAAAAGGACACTACCTGCCCTTCAAGCTGAAGGAGCATCGGAATAAGTTGTTCAAGGCCGCTTACTTCTGGTGCTTGCTGCTTGTGCCTAATGTGAGTTGGGTGAGTTACCGCTGGTCCTTCCTGCTCTTCTTCAGATGTCTGAATAATAATAAGAGGCGTTTGACTTTGGCCTCCGCCAAGTGCAAGGAGATCATTCATTCCTCCCATAGAGGGTTGTTCATGGCCGTGGCCATGGTGACCGCCTCCGCAACCCATTTCACTCAAAAGGGCCTCTTTTACCATTTGCTTAAGTTCTAAACCTTTAATTTTCATCCCACTGTCCTCCTCTGATATTAATGGGCCGGGCTGGCTTGGTTTCAGCGGCTCAGCGCGGTGAGGATGCTCTTTCCACTCATCGTAATCTTCTCGCCAGTCTTCACCAACAACATCTTCTAGGCGTTGCAAAAGCCCGGGGTCGGGAAATTGGCGCGTATCCTGTTCTGCAGACTCGTACTCTAAAAATGCCTGTTCCCAATCTGGAGTGCCGGATCCTGTAGCGGTAATTTTTTCGGCCGGCATGCGAATAGTGGCAGCAGTTGGTCCACCCCCCTCTTGCTTGAGAGCTTCTTCCTTCTTTTCCCACCTTTTGGCCATTTCTGGCTCATTGGCATGCATCCATCTTCGCTGCTTTTCCGATTCAAACGGCATTTTTATTCCTCACCTTATAAATAGATAGAAATAAACCTTTATGACAAATTTTGACCTCTATTTATTACCTCAAGCATTTTTTCTAATGCGAACTCATCATTCATGCGATGGTCGGCGCCGGTCTCAATTAGTTCGGCGCCAAACGTGTGGGCTAAAAGCTCGCTATCAGAGTACGGAACAATATCATCGCTTTTAGAGTGTAAAATTGTCGCCGTAGAAGGAATTGTTCCCCACGGACAATATTTGGCCCAAGCTGGTGCGACCAACACGAGCTTAGGCACAGACAAGCGAGCCGCTATTGCCACTGCTCCTCCCCTTGAGGAGCCCACAACCACATCTGGTAGCTCCTGTTCGAATAAGGCTCTGGCAATTTTTACACTGTCATCCCAACTGTCTTTCGGCAGTGAAGGGTTTAGAACTGTGTGCCCGTGATATGATAGATATGTTGGCTTTGAACCACCGGGTTTAGATTCTAAGCCGTGCAAAAACATTATTTTCATGTTAACTCCTATACCATTAGTATAACCTACTTGGATAGAGAAAGCAAGTAAATTATGCGTTGGGGGTACCCAGCATAATTTTCATTTCATCTTCGTGACCTGAAATGGTTCTCGTATACCAACCATCATATCCGGGATATTTACCCTCTGGATGTGGTCCGAGCCACTTAATAGGTTTAGAGGGCCCCAGCACTTTCTGCACGATTTCTGGATCTGCGACAAATGGCACTTGAAAATATTTAATCATCACATGTGCGGCGGCTTTTGACATCTCACCATAGTGCCCGGGCGTACTTAATAATTCTGAGGTCTTTTGCTTGAATGCCTCAATTGCCGGTCTAGAGCCATCATGACCAGAAGCAGATAATTTAAGCCCTGCAGGCTTAGTTTTGCCCACCCTGACTGCATCGGGCTCTGGATCGTCGTCCAAATCAACCGCTAGCCAAAAATCAGCATCTCCGGGGATATCGCCGGGGTTTCTGAAGTCGAAATTTCCACCAATATCTTTATAAGCATTGTCTATTAGGGCCAGCAATTCGTCTGTAATATCTACATTTGCCGGATCTTTAGCAGCTTCAATATCGCTAGCAGAAAGATTAGTCCACTCGCCCTTATTGGTGTCGAAATCTTCCCATTTTTCTTCTTTTAGGAATTTACGCCAGTTTTCAAATAAGAGCTTCATGCTCTATGTTTATCCCATGCCGGGTGGCATACCGCCGCCGGCGGGTGGGCCAGCTAACGACTTAAGGATCTGAAGGGCTGAAGCGGCGTCACCACCCTCAAGGGCTGCGATAGCACCCTGAATGGGATCTCCGCCGGGTGGTCCGGAGGGTGGGCCTCCGGGGGGCATTCCACCGGGAGGCGGACCTCCGGGTGCGGCTCCCATGCCGGGAGGCGGGCCTCCGGGGGGTGGACCCATCCCGGGGGGAGGGCCTCCAACAGGGGGTGCTCCGGGCGGCATACCGCCGCCGGGGGGCGGACCCTGCTCTGTGAGAAGTTGGTTGAAATAATCCACCTCTTCTTTAATGATCTCTTTTAGTCTTTTGATGGTTATTTGCATTACCATTCCTCCTGTAAATCTTCGTCTTCTTCGTCGCCAGTGATTCCTTCTGGTTCTCCTACCATGTCCATCGCGGCATCGCGCATGTGCATAGCAATACTCAGAATATCATCATCGACATCGGCTAAATACTTATCGTATACTGTTAAGCCTTCTTGGTCGCCCAAGTGGCTCATTAAAACATTTCTAATTCCAGCTTCCATAGCTGCGGCGATCCGATCTCCCAGCTTCTCAGCTTCAGTTTCCGGGAAAACATCAAGATCTGCGCCGGCACCACGGGGATCGCCCGGGCCTTCCCAGTCGGCCTTGCTCAGCCCCGTTCTAAATGGCGGCTCTTCAATCTCCAAAACGGTCTTTAACGCTTCGGCAACTAAACCTTTAAATTGCTTTTTGCTAACCTTCATCTTTTGCGCTCCTTATGCCAGCTAATTGAATTAATCTTGTGAGTCCTTCATCCAAACTAACGCCGTCTGATTGAAGGCCTGATGTATCCATGTCGGTGTCCATGTTTGCTGTACCAGAAGCATCTTCTAAGGCATCGTGCATTTTCTTTGACATGCCGCTCGCATCCGTCTCTTCTTTAAGATCTTGCGAATAGTGGGTAGATAGCTCTTCTCTAAGGATCCGCATCAATGTCTTCCTATCAATCTTCATACTTGTAGCTCCCGTATGATTTTAATGCAAGATCTCGCATTCTCTTAAGGGGATCTTGGGATTCGTTAAGCTCGTCTTTTCGCTTCGGGTTCCAGTCGATTTGATCCATCTGGCTTTTTCTGCCAGTGCCCAGCTTTATATCAGACCCGCTGGTTCCTAACGTTCGCTTGGCGGCGCGTTGTCTGCCCCATTCGGCGGTAAGATTTGCGTAATCCTCGTCGCTAATCAGGCCGGCTTTATTCATTGCCCACGCGCCAATGCCCTCATCCACCGACTCCAATTCTTCAACCAGCGCGTCAATATTGAGACCTTCGTCGGTTTTTGGAGGGCCGGAATCGTGAGGTGGTTCAGGTGCTGCTTCTTGCTCCTTTAGAATTTGACTCTTGGTAAGAGTTTCAGCCAAAGCGTTAAGAAACTGCTGCGCCTTTGCGTTTCCGGCGACTGCATGCTCAAACATGAATCTAAGGCGATGATCTCCCATTGCAGCCCTCTCGTATATAGCCTGCATAGCGGGAGTTTTAGGAGGAAGAGATACGCGGCTTCGTCTGCGTTGCATGGCCTCTCTTCGTTCTTGCAAGTGGCCCAAGGGATCTGGGTTCATAATCTTGTCTGCGAGGCTGGTGCGTCTTGGTTTCGAATCTTCTACTTTTGCGGGCGAGGTCGGATAGAGTGCCTCGTCTGATGCATCTGATGTCCTCTCCCTTTCCCACTGAGCCTTTTCCTCGTCCGTGTTTCCTTCACCGCCGATCCACTGCTCGATTCCTCCGATATTCCCGGTGCTCCATGTGGCGCCTGTTTGTGGATCCACAATGCTCTCGCCGGGGAGTTTTTGTTCTCCCGGGAGGGCCGAGAACGCCGGAAAGGTCTTTTGCGACATGTAGTCATCCTCATTATCCTCATTAATGCGGCCAGAACCTTGTTGCGTCTGATAACTACCGTGGGCAATGCGGCGAGCCGCATCTCTTCTGGCCTGCGCCTGTGGTGTCACTCGCACAGTCGGGGCCACATTACCCGGCATCGTGGCAGGATCAACACGGGCGCCCCTGAACTTCCCGCGCGTAACGCGAATATCGCCAGTTTCCGGATCTGTTCGATACGCGGAAGTGCTGATCGGCAGTTCGTCATAACTGACCAATTCGCCAGACCGTCTGGCTGCTCTTGCGCGTTGATTAAGATTACCGGCTGGTGCTTGCGCGGCTAGGTCGCGATCATCGAAGGTCCGGACGAATCCCGATGATCCTCCGCCGGCGGGATTGGGCTCTGTGGCGCCGGTGAAGAATTCTCCCTGTTCTTGCCCTAGGCCCTGAACATTAAAGGTGGCATCCGGGGTGCCCATGTCAGTGGCCACTTCATCGGGCTCCATGCCCAAGAAGGTATTGCCATCACCGAAGAGGCTGGATCCTGCACCGGACTCTTCCCCAGCGGGTGGTTCGTTCTCATTAAGAGTTCTCTTTTTAAGAGCCTCTCTAACCTGTTGTTCAAGTTGTTTTCTGGTTAATTTCATTTACATGCTCCCGAACAGTTGTCGCAACTACAACAACCGCAGCAGCAACAACAATGGTCACTATTAAATAGGTTTGCTAATTTGTGTAATACTTTCTTCATTTTCTTCTCCCTTCTGCTAACACTGCAACACTGCTAACGTTAACTCCCGCTTGCTGCAGGGCTCTAAATAAGTAAATATAGGTGTCTGTCATGTCTGGGTTTGATTTACCCATTTGCTTGATTGCATCAACTAAATCATAGATCTTGTCTTCGACAGCCTCTTCTGCAGGACTGCGATCAACACTTAGACCAGCGGACGGATCAGCGGATCCACCCTCGTCGTCTCCCGGCTCATGGACGACAGTTTGGTCGCCTCCATAAGCCTCAGCTTCTCCTCTAGAGCCAAACCTGATTGCTTCTGTGAATTTACCAAGCTCTTCTCTGATTATTTGTTCAAGCGTTTTCTCTTTCATTTTATTGACCACTCTCCAACCCATTCATAAGTAGTATCGCAACTAGCCCGGGGACACTTTCATTTATATAAACTCCAGAAAAAAGTGTATCTGTTCTTCCTCCGACGTAAGAAATTGCTGCGTCTAGGTGCGCGCTGATCTCAGGATCGCCTGCCATCTGCGAATTTACAACTAGTAATAGCGAGCCAGTCGATGGTTTTCCTTGTGGCGCAGGGCACGGGGAACGCTTCAGGCAATTCTGAAGAATCATCGAGCCCAAGTTAGGTGTTGCTGGATTCTGAATCATGGTCGAACCCACGAACATTCTCTTTTCAGTTCGGAGACACCTTTCCAGATCCTTTGAATCAAACGATTGGATTGGAGATTGTTCGGATGAAAGCTTTAATACTTGACTTAACAATTTTGCAAAAGACGAATTGGCCAAAGGATACATACCTAGCATGCCAACCTTTCCTCTCAGAAGTTTAACTTGCCTCTCATTATCCAAAACAACGTGCGGAAGCTCCGAAACATCATTCACCAAAGATAATGCGTTCTTGCTAATTGTCGGGTTGAGACATTCTTGAGCCGTTGGCCAAGAAACCACATAGATTACGCGGCCTTCAGCTTGTACCGAGCTTAAATAGCGGTCAAAAACATCGTTTAAGGACGCCACAGCGCTTCCTGTACCTCCTCCTCCGCCTGCACATACAAACAACCAGTCAACGCGGCCCAGCTTCGTTCTAAGGGCGTCTTCGACAACGGCACTATTTGCCTCAAATACGGCTTTTCCAAGATCGACATCCTTTCCAATACCATCTGCTTCAGGAATCAACACAACATGTTGTTCGTCAACTCCTTCAGGAATGTCCTTGGATGTAGTATTCACCAATAAGGTCTTGTTAAACCCTAATTCAAGGAAGGCTTTGGCCATTTTTCCGCCTCCACCTCCCACACCAATTACTGCGCAATTCAAAGAAGAAACAACGCTGTTTTCAGGCAGCATATTTTCATTTACCGCTTCTTCTTCTTCCGCATAATGGTCTATAAAATCAAAATCACTCATATTAAACCTCTTCTCCCTCATCGGGTAATTCTTGTATTTTAGATCGCACGTAACGATCCATCTGATCAATCAATTGTTTAGCTTCATCGGGATATAGTTGCTCGCGATCAAACTGATCTAGCATGTCGATAAGAACCGGATCATTTCCGAAAGCTTGAGCTAACTGCTGATACTGTTGTGGAGTTAGCTGTCCGGATTGACTTTCTGCCATATCTTCGATTCCCTTAAGCATATCGTGCAGAGGAGCATTACTCTGCTCTGCTTCTCTCTTTGTTTCTTCCCATTTTTTTGCCAATGGGGGTTCACCGGCACCGAGTTCGCCCATGGCCAAATTGTGGCGGCCAACCGCAGCATAGATAGCTGCAGCGTTTGCAGCTGCGAATAAGACAAGGCCTAGCAAATCCTCATTAAGGCGAGGCTTTTTCTTTTTGATCCCCGCTAATCTTTGCATTTTAGAATATTGATTTTCCATTAGCAATCTTTGCTCCTTTCTACTTTTGCCCTCATCTAAGTTTAGTGAGCCGAGTTCGCCGGCGCGATCAAATCCAATATCACCCGTGAGTGCTCCAGAATCATGATCCTCGCCTCGCATCTGAGAAGCTCTTGCGCGTGTTCTCCTAATTTGTCTACCCATCGCCGTGTCGCTTTCAGCTGCCTGCTCCCAATCATTAAAGCCGTGCTGTCTGGCATAGACATTTCTCTGCGCATCGTGGCGGGCTCTGCGGGAATCGGCAGTAGGAACAAGCCTTTGCGTCTCCGGATCGGGCACAAATTCGTACTCAGGCATGGCGCCGTGATCGCGCTCATATTCTGACTGGTGTTGACGCCAATTTCGAATGTGGTCGCCGGTGCTAAGGCCGGCTTCTGTTTCTGCGGCTCGAATTCTAGCAAGGGCTTCATTATCGTCTCGTGGATCTCTATCTAATATATCCTCACCGCCGAGGGTGCTGTGGAGAATTGTTTCTTGGGCCATTTGCCCCGGATTTGTCCAGCCGATGGCTTCGCTGCTGTCTCCCCAAGGTGCTCCATAAGCGGCGCCGGCTTCGTAGCCGGCTCGTCCAAGATCTACAAAGCCTTGGGCAGCAGCAAGCGGGAGTGCTACACGGGTAGCAGCGCGGCCGAGCCATGGCAGAGCGCGCTGGGCGCCGGTTCTGAAGGCTGGATTTCCTCCTCCCGAAAATACGCGGCCGAGTGCTGTAGAATAGCCTCGATTGGCAATTGTTTGGCCACCCCTAGCAAGCGGGCCTTGACCTACGCCGATACCGTAGCCGGTGGCGCCGACAGATGCACCGGTCCACGCCAGATCTTCAATTGCTGCATTTCTTGCGTCGAGCGCATTCTGCTGTTGTTGGACGATTCCGGCCTGTCTTGCCCTCGCTTGCCTCTGTTCTTCGGTATCAGTTGGCATGCCGGCGAGTGCGTCACGGTTCGCATCAATTTGTCGCTGATAGCCGCCGTGTTGTATAAAACTACTCTGCAGGCCGAGTCGATGCATTTCATCCTCTGCGGCTCCCATCCCTTGATACTGGCCGGCCAACATCACGCCTTGAGGCAGGTATCCAACAGCTGGACCTCCCCATCTCAGAAGACGGCTGCCAATGGCTTGGCCCGTTGAGCGGGGGTTGAGCAGCTTGTTGGATGAATACCAGCGGTTAGGGGCTTGGGCTGGAGGTGGATGTGTCCTCACGTTTCTTGGCATAGGGGGCACGTTTGTAGGATCTAAGGCGGCCGCTGCGGCTGCTTGGCGTTGGAGGGCGTGTTGGCGCCCGGCGAATGGCGTACTGCTCACAATATCATAAATCGGATTGTATAAGTATTGAGACGCCATGCCTTCTCCGGTTTGCATATTGGCTGGGCCGGCAAGTGGCTGGGCGAAATCAATCAGATCGCCCGGAGTTGGACCGACAAACTGAGAAGAGTCTACATTGCCCATAGTTCGCAGGCCGGAGGGTTGCTCTTGCAAAATCTCCCGCTTGTCATCTTTTTCGACAGTTTCTTCTAAGTGATATCGGGGATCAGTTCTTCTTTTGTTTTTGGTTGGTTTGCCCCACCTTGACATAACAAGCCTCCAGTAGCCGATTATAAATTATATAACGCCGTCTTCAATAAATAGTCGCCTGAAGGGATAAAGGTTGCTTTTTCTTTTCTCCTCTGGAACTGCTCGCGAGTCATGGAACCAACATCGTCGACCCCTGATGTGTCTATCTTATAAACTTCAATATCGTATTTAAGAAAAAGGTTAATAATCCTACTCTCTTTCTTGCTGGCGTCTGCGTCTAGAGCCATATATACGGGAGTATCGCGAGTAACAATTTTTTGGAACAACTTTGAATTTTCTCTAAGTGTTGAGCCTAAAAGCGGTACGGAGTTTGGGCCAGCTTTAATCGCATCAAAGATCCCTTCCGTGATAACCAAGTCTTTATCCCAGTCGATATAAAGCTCATTAAAACAGATATCCCTTGATACTGGCGGATTCTTGTATCTTGCCTGATACTTTGTATAACTTCTGGCTACAAAATAGTTTACATAGCCAGAGTTATTAAAACTGGGTATTACGATACGCTCTCCATACTCACCACTATTACAATAACCGATCTTCCAAAAAACTATATCTTCTTTTGTGATATCTCTTTCCCGCAAATACCGTATTGCATGAAGCGCACTAATCGGAGTGGATTTGTTTGCTAAGGATCTAAACTCTTGCGGCAACCCAGTCACGGCTTCGGGTTCCTCAAGCTTCTCATCGAAAATGCTGGAAAAGTCCGTTATATCTACGCGGTTTGTAAGCTCGTCCCAAGCCTCTCGCTGGCTGATTGTGCCAAATTTGCGAATCATCCTTCTAATGTCTCGGCCATGCGAATCGCAAACCCAACATTTGAAAACATTCTTCTCTACGTTTACCGAGAGCTTTCTTTTAGGATGAGAGCAGTATGGGCAAAAGAACAATTGCTCGTCATTCACCTTTCTTGACTGTCCTAAAACCTGCTCAATAATTTTTAATTTTTTCATCATGCTATCAATATAACACAGGCTTTATCAGTTGTCAAGCAGTGGGCCGGCCAAAGCTACAACTATCGCATCGGCTCGATCATCTGTACCCGGGCGGGGATTGCCATGCACGGTTAGCTCATATTTAAACTGTTTTGGGAACCTCGTAGAAATATGCTCGATAATCATCTTTTTCATTTCCTTGCTAGGTGTTCGAGGTGGAACCTTAATTCCCAGCTTGGAACGGGCAGAGCGTGGATTTACCATTACCGGCTCCAGATCGAACACTTTATAGGCGATATAACTACACATGCCATTAAACCTTTGCAGTATGGCCATTGTGTGCGCTGTTGTTTTACCGCCCTTGAACATTGTCGCCGGCTTTTCTATGTATAATTCATACGGTACGTAATGGCCTTCAATTTCAACCATACGTTGTTCGAATTTCTGGGCGCGTTCCTCAAGAGACATACCGCTCTTAAACTTCATAACCTCGTTGATGATTATCTTTTCACCATCCATTAAGGCTATTCCGACTCTTGAAGAACTTATATCAAGTCCTAGTATCATATTAAAAATCAAGCTTTAGCTTAAATGTGTATCCTTGTCCTTCCGGTTTCTTTACCGGAGTCGCCAAATTGGCCACGGCAATTAAATTCTTGTCCTCGTCATAAATGCCGATTTTTGTAATAAATGTCTGCCTTTCATACTCCTCCTCTTCGTAACCCTTATATGAAGAGGAAAGGGTGTTAACCAGCTTTATACTTGAATTCTGAACATATCTGTGTGAGCCTGTTGCGGCCGATTTCGATCCAAGTTGTCCATAAGTTACAAATGTTGGGTTATTGGAGTAGTTAAGTTCTCCCTCTTCTGCATGAGCTAACATCATCAAAGTTGGAATATAAGAGGTGCCCTCGAATTCTATAGAATAGCTAGCCGAAACCAGTGGGCTATTTGTGCCCGTGCCGCTGAAGCCGTCGTTTCCTGCTGCTGTTCCAAAATATACCCAAGCAGACTTTTTCAAATCTGCAGGGTTATCAATATAGTCTCTAGTTATCGATGCGTCTTTCTCAACTTGCCAAGAGCCTGTCATAAGTAAAAAACCCTCGTTATATAAGACTTGTCCAGCGACCGATCCAGAACCATTTGAGCCTACTGGTCCAACTTGAATTAGTTCGCCGTTTTGCTTCTCATCGTTTGCCTGAGCCACTAAAGTGCCGGTTATATAATACCTTAAGTTAACTGTTCCCTTCTTTATCCTAGAGCCATAAAAAATAGATGGAATACTGATAAGCGCCAGTTCTTGAGTGTCTTTATCGCCCAAGCTAGAAGAGTATTCAAAATGCGGGCTTAAAAGTCTATAATGTTCAAACGTACTCTTTAAAGCCTGAATGTGCTTTCTGGCTGTCGAGACGTTATCAACATCAAAGTATTCTCTTGAAATACTGGCTGTCATCGGATAGCTGCCAGTTATTTCGTCTCCATAGCCAAACGTAGTATGAAAACTTGTTGCTGAAACTGTCTTAAACGAGCTTAGCGACCCGTCTTTGGTAATGAACGGGTATATCATTCCCGTTTCAGCCGCTGTTCTATCAACGTTTAATTCGTACAAACTAAGCTCGCCCGGCAAGCAGTTTGGAACTGACGGCACAAAGGCACCGGAAATTTGGTGCCGACGATTGTGATATATGCTTCCACTATAGATCGTAAACTCACATAGTGGGTGAGCCTTGATCGTACTTCTTAATATATCTTTTTGTTTGAACTTGTAAAACGACATTTGCTTTAATTAGCTTTCTATTATGATTTTGTAAATGCTGTCGTAATAAAGCCTACTTTAATAATCCAAACGAACACGTAGCGTTAGCTCGGTTGTTGGATCCTTCTTCAGCGGCTCTGACAGCTTGGCCACAGCCAACAGTTCGTTGTCTGCCGAATATAGACCCACAGTGGTAATGTAAGAGGTTGGACTATCTGAACGAGTGTTCTTAACGCGGATCTTGCTATTCTTGAGATAGGTCGGATTTGAACTATAGTTGTAGTCATTGTGGTTGACTCGGCAGAAATACACTGTAGAATTAAGTTCAGTAGTGTTATTAAAGTGAATGTTGTAAATACGGTTTCGAACTCCGTCTGCAGATCCGGAAACTGAAGAGCCTGTAAATGCGGCTTTGGGAAGCTGATGCTGCCACGACGATCCATCATACCAATATCGCAACTGAGCGGTATTGCCGGCGCCAGTGGCGAGAAGACCTCCATGGGTTGTACTCTGAAAGATAGACGAGCTAAGTACCACAACTCCGGCCTGATAAAAGATAAGTCCGCATTTTACATTCTGAGTTTGCAGACATGTTCCAATTTTATCTATAGCCTCTAAGATTCCCACTTCGCCGTTGTGAGACGTTCTAAAGGAATTGGACGCCGATATATCATGAACGGTCAATACATTAGAGAATGGGGCATTGTAGGCGTTTGTGACCCCCAGATCCAGCTTGAAAGACCCTTTCTTGATTTCATCTTTGACCAATAGTCTGGAGAAGTTGAGGAAGTAACACTCATTCAGCTTTGTTCCGCCGGCAACCAAGTCCATATCTTCATCGAACGGCTGAATTGAACCGGTATAGTCATAACCCATTAGAACTTGAGCCATCTGACTATAAACGTTAATCTTTTTGCTATTTTGGATATTTGTCGAAGAAGACAGGCCCGACGAGGCCGCATACCCTGCTGTAATATCTAATATGTGGTTTGCGGACGAGCTAAGATATGGATAGTCATACACGGACTGAAACATGCCGTGTGCGTAATTTTTGACGTTGACCTCAACCTGACTAGCTGCGGCTCCCTCGATATACGTGCCAGATACTATCGAGCCCGTAATCGGAATTGCTTCGTGCAATAACGTCCTTGTTGACACTATGTCGCTGTTTAAAAGTGATTTATATACTGTTGCCATTTTAAAATTCCTATTTTAGCTCTTATGAATATTTCTTAACGAATCTAACGGGAATGTCAATTGAGTGTCCCGTTGTTGCTCCCACCACACGAACAGTTGAATCAATGTAATAAAAAGTATAACTGGTAGTGCCGTCATTTCCCGTCATCGTGAAGGTGCTGCCTAATCTCGAAAACAAGTATGTACTAGTGTTCAACTCTAACGAAGCCTGAATGGCTAGCTTGAGCGTTGTTCCACGCGGACCAACAATTACCTCTTTGTTTGAAACCTCTCTGTTCTTGTTTTCGACTACATATTCGGTATCTGAACCCAGTGCAAGGTAGTAGCTAGCAATGTTATCATCATCAATGAACGAAACTGATGCTAGATTATCATTTACAGACTTAATAGAACCAAGCCTGTTGTCAATTTCAATAGCATATTGCGTCTCTACCAAGTCAGCATCTAGTGCTTGTGCGGGTGAGATTACTGGATTTCCGCTGTCATCCTGACCGTCGATTCCCTGATCAACGTGAACGAAGTTTCCGCCTCTGGATACGCCAGAAAGAATTCCATCAATTCGTGAGGATCCGCCAACTAAAACATTCTCCGTATCTGTGTCGACAGCCACATAAAAGCCACCAGAAGTGGTTTGCGCGGTTGCAGCAGCAAGCGAGTTGAGCTTTAGAATCGGCATATAAAGCAGATCGTTTCTGGAAATCGACATGAGTTTAGATTTCATAGACGATGCATTGTTGGTAAATGCTTCTAAAATCGGCGTCTGCATAATCTCTAAATCGTAATATGCTGAACCGTTTTCGTGTGTGGAGTTGTAATTTTCATAGTTAATTTCGTCATCTCCCAATGCGAACTTCACTATTTTAAACGAACCATCTCCACGGGCCAATCTCATCCTTCCCGTGTCGGTTAGAACTGCGTCCAAAATGATATCGCCTGAATTGTCTAAAAATGCCATCTATTGTTTCTCCCTGCTAAATAATTAGTATTTCTCTCTACAAATGTCTTATTTTTTTATCCTATCTATCATATAACTCAAGAGTATCTGATGTTAGCTCCGATATATCTATGACTAGTTGAGAGTTTTTTTGCCTCTCTTGCAAATATTGAGCTATCTCTACCTCATTTTTGTACTGCTCTTCGTCAGCAACATGCTTATAGCTGAAGCCTACATTAAGGTCAATTTTTCTTCCTGTCTGTCTAGATGTAAGTCGAATTTTAAATCTCTTGTTCCACACGTCTTCCTCTGCTTTTCCAATAAATATGTTGTTCCCTGCAACGTGTGCTGTCTCCGCCCTTTCACCCGCATCATCTATTAAGCCAGTCCTCTCTTCATTCAGTGCTGATTGCAATATTGTCGGCATGATGTGTAGGTATTTTTTCATTTTCTTGTTATTCGTGTATGGTATCATAGGCTCAAATTCGATTGCTTTGACTATCGGAAAGGTATTCCCGGCATTATCGACCAATTCTACCTCGTATACTGGCGTAGGATTAGATAGATAGCCATGAATGTCGATAGCGCGGAACATATAATAATACTTGACGTTAGGCTTCAGCCTCTCAATATATGATGCTGCTGAGGCCTTTTGTATCGTCTCGGCAGAAACATCTGTATGTACGGTTGCGCGAAGTGCTCCACGAAAGTCTAGATAAGACTTTGGCTTTCTGGTGATTCTGAATACTTCGAACGCAGATGAAGGATCATCACTTTTAAACCGTATAGGTTCATCATGATGAAGCTTTTGATTCATCCTGATCTTATCATACATCCTTTGATCTTGTTTGTTAAGGATTGGTGGCATTATATTATAATCATCGAACCCAGCGTTGAGATTAAACAAGAGCCTATCGTTAACCGCGCGGTATGGTACGATATCAATATTCGGCGCGACTGGTGGTGTATCTACAATTCTCTGCGTTTCTGCGAAAATTGGCACTTCTACGATTTTAACGGAAGGCCTCACAACAGCTACTGCAGACGCATAGTAGTCGTATTTGTCCACGTCGGACAGCTCTTCTTCTACTTCTCTACCTGTATTTGACAAAGTTACACCGTACTTTACATTCTTATAATAGTATTGAGTGCCCAGCACAATCTGATATGCGCTAATTACATAAGTATACACGTTGTCGTACTTGACCTGTGTGTCAATAAAGTTTACTATGTCTGTGTTTTCCGAGTTGCACAAATAGTAAGTCTGGATTGGGGCGCCCCTAGGATTGCCAACAAACTTTTGTATCTTATACATAAGAGTCTCAGAATATGCCCGGGCTCCGTTGAGCAGGTCTTCATAATCTCTAGAGTATCCGGTTATAAGTTTTCTAAATTTGTTATGGAAAACCATATTAGAGATTTGTTTCTCCAAATTGGTTCGATAAGGATTATTGGACGTCGAAACATGCTCTGCTTCATCCAAAATTACCCCCTCTTTAAGCGGCAAAGAGTCGGCCGATGTTGTGCCTTGCTGATGACTGACCCACCAGCTTAAAACATCTATTGATGGTCGGGAACGCTCTTTGTGAAGAAGGGCACGGCGAGGCTTGGTTTCATATTTCTTATTCGAAGTTTTTAAGTGCTGTACTATCTTTTCCTCTGATTCATGAACCTGCATAGGCTTCATTGCACCTGCGGAGTCAGAACGCATCATATACTTCATTAGAGAAGTCTGTAAGTCGCTTTCTCTGAAAACCTCGGCGAATACCGTAGAACCATCTGTTTTAAAGTCAATCGACGCATACATTGGAAGCATGTATAGGCTCGAACGCTCGTTAAACTCAGCTAACTGATCGACCATCCCGGCCGTTAGTCCCATTTTTGAGAACTTGCTTATCACATTTTTTACACCTTCGGGATCATTTTCTTTGGCCGCTTTGGCAAATTTTAAAATATTTTCAAAGTACTTCTGATTATTGGCCTTTTGTTCGAAATAGGTGTCCGGAGTTCTGTCTCTCTTTTGTTGAAAGATGTTTATATAGTTTTCCGGCATTTCGCCCATGAGCGTGTTTAGCGTAGACATATCGGTCTCGACAGCTTTGGTTTTGTGATCTTTTACGTTCTTTCGTTTTACTTGAGCGTCTAATTTGATTGAATAAAGATTCGGCATCAGTTGTTCTGCCAGATCTGTTTCGATCATCGCTTTTTCATATTTTTCTACATAAAAGTTGTAAACCGATTTTACATCGGCAAAATATGCGTTTTGCACAAGACTTAAATCCTTCATCTCTCGCTCACCATATGGAACTTTTACGTCGAAAACGTAATCGTGATATATTTTAGAGGCGATATCGCTAGTTTCTGAATAGTCTGGGAACAACTCCTGAGTTACAAAGGTGACCCAATCGGTTGCCGGATCTTCACTATCGACAAGAAGGGCTGAAGAAGCTCGAAATGAAATTTCCTGCTCTATTTCATAAAATGGGTGAGAAGCATTCCACTTTGGTTCTTTTACAATCTGTATCTCGACAGGCACCTCGACCGACTCATCGGAATCTAGATCATCTTTTTTAAAATACGGAAACGCTCTATTTTTGTCGGTAGTCCAATACTTGTTCGTCACTTGTCTTGCCGAATCTGCCGATTGTTCAAAGTTTTCTATATTTACAATTGTCTTTGCTTTTGATATCGACATCAGTAATCTCCCATGGTTGGTGCGGCGGCAGAACGCGATTCAGCGGCGCCAGTAGCTTTTTGTTTGGATTTAAAATTACCCGAACGCACTCGTTGTGATGGCTGGGTAATCGGCATATTGGAACCCAAGATATTCGTGTCTTTAGTTTGTGCTAATTCAAGACTTTGAAGCACGGTTTCTCTAACTGTCTTCTCATTTTTTGATATCTTATTGCTATAACTCACCAACCTTTCAGAGTTTGCTACAGTAAACTTAACATTGACTGGGGCGCCCGGTCTCAAAAAGAAGTGCTCATCGTAAGTTGGAAGAGCAGATGCGTGCTTGTATCTAATGTTAACCTTAGTATTTTCGTAACTTCGCAAACGGCACAACAGAATCTTTCCGGAACTTTTGTTGTAGATATCATAAGACAGGGGTTCCCAAATCGCTTCCTTGATTAGATTAGCATCAGTCTTGGATGCCTTATATCCAGCAAAAACTTCTACAGCTTTAATAAAGTCATATCCGAACCTCATCGATGATCGTCTAGACTGCTTGCTGAGTGTAGACGTGGTTGGAGCCAAAAGATTCGTTTTTACGGATCCGTTTGTAAACAAAGCTTTAATTTGGTTAGGAAGCGTTTTAAACTCTGCGTTGGAAACCCCCTTAGCTGTCAAAAAGTTAAACGGCGATTCAAGATTAAAGTTTTCGGCGTGGTCAATCATCGAACTAGCTGCAGAACGAAACGGATTATTATACGACGAAAAAGGATCTTCAATGCTATTTTTTACTGGCTCTAGCACTGTCAGCATTACCTCGTTTGTTGCCATCATAATGTTTTCAAGAACGCTTTCTGTAAAAAGTTGCTCATCATCAACCAAACTCTCAACAAGCAGGCCCTCCTTTATTGCCTTAGAAGAGTCTCCTAAATATTTTCTGGCCGGCGTTAAGCAATCCATCTTTAGAACTCCAGAATACAATAAATTATTGCCGGCTCTAGATAAAAGGGTTTCTGCTTTTATGTTTAAGTTATCGAACACTTTTGACAAGCTATTGCTCGTATCTGATACTGAAATGTTTCTACTTGAACCCTCGTTCGATCTCTTAAAGGCTGGTGCAAAATTGTGCTCCAAAACTTTTGATTCGGCCTGACGCAACAAATCGGAGTTCTCTACCGAACTAGCGTCTTTTAAAAGCGAAATTTGCGAACCAGCAATTGCAGCGGAAGCGGGCGATAAAAATGATAACTCAGTGTTAACTAACGTATCGTTCGTTACATAAGTTCTTGATTTGCCCTTGATGTTTAAATCTTTTGCAGAAGTCGACGAGAAAAATCTGCCGGTCTCTGCTTCTGCGCGGTTTATAAAATCTTTGCCAGATATCATTTTAAGACCAGCATCAATATAATCTATATTATTCAAATAATCAAAACCGGTCAGTTTTTCAAAATTAGTATCGTAGATGTAGTCAAAAAACTTATGCACTCTTAAGTTTCTAGCCGAATCGATGCCGACCTTGCGAATTCCCCAAGTATCTAATCTTTTTGGCGGAGAGCCTATTTTTTGCAGCTGCGTGTAAAGGTTATCAACCAGTTTAATTACCCTTAAGATATTATGTGGATTTCCGGTTTCTGGACTTAGCATGTAATACAGGACTTTAGATATTTTTTGTACATTTATTTTTTGAGTACCAGCAAGAATCGTAACCAAAGAATCAAGATATGCAAGAACGGGTCGAACCCATGGTGATTCATAAACTGTTCCAACTGTTTTTGTAAGGTGCGTGTGTGAGTTTGGCACAGGCTTACCGTCCACCACTGCATTCCCTATCTCGAACCCCGTTATAACGTGATAATGTCCATCTTTCGTTGAGGTTCTGCCGTTTCCTTGCGAGTCCATAATTATTTTATGCTCATGTAGTGCCACGGGAGCAGCAGCGTTCTCCGACCACGGCATAGCGGTAACAAAGGTATTTGAAGCTATTGCGCCATCAATGGGTAGGGGATACTGTTCGTACTTGGACCTGATGAACTCTTTCGTATACCCTCTATTAAAGTCGTTATAGTTTTGCTGATTTTCTTTTCTGGCTGTAGCTTCATTGTAATAAACCTCAAGTTGCTGTTTTGCAACTAGCAGATCTTGCTTTATCTTGTCAACATATTTTCGCGTACCATCAGATATAGCTATCTCAACACCATATCGATACAGCCCATCAGTAGCCTTAGAGATGTCTTTATCTGCAAACGAAAAATGTCGTATCTTATTTGATGTTTCAGGGAAAACCGAAATCTGCTGAATACTTCCTCTGACCCCCAACTCTCCAACAATTTCAGATTGTGGTTCTCCGGCGGAAACACTCTTTTCGGTCCCATCGACAATGATACGCGCGGGGCTTAGTTCTCCGCCCTTTCGATCACCACTGTATGATACCACTTGCTTGATGAAGTGAGGGTGTTGGTGACTAAATAACACACGACCTTCTAAACCTACATTTAAAGAATTGATCGTCTGCAAATCTTTTACTCTTTCTCGAAGGATGCGAATCTGCGTTATCTCGCACAACTCAAAAAGATTTTGTAAAATTGGGAGATTCTTATTATCAAAGAACTTTCCAAACTCTGTGTTCTCTTTTAAGAACTTCTGGTAATTAAACCCGAATGTTGCCCTAAAGTTTCCATATCTGTCTTTGGTCGGGAACAGATCGGTAAAGTATTCTTTGATCCTTGTAGGATCCATAACTGTTGGCTGCAAGTATGCGAAATTCAAGTTCAACACCTCGTTCTCTATAATCGTAAACTCAGCCTGTGCCTTTTCTGGAGTTAAAGCATCTCTCAAGTCTACAATTTTAGCATTTGGCAATTGCTGGTGTTTCAGCTTTTTTGCACTTCGAGAGCGGCTCGTCGCATACGTTTTGCTGTTTTGCCGATAAGATGTTGGACCCATCCACACTTTACCTTCGGGGGTTGTAAATGCAATAGAAACTTTATTTGTTCGCCCTTTATCTATGATGTTTTCCCCAACAATCATACCATATTTAGTTTTTGCGCCGGTGGCTAAAAAGTTGCCAGCTGCGCATCCGAAATCGGCTGCCAACTGATCAGAATCTATATAAGTCACAGCAAATACCGAAACGTGCTTTGGTTTCGCCTCTTGTGTTAAAAAGTTGACGTGTACGGGGATATCATAAATTTTATGCTTTCCATCTTGGGTTTTAAAATACAAGTATTTACTCATATCCTTGCTGATCTCGCCCTCTACGGACAACTCTTTCTGCTTTGCATACTTTTTATATCTAGATTTCGAGATATACAAGGGATCCAGAAACATTCCGCCCCTAACAATCTGATCCGTTAGAGAGCGGCTAGTGCTCATTACAACTCTAATTTTAAGATATTTTAGAAAATCCGGATTGTCATACCACGCACCATAACCAGAAGCATCTATGATTTCTTTCATCGTAAGTTTGACGTCAATGGATAAAACACTTTGCTCTACGTTTTTTCTATCTACTTCTTTTCGTGGAGTTGGGAACTTCTCTTTACCGTACCTGTCTTTTATTGGTGCTTTCGCCGAAGCTTCCTCTATGTGCGGGTCCTTATCATACATCTCTCGCAATGCATCTTCAGAAAGACCCTCGCTTAATGTAATCTTAGAAATTGCCACGTTTGGCAACGAGTCCATCGCAAACAAGGAGGCAATATCAACATTATAATCGACCATGCCTTCAATATCTCTAAGTTGTCGATTGGCGTTTGGTTTTCTTTTTCGCTTGCTCTCAACAACTGATGTCTTCTGTTCTTCGTTGTAGTTAGCCACTAGTCGCACTCCTCAATACTGTGATTTCTTTCAATCGAATTTGCAGACACGTCTGCCAGATCTGGACACTCAAATATCGGATCGTCAAATATATCTTCAATTTCATCGACCCTCTTTACACTACAAAAAACTTCAGGATCTATTTCGTGATCCACATATAGATCAAAATAATACCCAATATAATTAGGATCTAGTTCAACATTTACAGGCTGCTCCTCTTGCGGATCTAACAATAGATTATCCCTTATCACCTCCGGAGGGCGTACAAATTTTAAAAGCTTTAAATTTTCCTTAACCTTTGGTTTCCCGAATCCGGGATTGTTAACCAATTCGGACTCATCTTCTTCTATCAGGAATACTTCTACATCAAAGTGTTCATTAGAAAACGGCACATTGTCTTCGCTTATCTGAATTAACAATTGATCTTGCTCAACCTTTATTAAGGAGCCGTCATTGTAGACGCCACCTAGCTTTATCGAACCTCGATAGTCCTCCGCGATAGTGCTGTGAGTATCTTCATTTCCGTATGAAGTTTTGTATTCAACATCGAAGTGTAGCTGAGGAATGTGTAAAATCTTGTGTGAGGCTGTATCCTCGTTTGTAGTTGTCTTCATTAAACCATCTATTGCAAAGACTTTAAACGCCGGTGCATCGTCAACGCTCAAATAGGTTGTTCCAAGCGGGGGTGAAGAAAACAAATAGTATTTATCATCTACTGGCTGTGGGTAAGGCAAATCTTTTTCATAATTTGATAGAAAGTTTTCTGGGGCTGTCAGTTTTTTAAAATTAGTTTCAATTCCGGCAGCTACGTGCTGCACTTTCAGAGCAGGGGTATCTTCTTGAATTCTCGGCTCTATTTCACTTTGCACCTCTGTAAAGCCGGCATAATCCGAATCATAAAGCACCGAATCGTCGTAAAAGGCATAATAAACAGGCTTGAACTTGCCCTTAGAGAGAAGATGCTTGCCGTATTGCGTAAGTTTAATTTGTATTACGTCCTCTTTTTTATTAAAATAGGTCATCGCTATTCATCCTCTTCTAATTTTACCAATTCTGCTAAATCCCGCACCTTTATACTTTCCTTTACCGCGTCTGGTTCCGGAATCGCCCCAAACGTAACTTCCGAATCTATCTTGACCAACTCGACTAGTGAGAAATAGTCATACGGCCAGTTATAACTATAGCCAGATGAAGAATTGTTGCGCTTACTCAACACTCCCGGTTTTATCTGCAGGAAGTCATATTTTTCAAGATCAGAACCAATTACCTTTTCGTAATAGTTTGTCTTTGCCTTTTGTTTGACCTTGAAGACCATCCATTGAAGTTCTTTTTGAACCTTTTGGCCGCTCAGTAGCGCTTCACACCCCATAACCTCGTTAGAGAACAACGGATGTGATACCTCTACAGTTTGCTCTTCAAAGGTACGACCAATTTCTGGCATGAGATTTTGCCACATGTCGGTAAGATCCATTTGGGAAAGCTCGTGCGTAAATTCAAAAATATACATCGCGAAGGGCTCAATGGAGTCATATAGTAAGAAATTCATAGTCGGAGGAAATACAAACTTGTTCATCTTATCAACCATGTCGACTATGCTGTCTCCCGGTACCGTATTGGATTCTCTATCCTCATCCGTCACATCATCCAAACCAGCTGCCAAGTCGATAGTTCTTCGCGGAACATTAAAGAACTGCCTTTCTCCATCCTTTTCAACGAACGGTACGGCCACCACTGCTTCAGAGATGGTCCTACTTACGGCCGGCTGACCAATCTTTACAGGCTCGGTAGAGAATCCTACCAAATCACATAAAGATTTTACCTCGTTCGGCTCAATTCCCATTCCTTTTCTAAGATACTTTTTCGGAACATCTTGAATTTCTAAGAAGATACCGTCCTCATCGCTTGATGGTAAAACTCCGTACTGATGCCACATGCCCTTGGCGGAAAGTTCATTACCCCAAAGATTAGTCGCATCGCCTGCTACAGTTTTTGTTTCGGTCTTGTCCGCATCTCCAAAGTTTAATATTGGAGTCTCGTACTTTGTTTGGATAACCCATGTAGCTAGTTCTGCGTTTGGCGAATCTGTCACCAGAACCTTTCTTCCTGTAAGCGCATTATACTCTGCCGCTTTAAGGCGAGATTTTTGCATTAGATTAACAGAGGCGCTAATCTGCATTGCATTATCGTCTATAAAAGTCCTTCCTTGCGGATAAGGATCAACCATCTCCACAAAGTCCTTAAACCGTCCAGAGCTATTGGTATCAAGTAGGTTAGTTATGTGACTTAGAGAGAAGGTTGCGCGGGCATGCGGATACGAACATGGAAGCGACCAAGGCCAGTTGCTAACAGTGGTTGCTCCAAATGCCTTACCGGATGCATCAGGTCCATGCTCTACATAAACTTTTCCAGTTCTAGTATATTCAATTGTGGTGGCGGCCAGAATCTCGTCCAGTGTATATTTTTTAGCGCCGGAGTATTCGCCCGGACTAAAGGTTAAAATTGCCCAAGCTGCACCGTCGTAATATGGCGGAGTATAAGGCATGTTGTACCCACTAATAGAACTCCACATTCCCATGGACGGCGGGCCGAAAGCGCTAGGACGGCTATACATCGTGATGGTCTCCTTAGATAATGTCCACGGATGCGGGATTGGAGTATCCGTCATCAAAGGCATATTTATATAAGGGTATGTCTTGCCATCTGCAGTAGAGACGAGAGCACCAGTAAGAGGGTTGAAATTCTGTTGGCGTTCGACGCTTTTGCGAATCTTAACCAAGGCCATAAACTTTTTCTCAGCATCAGCCTCAGACACTACACCAAAGTTTGGATCGCTTTCAGGCAAAGAGGATATTGCTGAAAGACGCCGATCTTGAAGGAAAAAGTCGATACTTTCTGCAAAAAAGTTATTTGATGCCATTTTATAAAGATTGCCACCGGGGGCGGCCAGCGAGGCAGTAATGGACAGCGTGCGATTATACGATCCCATGTTTTCCGCACAACCATTCACTTGTCCATAGACGTTTCCGGCGCCCGAGACGTGAGTTTCCATATTAACAATTGGCATACCGACAACGTGCTTGTCGGGCTCGATAATCGCCTCAAAAGGTATTCTATCATGAAATCTTGGCTCAGCTATGATATCCGTTGTGACTGTAAAAATTTCTTTCTCGTCAATATCGTAACTATCCCAATTGTGAGAGGGCGAGCCGGAACTTCCATCGTGTTTTCCACTAATTGCTAACGGCGTAGAAGAAGTCATATGAAACGAACCAGTCATAACTGGAAAGTCTACTGCTACTCCTGATTTCACTGTGTTATACAAAATACCGGGGGCGAAGAAAGGCCTCATGTATACCGACCAAGCTCCCTGCTTGATTGCATCCTCATCATAGTAGTCTGCAGCGGTGCCGGCACCACCATGTATGCTCGATCTGTAGCCTGCACCGAAATCAATTTGTGAAGAGCCCGAGCCCTCTACGAGATAAACATTGTCTGCATAAGATCTAGAGAACAGCGTTGCCAACTGCAAGCTTCTCTGCATTGGGTAAACTCCGTCATATGGTAAAAATTTCTTTATTCCAGTGCAACGAAGTTTTAACTCAGATGGGCCTTCAGTGACATCAGCGTGATCTCCAGCTATAACCTCAAAATGCTTCATAAAATCACTATGACTATAGGTGGTATAAAACCCGTCTTCGCTGCTATCCCGAATACTTGAGCCGGAAAGCGAAAACAGTGTGTCGTTGTCTGATAGGAAGTCAGAATTTCTTAAACTAACATACTTTGCGATATGATCACTAATTTTAAACTCTGGTACTGTAGAATATTCCTGACCTTTTAGTCTAATATCCTCATATGCAAACTGTTCATAACTATCGTAAGCGGGTCGTTTGCCGGATTGTATATCGGCCTCCCACATGGTTTGGCCTCCGTAGAGCCACTGTCCCCGTATTCCTGAATCAATACGATCAACAAAGTGCCATGGAAGGGCTCCGCTCATATAGGAGCCAGCAACAAGCCCGTATCTAGTTTGCCATTCGGATGCGTCAGCAATTGAGTCGCGCGTCCAGATTCCTCTTGGGTGCGAACCCGAGTTCCACTGATTGGAGGAAATGCCATGCTTGTACCCCGAAAGCGAGTGAAAGGACGAAGATAGTCTTGTTGTGTGTCTACGGTGATATTGTGCATGCGGAATTAGCGGCTCGAAGGTCGGTTCACCATTTGTATCGGTGCCGGGCGGTGTAGCTCCATCTACGCAATTATAATATGTGGTCGATGCGCCTCTAGCCTGCACAAAGTATGCCTGAAGCTCGCCGCATAGTTCGCTTATATAGTGGCTCTTAGTAAAGGCATCAGAATCACAAGAGCCAGACCAAAGCGGGTAGTTCCCCGGGGTGGTGTTGGCAGAGGTGCATCCAACATATTCCCTAATTGGATATCCGGCTTCTCGAACAGCTAAATCAGGCACGGAAGATTCACCCAGCACGTTGGTGATGGTGTGAAAGTCTCCTCTCGCGTCCATTGGCCAAATACTGTGGGCTCCGATGCTTCCCGTGATATACCCAGCCATATGACCAACAGTAGCTGCGGCTCCCCCTATATTGGTAGCCCATTTAGCAGCGTGAATCATTGTATACCCTTGAGAATTGGTAACATTAATAATCGTGTCTACCAAAACAGGCGTTTCTGTATTCCGTATCTTCCAGTCAAGTTGGCCCATGGGATCTTCTGGTGCCCATAATATTGGCTTACGGTTGGAACGACCTGACTGATAGAAACTGGTTGCGTAGTTTGGTCTACTTCTAATAATATTTCTATATCGGTTGACTTGCTTTGGATACACCGGCTCGTGATATCTCAAGTAATTAAACTTAAGAGTTGGATCTTCGCCTGTATATTCCTCGACTAAGTTTGTATATGCGCATGGCTCATCGGTTCTAAGATTTAGAAAATTGTTTATATTTTGATTTGAAAATTTATCGATAGCGTTAGAATAAGCATGCATAAGCACAATAGAGTCTTGAAGGACGTGCACCATTGGCTTTTTGTATGCAATTGCCGGTTCCGTATATTGAACAAAGTTATCGCCGCGTGGAAGGCCAAAATACGAACCAATGACGGCGGAACCAGAATATAAATATTTTTCTTCTGGTGGCTGCACTATCGATAGCACGCTGCTATTTTTAAGGTGTCTTCGGACCACTGGGTGTTCCGAACCTCTAATTTGTTTCCAAGACGGCCAGCCATACGGACCTTGACGCTTCAACACCAACCCGTTTAGAACGGCCGAACCGCCACTATCATTAGCACCAAAGTTGACGACATCATCATTTATAAAATCAGATTCATCTTGGTTTAGACCTAACGCTTGTGTCGAAACATTCAACGATTCGTAGAGGTTTGTGTTGAGTTGAGCGAACGATTGTGGAATAAAATCTCGCAAGGCAGCTACGGCGGCCACGGATTCGCGGGTGTGCGAGCCATTTCCTGCGCTATCGTTCCAGTGGCGTTTGCCAGTCGCGGTAGAATAAGCCGATCCAACATGACTCTCTATGGTGAAAGATATGGCATTATATTGCTTTAGGTAATCTTCTGAAGTTGGGTCGTGCACATGCACCTTACCATGCGGCGGAGGATGATGCCAAACGGCGTTTCCTAGCTCGTCTAATGCGGAGCCTGATGCATCTCTCTCGCAAGATTGTGAAATCCAAGTATACTGTGCAGTAGATCTGGGTATTTCATGTGTTACATACCAATTGTCGTAATATGCGGACGTGACTGGTGTGCAGTACTCATTGATGTATTGTTCTCCCGGGAGATCCGTAGAAGCGGAAAACCCTCCACGAATTGGCCGGTGAACGGCGGCATTAGGATAAGTTGGGGAGGTATAGGCGTGAAAGCGAGAGAGTCCCCAATCTTTATTATCATTAATTTGGTTGGGCAAATGATTGAGTTGGCCATAACCGGTAATCCTATCGAAACGAGAAACGTGTGGCGGCTCCTGATCGTGGAAGCGGTACCACGATATGAGGGCGCCCCTACTTTTCGGACGGAAAGCATTTAGGTTATTGGGGCCCCTACTGCCGTCTGCATTTTGATAAATCTGAGTTACATCTTGCTGCATAAGGGGTTCAATAGATGCATCTGTTGCTCTCCCTTTAACCCAAAAAGATGTTTCATCCATAAGGCCGTAATAGCTCCATTCTGTCGGGGCCGCTTGGCCTTGGACACCAAGTTGAACATAATCTGGGTGGTCCTCGGGCCATGGCGTAAGGTCACGGATTGCGGTCGGGCCTCGTCCTAAAAATGCCGATCCCACTGTCGGAATCGATGTACCATAAGGCATCCTGTTTAAGAAAAATCCAGTATTGACGCCGGTGGCCAGATCCAAGCTGGCTACCAAAACGCCGTTCATGTATACTTTGATAAGCGGAGTGGCCCCTTCAAGTGCTCGACTTTCAACTTTTTGCATCTTGTCTACGGCGACGTCGATAGCCGCCATTCCTTTGTAGAAGGTCGACAGCTTAGTGTCACCCTTCCAGCCCATTGAACGTATCTCTTGTTCTTCTTGTGCATCTACCGATCCTTGTCCAGATGTTCCGGCCATCAAGTTAGTATGCGCCGTAGGTGTATCACTGCTCTTATCGATAGAGCTTGCTCCCCACGATATCGGATCGTCGCCAATCTGAAGTGTGTCTTCTGGCTGTTGTGTTCTATCAGTGACCCCTGATGTCGTACCCGTATAAGTGTCAAGTTTGGCTTCGGTAGGATCGAGCGCAACATCAGCTAATGAAGAATCTGGTACGTACACAACCACCAAGTGTGTCCACTCGTTATCTTTAATTCTGTGATCTGTAGAGGTTCCTGTAACAGTCCAGTGGCCATACCCCATACTAAACGGAGCAATAATCGCAACCTTGTTATCGGCAGGCTCAAGGTGAATTTGAAAGTTGAATATACGTTCAGCGTCCTGAGTTGCAAGCGTGGCACCGACAAAATCAGTACGGTCGCCCTGAGTTGCGGTTCGCGCGATTGCGGTTTGAGAAGCGTCGCCTAAGTTTAAGATCACCCTTTTCTTGTTGCTGTGCGGTACGTTAACCGCCGGGCTGGAGCCGGGAACTGTGTAGTTGTATTTAGAGCCAAGGGGTTTAAGCCATGTAGAAAAAGCAAATGGCTGCATTCCGTTGAGCAAGTTGTCGAACGTCCCTTGAGACCCGCCAAGGCCCCGGCGGCCGGGAATTGTCACCCATTGATCATAATTTGATTCAACATCGCCAGTATTGCGTTCGTCGTCATAGTGGAAATATAGACACCAGTTGTTCCAGTTTCTAGTCTCGTTCGAACACGAAAGCATGTTGTTCAATCTATAGCCAGTATTTCTATTAGTCTTGTGGTAATTCGGTTGGCCGCTATAATCAAAAGCATTAACGCTTGATGCTCTAGACATCCCCCATCCGCCAGTAAAAGCTGACGGCAGAGTTAAGCCGGTGGCGCCTGCTGGTTCTGTAATTGATGTATTTCCGGCAGGGCCGACAGTATTTTGCGTGACAAGAACATTGTCTCCAGACGCAGACGCAGTAAAACCTATAGAAGTGCCGGCGTTAATCCTTGTGATAATTTCATCCCGGACATCTGCGGCCGTTGTAGTTCCGAGCAGGCCAATCGTAATAGTACCTGATGGACCGCGACCATCTGAACCTCCGGGGATATAAGCAACGTTATTATCGGTGGTTGCCAGCCCTGTAGAGAAGTTGTAAGTCGTTGTTGTGCCGGCAGCGTCTGTTAGCGTAAAATCTTTAGTATCATTAATTGACGCTTCGACAACTGTAGTGATAGTCGCTGTAGCTGCCACAGCTGCTGCTGCGGCGCCGTTTGATAAGTTCATCTGATCGCTAAAGTATCCAAACTGTCTAGTGTGATTTGTTAATAGCTCGCGGATGCCATCGGGCCATCGGCCTCCTCCACGGAGAATAAGATTTCGATAGTTCATAGAACTATAGGAGGAGAATTCACCAGAATTATAATCTAATCCGAAACCGCCACGATGGTCGCCGGCGGCCTCGGGGGCTCCCGGGGCGCTGAATCTTGTTACAAAGACATGTTCGGATCTCAATCTTTCTGGCTTTCTGTATTCGCTTAAAGTTTCTGCAAAATAGAACGAATCCTCGATTATCGGTTCGAATCCTCCTGACTTGATTAAAGCACGATTGTTTATTTGTCTACCGGGGATACTAACCACTTGGTAGTCTTTATCATAGTTGCCTAAAATTGACGAACCAGTATCATGCTTGATGTTCTGGATGTTAACGGGGCGCTTAGCTGTACCGTCTCTTAAATAGTTGGCTCTAGGGCGCCATGTAGAGGGCTTCACGCCCGGGGAGTACGGAAGCGGGTGCGGATAGTCCGGACCGACCAATCCAAGCTTGTAGGCGTCTGTGGGCGATATAAAGGGGTGTCCGCAGGAAGCAAGATCGGGGCCCATTAATAACTTCCACGCTTCTGGCCGATCCACGTAGGTGTCTTCACCCTTGTTCAAAATTATGTGTCGATTTTGGCGACCACCAACATGAGCATCGGTAAACGGACCCTGAACCGGTCTCTCGTTATCTCCGTAAGAATCTTCATGCAGGTTTGTAATGGTTGTCTTTGCCCTGAATCTGTCGTTGATATCCTTGTGATATCCTGTAGCTGCAACTTCTTCTGTAGTCTCGTATAGGCTGAACGGTGAGGCCCAATCACCCTTGAGCGATGAAAAATACGTATTACCATCATCTTCTTTTGGCATCGATGGCGGCCATGGAGGTGGCGAATATTCTTGATTCTTCAAAATAAACGCATGATAGCTAACCTTGTTCTTCGATCTTGGCCACTCATCTTCCTGATCGGTGCAGGTCGCCTGACGGCCTTCTGTGTTGCCGGCCATATCAAACCACGGATCTTTTGACTGTTTTTCTAAAACGCTAGCGTTCGAATCTTCATAAAGTATTACATTAACAGGAAAGCCTACGGGATTATCCTCACCGTGGTGATGCGTTGCTGTTCTTGAGAAATCTAAATCCTTACCCTTGCGATAATTTACGCCTCCGTGAATCTCCTTAACCTCGTCTACATCAAACCTGTAAGGTCGACTAAACCGATTAAGTGCATATGTTTGTCCGGCGTATGTTGTGCCGGCGTTGTGCGATAGGGTCCTGCTTTCATCCCGATGTTTACCAACAACATCTCTTATACCTTCTCTCTGCGTGTCTATTGTAGAATCTCCGCTGGTGTTTGCCGGCGTTGTGCGTTCTGCTCTTTCGCGCCACCAGAAGCAACGTTCATTTTCTATGGTTGCAACGGTTGAATCAACATCTCCCGGATTAGCGTGGCCAAATTTCCACGGATAAAGCATTTCCGTTATTCCGCGAAGTCCAACTGCAGGCGGATCCCCGACCATCTCTATTGTCGGGAACTTGTTCCAATACTTATTTCTCTCTAAAACGTGACTTTCAACCATTGTTCTGGCACCATCACTGGAGTTTACCGAAGCTGGAATTAAAGCTTCTAGCATTTCATTAATGCCGCTATCAATCCATTTGTAAAATTCAACATATTTGTCTAGTTCAGGTGTGTTGCCGATTCTTTCGAAGAACAGCTGTCTCAACTTTCCTAAATCTTTGTATTCCTGCCTATATCGATTGACGGGATCGCCAATTAAATTATTGAAGTCAACAATTGATGCAAACATGTTTAATATCTCTTCAGATATTGTTTGGTACATGCTCTTTTCAATAGCAAAATAATAGTTTACAGGACGATGCTCTCTCGTAAAAATGTCGTCATCTTGCGTTAAAATATTAACCATATCCGAGCTTGAAATTGTCTCGGGTAGCTGCGGCGCATATGAGTTGACGTACATGATGTCTATTACGTCTGTAGATGACGCAGCAAACTTGTATCCTCGACCGGTATGCTGCCTTTCTACCAAGTTCGACACCCATTTGTAACGATTCAACAGATCGGAAGAACCCGAAGATTCGTCTTCGACTGTGAATTCGCCGGCGGCGTTGGAGGACGATAGCTCACTAAAGTTCCAATTTAAAGCTAGAGTTTCAACAAACGGAACTTCTATATCTTTCAGAGAATCTTGTAAAAATCCTGCGTTCCTGTAAACATAGGACGTGCCGTAATTATCGATATCTTTAACTCTGTTTTTAAACTCATCCTTGGTTCTTGAAAGTACGGACGGATCTTCTCCGGGGCCCAAATAGATTGGCCAATAGCGCAGACCCGAAGATCTGGTATCTGAACGTTGGATTACCGAGCCAGTGTAATTTGTTAAATGCGCGCCCATATAAAGTCTTTTTGACGACTGGAGGAATAGGGACCCGCTCGCGTGCGTTGCAGAAGATGTCAACAAAAACTCGTCGATCACTTCTCCCGCAATTAAGCGCAGGCCATGGAATTCTACTTTAAAGGGGTGGGCTGCACCCAACCCACCAGTAAAAGTTGACGGTAGAGTTAAGCCGGTAGCACCTGCTGGCTCCGTAATTGATGTATTTCCGGCAGTGCCAGCAGTATTTTGCGTAACAAGAACATTGTCACCAGACGCCGATGCGGCAAAACCTATAGAGGTTCCCGCATTAATCCTTGTGATAATTTCATCTCGGATATCGGCGGCCGTTGTAGTTCCGAGTACACCAATTGTAATGGTGCCCGCTGGTCCACGGCCGTCTTGACCGCCCGGAGTATAAGCAACGTTATTATCGGTGGTTGCCAGCCCTGTAGAGAAGTTGTATGTCGTTGTTGTGCCGGCAGCGTCTGTTAGTGTAAAATCTTTAGTATCATTAATTGATGCTTCGGCAACTGTGGTGATAGTCGCTGTAGCCGCCACAGCTTCTGCTCCGTGAACCATGTCAGAAATCGGATACTTCGAGGGGCGTAGTCGTACAGACAGGTTCCATGTCTGGTCTTCATACACATCTTTATATAAATCAGTTATTATCTCTGGAATTGGGAAAGGAGATGAAGACGTTAACATAAATCTAGCTGACTTGTTGTCTGATGCATCCCTTAGCGCATAAACTTGGAGGTTTGCATAATCATCTGTTAAAAATGTAAAGTCTGCCGGATCGTCGCCAACCGTGTGCATTCCGAAAAGGGATGCGGTATGATATGTGACTGCGAAATATCCCTCATCGGAAGCTGATTTTTTCTTGGGAAAGTGGACCTCTGCTTCAACAGTCATACCGGAATAAGGCTCGTACAAGCTGTTGTTAGAACCCGTTATGTAGGAAACCGAATTGGCATTAGAGCTAGCTGTCTGCTGCACCACTGTTGCATCATCAGATCCGCTTGAGTAGAAGTTTGCATACCTTCTTTTCTTGGCAACTATTTTAGCGTTATCTGTTAGTTTATATGTCGCATTATCGCCATAGATATTTAACTTTAATAGTTTTTCGTCCACACCAAAGCATCGTATAAGGTTTCTAAACGCCTTTTCTGTGCCTTTGGATTTAAAAATGTTGCTGAGATTATTATAAATGCTGTGATAGATTCTATTTTTAATATCAACAATATCTGATTCATATTCTTGACTTTCGGATCTACCCATAATTTTTGCTAGCAGATCTGCATTTTCAAAAATATCTGCAGCGGGCATGCCGCGCTCTGTAAGCATCTTATCTGTAAACGGTATCGATGTTTGCGTCGAAGATAGATAGCTGCTATCTCGCACTCGGCTGAGGGCCGAAATTTGCTGATGTAGCTTGTCAAACTCGGAAGCCATTATCTGAGTGAGATATTCTAGATCGTTGGCTGTGTTGTTCTCTTGAAACTCCAAAATCCAGTTCGGTATCGTTGAATAAATCGAACTGCTGTTGTTATCATCATACGCTTTTGCATTTTTTGAAATGGTCTCTTTTTTTGTCGCAACGTCAGAATGAAAAGAATACAGAATCGGATCTTTAAATTCCCGCTCTGCGGCTCCAGCGAGGACCATAGCGGAATCAACACAGCGCGCTGTGCAACCCGGATACCCAACCCAGTGTCCGTTTGTTAGGCGGCCTGAATAATCGAGTACTGTCTGATCTACGGAGGCCGTTCCGGTGCAGCCTTCGTTAAACTTATAATATACACCAAGCGTAGTGTTGGACAAATCAGTGTTGGTGCCTCCGGCATACTGCTTGAACCAGTGGCGACCAACTTCCTTAATGCCACGCTCGGCCTTCCAATATCTAAACTCATCCAAAGAGCCCGAAAGCTTTCCGTACCCTTCAGCTACCGTGCCAACAGTAGCAGACGTTGTGGCACCTCGGAGAGCACCAATATTAGCAATCAGCGAGCCAGTAACTTCGCCCATCGCTGTGCCTAAAGACTGTTCCTGATTCAAAACGCCGTTGACATACAGACGTGTACGAATTTTATTAGTGGAAGTGTCCGCCTTTAACGATACCGCATAGTGAGACCAATCTTGCAGAGTTGTTGTGGTAAGGCCCGTTCCGACAACCTCATTGGAGAAGCCGGCTGACGATCCTGATTGGCAGGAGACCAAAAATGGAGATCCTGTTGCCGTACCATCTATCTCAATTCTTAAGCGCCCGTAGCCATCAGTAGCCGGGGTCTCTCCGTTCCAAAGGTCGAAAATAACTTCTTTCTCTGTTTTAGCCGTAGTGAATGCCGTCTTTTTAAGCCAAAATTCTACAGTAACACCAAAATCTTCCACGTCAAACTTAAGGTTGGATTCTCTTGTCCCTAATCCGACCTCTCCGCCGGTCGACGAAGAAAGTTCACTATAGCTTTCATAAATGTTGGATCCAACACCGCGATCTTGAAGATCGAAATGTTTCATCAGGTTAGTGGCGGACCCCGTTGTAGGACCTCCATAAAACGTAACATACTCTAAAGTGCTTGGGTGTCCGTACCCAACAGTGATTCCATTAGCGCCTAGGGCGCCCCAACCAGCAGAAGAAATTCGTATATAGCCATTTGTTCTAGGATATACATTGTCGAAGATATAGCGGTCAAGAGGCGTTGAGGTTTGTGACCATTCCTCTTTTTCTTTTAGCGAACCGTCATACGGATAAGTTGTATAGATTCTTGAGAACGCGTCTTCAAAATACCGCTTTGCAGAGCCGTATCTTACAAAGTTCTTCATTTCTATTGGCGTGGTGCCATAGATTACATGCGGGTCGTATCTTTCCTGCGTTGCGGCCTTAGCCTCCATAAAGTCTTCCGACTCTACATCAACGTGCAGACGCTTGTTCGGTTTCTTAACAACCGGTCTTGTTTTTTTCGCTTTATCAAAAAGTTTCTTTACGCTCATAACGTTTATTATTCTACTCTAAATTTATAAATGTCTGGTATCTCGGTCCAGCTAGACTGCATATCATTGTAGTAAGCAATTTGGATTCCATACGAATAGCCCGGCTCCATCATAGCCATGTCTAAATCAAAATAGCTTCCTGAAACATCGTGCGACATTTGAGTATGCATTGTACTGCCGGTACCGTAAGGAATTGCTTCTGTTCCATCTCTTATCCTAAAAATCTTAAAAGAGCCACTATCCAAAACAGCGGACGGCTGAGTTGCCGTAGCCTTGCTGTAAATAGTTGGGCTCCAATTCTTCTCTCGCACAAAAAATCTAAATCTAGCAACTTCCTCGTTACTGTAAACACTTTTTAAATTCATTGGCGCCACAACATATTGTGGAGACGGTGCTGCCGTATAAGCAAATCCCTTATCGAATTTTTTAGGAGTGATAGCGGATCCTGTATGCACCTCTTCTGAGCCTAGAACCCACACATCATATAGTGATTCGGTTGAACTAATTGAACTAGTAACCTGTAGGCGCGCTTTGTACACTCCGGTACTTATTTCGTTCGCTGAGACAGCGGTCGCTGCGTTGTTGTTAACATTTTTAATATCTAGCGGCAAACCAGATGGGCCGGAGGAACCAGAATAGATTCTAACTATTAAAGACTCGGATGAGGGAATCGACCTAAGCTTGCCTCTAATGTAGTTGTGTAAGAAGATATCATTAATATTTTCTTCGCCGGCGAGGGAACTGCTAATGTAAAAACCGCCTCGATCATCTTTTATTGCCGAATCCCAGCGCGCTTCGATAACCGGGCGCTTGTAGAAAAATTCCGAACTTCTTGAAAAAAACCTTTTTGTATAAGAAGAAGACACGGCTTGTTCGGATGTGGGCGAAAACTTGATTCCAACTCCGTAGTTCGATTTAGAGCCTAAAACATTTCCATCACTATTAATCCACTGCTCAACAAGAGTGGTAATGTCTAATTCTATATCCTCGTTTCCAAGATCAAAAGATGCAGTAAAAGAAGACTTCGCATCATTATGATAATCTCCGCCGGCTGCAGTCCAGCTACCTGTTCCCGAGGAGCCCGATCTCGCAACTATCCAGTTTGCATACCCGCGATCTTCATATGTCTCTAGATCTAAGCCAACACCCTCGTCCCATTCTGTAGAAATCGAGGAAACCCACAATTCATATTGGCTTGGTAGTGTTCTGGCGTGTGGTGCGTTGTACATTTTTAAATAGAAGTTAACACTGCCAGAAGCCGGGATCGCTCCCGAGGATCGGTCGCTGCTCATCGTGGCTACAGGAAATTTCACAAGAATTCTTTGCAATTCAACACTTGTTCTGCTCTGTTGAGCATAAATCACAAACGTCTCTAAAACGTCTGCGCCTCCCATGTTGGAGCCCGTGCCGCGAGTTTCCATATTATCCTGATAGGCGTTCGTTATGGTTGTATCAGCATCAGCTTGGTATCTCTTAATAGCCATTATCTAACCGTTCCTTGTATATCTCTAGATGGGTATTTTAATTCTATTACGCAGTTGTCGGGAACCTTTAGGTATTGTCCGTCAGCCGTCATGTTGCTCTTAATGTCGTACACAACTTGAGAATATGGTGTACCGCTTCTCTGCAATACTTTAATCGTTTTTACGTCCATAACTCCTCTGATGTTATTTAGCCTTGTGTAAAGTCGCGACAAAGAAAGTGGCTCTCCAATATCCTTGATACGAGTAGGGCCTGATAGTTCATCACGCAGCATATTCCGGCAAGAAGTATATACCGCCGTCTTATCTACATTTGGCATTGCCTTGACTTCAAATTCAATACCAAAGTTTATTATTTTCGCATCTAAAATGTCGATAGTATCGCTAAGCATTCTATGTTGGTTTAGCCAAGTTTTTATATTCTGCTTTAACGTTGTGGTGGATTGGGTTAGGTGCCCCCTATTAGTTTCTGATATAATGTATAGATTCAAATTTCTCTTAAAAGAGTCGGGATCTCGCAATATATTCGCCCGCTTTACTGAGCCGAATTTGGCCGGCATTGTATACACCAAAGTTAGATAATCCTCTTTTGTCACTGCTCTATTTTGCGCAGCGTAATGTCCTGCAACTCTCTTCTTAAGCTCTGTTGTCGAGATTCTGCCACTGGCCGAAGGAATAACACTTTCGTTGGTTAGCTCCAGCGACTTCTTAACAGAGCCCAATCGAGCATCAGCCAGTACGCTTGATTTGGTTGTCTTGAAGTTAAAAATCGGAGTCTGAACTCGGGTGATCCCGTTAACTGCGGCGCCTGTGCGGCCTGTGCCGTTGGTTCTATACGTCACTCTTATCGTTGTATTTTGTGGACCAATACCCATCGTATCGGTAAACAACAATTTATTCGGGTCAAACTCTCTATCTGTAGTGTATTTTTTAGCATGCACTTGTATTGCTACGGAGCGCGGATCCTCAATACTTGGACTATTTAATTCAGACTCTGAGCCGTGTCCAAACTGGATGAAGCAGTCAGAACCATTGCGTTCAACAACATACCTCCTAGGCACTATTAGCGGCTTTATGATATTCGGCACAGTAGTTCTGTCGTCTGACACGTTTGCGACCGGTGCATAAACCATGTTTTGTGATAAGTGGCCAACCTCATAATAGCGATTTCCTTCTGAATCCGTTACAGATAAAACCTCTCCCACACTTCGCGGGCCAATTCTTATTTTTCTAAATCTCTTAAAGGTGCCCACAGTGTAATCCTTATAGGTAACCCTGCCTGACACCACCTTGCCGTATGCTTTAATCGCATAATGTGTTGGCACGCCGGTCGCTTCATTTATTTTAGCGGCCACAACCTCATTATCTGGATTTGAAAAATCTATGTCTTCCAGTAACGAAAAGGTGGTTCCACCTTGAGCAGAAAATGTAGAACCCTCCATCAATGTTGGTATAAAGTCTGGATCGGGGCCTAGCCCTGTGCTGTTTGCTGGAATCAGAATATATAAGGAGACTTCTCCAAAGCTTGATGCTGCACCCGGAATCTTGTAACCCTGTTGTCTTGCCAGTCGCAACACATTGCTATACTCTACCGCAGTGTCAATAAAAGACTCATTAATCTGGTAGTCCATATAGAACGACAACACATCGCCCACGTAGGCAACAGTATCAAGCATTAGTGCGCCGAAGCTGGCTTCGTTAAAATCCTTGAATGTGTCAGGATAGTACCGCCTTGCATATTCAACCAAATCGGCTTTAATCGAATTAAAATCTCTGCTCGTATACTTAATCGGTATTATTTTGCTAGCCATTTATATACCCCTCTTAATTTCATGGTTCTACTCCTTCTCCCAGAATTTCTTCGAGGTGCTCTCTAACGGTTTCGAGATCAACAACCACCTCGTATCCGTCCGATATTGGAATTCCCGTGGTGCCAGACTCCCCTTCACTAGAACTATATCCCATTTCTTCGCACGATTCGTATATTGCTTGAGCTTCCACGGGATCCCAAACATACATTTTGTCCGAATCAGGATCAACACCAATAGAAGCTGCGACCTTTTCGCTAGAACAGACTCGGCCGGCCTCGTCCGTTGTGAGCAATTGCGAAGAGAGAAGTGTAGCTGCTCCATCCTTAATTATAAGATACATAGATTCGCCAGTTGTTGTTATTGTAAACACAATCTCCAGATGTATCGCGTTTGCCTCACCTTCTGGTGTGGTTATTTGCATATCGTTAATTGTAATATAGGGCAAATAAGTGCTTGTTTGTGATAAAATATTGCTCCTTAAGTCTTCCCTTGTTGTCATATCATTCATTCGAAACAAGTATGTTTTTAAACCAACTCCAAAATTAATATCCATTATCCTTTCACCCGGCACACACAGAAGTAAATTGATGAAGTTCTGCAGTGCTAAACTTCTTACAGTAAGGTTTTGCGAAAAAGCTGTCGTGTTATCCTGCACGTATGGCATTACATCCGGAGAGTAGCCGCCGGCGGCCATCAAACGGCCGGCAACTGTAGCTGGAATTTTTACCGTATCGGACATTGAGGGTTTCCTCTCTTCAATAAGTATACAATAAATAGTTTATAATAAGTATATTTCACGACTTATTGTACGCAGCGCGTTCTGCGGCTGATGCCGCTTCGTCATCGTCGCAGTCGGGTCCGGGCAGCTGCCTGTTCATCCTCCATCTGGGTAACCAGAAAAAGGCAAAAGGTGGAATCTTTAAGTTCAACCTGAAATTTAACTTGAACTTTGGCCAACGCCAGCCTCCGTTGCCGCTATAGTCGTAAGAATTAACAAACAAGTCAAACAAGAGTTCGCGAGTCTCTACAAAGCACCTCTTATCCCAGCCTCGATAACTTTTTCTTACCTTAAAGAATCCAAAAACTGATTTCCACCAGTCTCCAGTCATAAGGCCCGGGCCATAACTGTGCTGTAGCCTTCTAGCCCACATCCCAAATACTCCCGGATATGGATCTGGATAGTCAACCCCCTCATCGTCTTCTGTGCCCTTTTGGTACCACTCATCCTGTAGTCCAATAGAATCTAGGAAGGACTGCATTGTATATATCGTTGGCAGACTCAAAAACTTATTTAAAGGCAAGGAGTACTCAAAGAGAGCCTTAAAAGTATCGTCGTTTCTCAATTGCTGAGTCATACAGTCAATGTCGTAGTCTTCGACAACATCAAAGTTTCTTATCAGCATTTCAGACGGAATCTCAAGCTCATAAGAGACTAGCGGTATCAGCCGCAATGGATCGGTTGCTTCAATGGCATCAAACACTCCCGAGACGTCAATTTCTATCTCCTCGTATTCTCCATCTTCGCCGGCTTCAGCAGCTGCAGTTTGATTCATTGCATCTTGTGCTAATCCCGCAAAACGTTCAAGTAGTTCTGTTGCGCTCTCAAGCTCGTCCATAGTATAATCCCACACTCCGGCGCCGGTGCCACTACGGGTAATGCTTGCAACAATATCCGGCTCTTCGATCTTGAACGCCTTTTGCTCCAATGCTGTAGCATCTGAGATATGAGCAAAATTTTCAGCCGCTCTAAGATCTTCTGTGGCTGGAACATATGATAGTCTTAAGCCAAATTTCCAATTATCAAAATGGTCTCCCACTCTAACTTGCGATTCCTCATCATCCCAACCCTTCGATTCAACATACGACTTCCAGTCGTCTAGGTTGATAACTTTCTTTAATGAATCAGCGCGGTCGCTGACCTCTTCGTCCTCTTCTTCCTTGTCCTCAACATAAATGTAGCGCTCAAGCAGGAAGCCTCCACTTTTCAAATATTCATACTCAGGTTTAATTTTAAGCACAGATACTGCAACACCTGAAAGATTTTCTATTGGAACCTCTGTGAGTTCTGCCCTTCTTTGTGTTCCTAGATCGCTAACCACATTGGTGCCCAAAACTGTGGTTGGTGCGCCGGCGAGATTCATGTGGCCGTTCAAAAAGTGCATCTGCAAATCGTCAACCAGTCCTTCGCCTCCGCAAACAAAATTAGATATCTTTTCCATTGCTTCTTCAAACTCTGCCTTGAACAGTTTCATCGCAATAAAGGATGCATCAGTTTCTGTTTTCTCCCAAACTTTACGACGGGTACCATTTCTTGTTGCATGAAACCAATCCGACTGAGGTTGGTGGTAGTATTTGTTAATTGCTTCGTCAATGCGATCAATGGCCTCTAATACTACCTGTTCCGTAGGATATCGACCATCTGCCATCCCGCGCGCGTACATGGTCACACACTGCTCCAAGAAGGCGTGATCGTATTTTTGATGTCCCTTTTGTATTCTTCCCCAAAACGTTTTCGACCATTCGTGCAAGAATTGCCTAAAGTTGGCATAAATATATGCTGGTAAAAGATCCCCAAAGACGCCGGCAGAAGCATCAAATTTAGATAAGGCAGCCATACCCTTAATAGCGAACTCAAATATCGTCACCCTCATTGTCGCCTTGATGACGGCCTCCATAGTAGCCTTGTTGGTGCGCGTATTCACACGATCATATGGAGGATCCCACGTACAGGATGGGTTATAAGAAACTCGCTGATCGTCCGCAATATTAAGATATCTGTCGTACCAGTATGATTCGAGATCGGACCATCCGAATAAGTCGGCGCCGACTTGCTCTTCGCAAGGATTTGCTGGGCCCGGTAGCCACTCATCAGCCAGTCTAGCCCACCCATATTGATACTGGTTATGCACATAATATGCAGCAGTACCATACTCGTCTTCTGGTAGGTTTACATTTTCCGACAGGCCTTTAATTCTTTCATCTTCTTCCGGACGGTACCAGCCTGTGTCGAACGGTGTACCGTACTGATCTCCCTCCTTGTCTCTGTGCTTTCCACTATTCAATATTGCCTCACCATCGCCGTCTACAATGCCTAAACTTTGTACCGTCTCATCTTCCCAGTCATCAGGCGCATCGTCATCCGTAGGAATTTCTTGAAGTATGAAATTAAACAATCCTGATTTCCACGCACTGTCTTGATCGGCGATTTGTTTAGCGTATTGCTCAATAAACGAATTGCAAAACAGATCGTACTCATCAGTTCGAAGTATTTCTGTCATGGATTCAAGTACATTGTCTAAACTAGCATCAGCGTCGGCGTCTTCCTCTGTAGTTGATGCTTCTGCTATTATATTTCTAATGTGCTTGGCAAACACTGCCGGCTTTTGGTAAGATCTGGAGCCGTCGTTGGCCCATTCTTCAGAATCGGAAACCATTCCGGTAATATCTATGTTCTGTATTTGTTCAAGAGTGCCAGAAGGTATGTCCGAAACAACGCGTATGATCGGATTTAGCGCTCCATTAGCCCGGGAAGTTTGAGATCGGGCGCCCATGCCGTTGTGCAAGGACATGATGTTACCCGCCTGTTCCTTCGCATCCCGCGAGAGGGGGCTCTCTGCGTAGTCGATTGTAAATTCTCCCTCACCTTCTTGTTCGGACTCTGGTAGGACCCAGAATAAATGCAGTTTGGCAGTATCCCTAATCAGCTCATCTTCGGCAGAAGAATAGTAGTTAGTAGTTTTATCTCTAACGGCCCTCTCGTCATGCCAATAGTGAATTACATAGTGTGGCTGGCCTTTATCATCCTCCTCGCCCTTAAACGGATCGGTGCTATTATACTCCATAACACAAGTCGGATTTGGATAGTCAACAACTCCCTTTCTTTTATATCTATATTTTCTATAAATTGAATAAACTTTCCATTCCTCTCCGGCTTGAAAATTAGATTCAACCCCTTCTTCGTGTAGATCGTTGACCGTCTTGCTGTTACCGGGAATTCTTTCGTCTAATGAGTCTTGGTGTGTCCAAATATCCCAACCACCTTCGTGATCAGAATCACGGTAACTGCTATCTGTGTGATAGTCTATCCCATAGATATAATCGTTTAACCAAACCTTGTCAAAAGACCAAATATATTGTTTTATGTTTCTTTGCGTAGCTTTTGTAAAGCAGGTTATTTCTCCCTCTGCGTCAGCTACATGATGATCCGATATGCCTGCGCTTGAATTAAACCTGCTCAACGTAAACGATTGTGTTTTGCGACTATCCCCCGTAAAATATGTATATTCGCTCGTATCTCCGGCGAGGACACCTTGCAAATACTTACCAATCGTGTAGGGGTTGTGTATTCCGTTTTCTAGATTTTCAACCAAGTTTCGGTCATGCATTTGCTTGCCTTCCCCATCTTTGTTCGATAATATTCGATCAAAGAGGCCGCCTATGCCTGATAACTCTTTTTCGTACTCAACCTGACAAGCTTCAAATATTGCACCCGCTACTCCGCGCGCTTCTGATAGTGTTTCTGGATTTTCCCTTAAGAGGAATGCATTTGCGGTCTCCGGACATGAGCCCGTGGCGGCGACGGGTTGACCAGAAGCGTCAACTTTTGCCGCGCAAGTTCCAAACCCTGTCTGTGTTGGCATGCCGCCATTCGTATACGCTCCTGCTACCTTTGAGAAGTTTTCTATTCTACTTCCCACCTCGTCATTAATAATTTTCTCAACCTGATCCATTGTCAGCTGCTTTGTGGCCAACAGGGACTTTGCAAGATCTTGTTTGTGTCCTTCGAGATCATCAATTCCGCACAAGCTATAGCCATCTGCACACTTCATTTTTGCTATGAAATTATCGCGTACCTTTTCAATTGCCTCTTGACCAATGAAAACGCCGCCAAGAGTCTTATAGAATTTTTCACAGTTTTGCGGATTAGAGAGCGAGTCTCCAATAGCGGTATCCGTCGAGCCAAAATAATCGCAAGCATCAATCATTTGTTCGCGACTGGCGTTACCAGTCAGAAGATTAAGTGTTACGTGTGCCGGCATTGACTTCGCAGCAGAACCCATAACCTCTACAGCTGATCTTCCATATTCTTCTAGCTCAACCTCAGTCATTTCCATGTTGGCGATACCCATTGCACGGGCGGCAACAGCAAGAGCAGATTGAAGTTCTGCATCTGTTGCATTAGAGCCGCAAAGATTTTCCTTCAGCCAATCCATATGTTCGGTTTCAGACATTAGTCCCACGCCGGTCAGCGCTGCTGCTCCAATGGAACCCATGAGATTACAGAGCGCGTCATAAAGCATCTGGATGAGCATTTTTATCAAGGTCTTGAGTGCCTCAACCAATGCAGCTTCCAAAGCATCCAACAGGATCTTAATAAATTCAAGAACCCAATCAAAAGTTAAGGGAGGCCACTTAAACCATAGTTCTGGCCAAGAGAGGTTTTCTCCTGCTTTGCACCACCATTTCCAGTCCCATTGAGATAGGGTCTCCATAAACTGTCTAAACCACGAATCAAACGGGGGATCAAAGATAGCATAGTTTGGACAAGCAAACACTTCGCCAAGTTCAGAGAGCCATCCCAAAGGAATGTTTAAGCTATTTTGCATAATTTCCAGCAACTCTGCTGGAGTTAATAACTCCATGAGCGCCTCCACATAGGCATCCTTTAGTGCGGCGACTGCTCCAGAATCAACCAATATCGCACCCAGCGTTTTAGTCTCTGCTGTAGCTTGTATGTACTCTGTCTCTCGACGGCTGGCAATGGCAGCCTGTTCGCTACTGAGATTTGGAAAGCCTGCAGTTGCTTGAGCTTCCGCATAAGTTCGTGCTGCTGCTGAGGCCGTTATGTCTTCGTAGGCCTCGTCGTTAGCCTCAGCCTGCGTTCGATTGGCTTCATTCAGGGCGGCGAGGGAAGCTTGACCTTCGGTGGTCTGAAACCCCGCGTATGTCTCTGCCTTGGTTAATGCATACTTATCTCTTTCCACCAGCATGTCTGTGTTTTCCCACGGGCGATACTGTGCTAGCTCCGGAGCAGCTTCGGCGACCATATCCATAATCTCGTTTCGCTGTTGTTCTGTCAACCCAATCGTCAGAAGTTGCCCCAATCCTTCGAAATCCATATTTTCTAGAGCACTGTTGATCACTGTCTGTAGAATTTGATCGAACGTCATGCCGGCTAACCAACACTTCATCCACGATTCTAATAAAGAGAGCCAGCCACATTTACTTAACCGGCTGAACATGCTAACCCAAAGTCCATCAAGACTGCCAACATGATCGATGTGTTCCATGACCGCCTTTATAAACGGATCTTGGCCGGCTATGTCTCTCAAGCCCCCTTTCCAACCATCCTCAATCGCAGAACTCCAACGATCTTCCCGGTCAGCGTTGAAGCCCTCCCATGTTTGGCACAGGTTTTTATTATATTGCCCCAGCAAGGTTTCCATAAATATATCAAACGTGCTATCTAATATGTTCTCTGCAGCGCTAGATATAGAATTGCAAGGAGGATCGTTGTCTCGCATTTCATCAAAGTTTTCAAACGCAATCGTAGGATACGTATATAGCATCATGAAGTCTTGCCACGCTAATGGTGTGTCTGCCTGCAAGCTGTTGTCCATATAGGGCAGCGAGGCAACATACGCCATTGTTCTGGGATCTGTGCATGGGTAGGATTCTGCAAATTCCTCCCATTGGTTTGCGGCTATTATTTCAGGATTTTGAAACGGGTTGGCCATGGCCATCTTTCTATCGTCATCAGTAAGATCGTCCAACTCTTGCTGTAGATCGAGCGATCCTTCCGTAACTTCGTCGCCTCCTATCGAATAACCTAAATTATAAAAGTAGTCTGTAACATTGTAGTCGCTGGTAATCTCTTCCTCTGCTGTCGTTTCTCCCTCTTCTATAGCGTCCTCTACCAGCATCAGAGCACGTACTCGACTCTTCTCTTCTTCAATCGCAGCTGCATCGGCTGCAGACATTAAAGTAAAGGGCGGACAGCCTCTTCTTGTAACCGTTATCGCTTTAAGATGCAAATTTGAATCGAATTCCAATAACATGTTTTCGATTCCGCCGGCTTTAATGTTTTCGCTCCAAAAGTTTCTAACTCTATATGTGCCAGTCTCTGTGTGGGCCATGTTTCTATCTAGAAAATTTAATAAACTTGTTTGAAACTCTTCTAAGTTGGTTCTCTGTTCAAGGAAAGTGTCTGCCGTCCACACATGAGATAACCTTACAGCATCCGTACCCCAGAACTCTTCCTGTTGGGCGTTCCACTCGTCTTGAGTCATTCCGTTGTAGGTCTCGCCCATAACGAGGTTTGTATCCTTGAACGACATAGGATATCTTTTTTCGCCGTAGTGCTTTAGGATCCACCTAACGCGAGATATTTGAGAACCTATATCTTCAGACGTTAATGTTACTTTCCAAGCGGACTTGTCAGCAGTGCCTGTCGCCCACGTAGATGCCATGGGGCTATATGCAGATGTATCTGTTCTTTCTGGAATGTTGTCAAATATATTAGCAGGGATGCAAACATTCACCCTCAACCTCGTATCTGCTCTCAAGAAATAATCTGCAGCGAGAGCATGACCATCGACATATTTGGTTACATCGTCTTCAGTAGTGCCTGATGCTGTTTCGAAGTCCCAGTCTATCGAACCTCCACACAGATACTTCCACGTATCAGTAAAGGAAGCAGTTTTCCACGAAGTGTCGCGATTAAACCCCTTATCGCTAGTATCTTCGTCGGCGTAGGTGCCGCCACCAGAGCCTCCCGAGCCCGGGTGGCCGTGATCATCCAAATAGGGCTCATCAGAATCTATACCGTCGTCGTCCTTTGTTTTGCCTGTGCCTGAGCCTGAGCCGGACTCCCACGGATTGTCATCTGAGCCTTCCTCGCCCTCATAACCTCCGGGGCCGGGGGTATAAAACCTCGGCTCGTCATCATCTTCATCCGAAAGCAGATCAACTTCCTCCTCGGAAGCCTCAGAACTAGTCTGCACCTGATAGCAGACTCCTTCGTCTTCATCATAAATATACGATTCAAATCGACCGTCACTCGCCGAACCCAAAAGTGCAAACTCTAGCCCGAACAGGTTTCCGTCTTCCATTGAAATTTGAAATGCCGTCTGTATCATAGTGTTGGCCCGAGCAATATAGCCGGCCTCGACACCATAAGCAATCCCATGCGTTTCTCTAAATGCTATATTTTCGTCGTATTTGCAATACGTGCCATCTGCAGCTAACAAATAATATTCGCCTGTCGGACTAGTATATACAACGTCATAAACATCGCCGGGGTACCATGCAGGGCCAGAAAAATAGTTATCTTCTGCAATCCATTCGCCTTCAACTTCGGACCAATAAACTGTCTCTCCGTCCGCCGTCTTGCTCTCGCCTTCAACGGGGACTGGTTCACTCTCTTCTTCTGAGGGTTCTGGAACTCCTTCTTCCGAAGAGGTGGATTCTGAATCTGTATCGTCGGCTGCAGTATCTTCATAGTAGTCACTCTCTCCCGCTTCAGCAGGGTCGTCAGAGTCTACCCCCTCAGAGGCTTCATCAGGCATAGTGCTTTCGCCCGCAGACTCAGCAGAACTACCATCTGAGGCTTCAGATGCAACATCCTCAACGCGATCATCGGAAGACCATGCGCAGCCGCCCATTCTCGGCTGTTCGACAGAATCTTCACAGGCTTCAGGATCCCAAAACCCAGTAAAGGTTAAACTTTTATTATATTTATGGAGCAACTTTGCAACACCTTTACGTATCGCCTCAAGCTTTATCTCCTGCAAAACCTCTTCAGAACCCTGAGTGTCTGATGCATCGGTAAATACGGTTACGCAATAGTGACAGTTTTGCTTATTTAAGTAAGGATCTCTAGCATACTTCCAATCAGGTACATGTGCGCACGGATCCGGAGTGCACGTCTCCGAACAAAGGCCCGTGAGGTCTACTTCCTTACACCCTTCTTCTTCTACCGTACAGGAAATCGGAGCGAATATATCTGCAGCGGTGAGTTCTTCTTCCTCTTCAGCCTCTCCATCTTCACCAAGTGTTCCTTCTTGAGGTTCGAGACCAGTGTCAGTTTCTTCAGCTTCTTCTTCCGCAACGTACTCCTCCGTCATGGTTTCTTCAATTAATTCTCTAAGTTTGTTTCCCTTTGGTCCGGACATATTTAGTTTACCTTACAATATTGACTCATAATGTGCCTTTCACCAGCTAGTTGAAGATACACGGCCGGCAAATTATTCAAGCGCGTCATAACGTTGTTGGCCTCTAGACAGGTTTTTTGAAATCCATCCAATATATTTTTTAATTGTCTGCCGGTACCACTATTTGGAGCCAGTGCGGTACCTCCTCCAAGGCCAACGGTTGCATGCGTGTGTTGCATGACGCTTGAGTTGGTGTTTCTAACCACAGTTTGGAGAGCGCGGACAGCCTTTATTGTATGCGACTGCAAAAAGATAAGTTCATGAAGTAAATCAACAGTGTTTTTGCCCAACAGCATGGGTTGTAGTGAATCTGGGGCATCTCCCGCTATAAGATGTATCCCCGGTATACCCTCGATCTCTTCACCATGAGAATTGTTCTGCGTTCCAGCTTTTGTCACTATCTTTACGCCTTCTTGGCCAATGATCCTCACTGCATCCGCAGAAATGCCGACACAAGAACGGTCGACCGATCTAATCACTCCCATGGTATTTAACACCTGTAGGTCGCGCCAATTTGGACCTGTGGGGATTCCGACATTCGCTGCGGGCATGGCTAAATTTAGCGGCCACCCCTTGGCGTGGTCGGGCTCTCTCAGTTTAAAATATCGATCCACATCGGCGCGTTCGCTAATATAGATTCTTGCAGCATCTCCGCCAGCAAACATAGGGTGTGTTAATGTCGTAGCTTTTTTCTCTTTCAGAAAAGAGCCGCGTCCGACAACTATATCAATGGCGCCGCAATTTGTCTGCCCTAAATCACCTTTGCCTCCGTCAGGACCAGCAGTGTCGCGGCCCAAAACAATCCAACAGTTGTGTCTTTGAGCATGTCTTTTAAAGAGGATCTTTTGATGATCCTTTACGGGATACGGAGGCACAGCTTGAGGTCTATAGCCCCTGCCTCTACCTCGACCTTTCGTCTCTGGTTGGCTGACTTCTTCCGAGTTTATATCGATATCTTCAAACCCCGTTTCAGGCGCTTGACCTTGCGCTCCAGTATCGTCGGTACCACTGCTCATGCTGTTTCGTCTCCTTCGGGCATTTCACCTAATGTAGTTGTGGGTTGGCCGTCTGCTCCCAAACCACTTCCGCCGAAAGCAGCCTGTGCTGAATCTTCGGAGGTGCCATTGTTGTAATCGTATGCCTCATGCCAATCGTGCTCTACCACAATTGATTCATAAATTCCAAATCTTAGATTTGGGTTCTTATCAAAAAAGTCTACCTTTATAACAGAGCCAACTGCCGGCAACGAGGGCGGATCCTCGTAGTTGCCAACATATATTCGATATGTCTCAATAGATAAGGCGTCACCGTCGACACCCAATGCGGGGCCCCCATTATATGCTTGAGGAGTTGGCCTTCCAACATCTAATTCTGGTATGATAGCCCAAACTGCCGGTAAGAGATCTGGAACCTGTGCCTGACTAGTAAGTCTTGATAACCAATTGGTAAGTGGCACACATCCCATATTTCGTAACTCCTCTATCGTAATGTATCCGGGCACGCCATTAGACGACACATAAGGCGCTAGCACTTGTGCGTTAAACGGGCCCTCGCGAGACGGATTCCAACCCATTCCCTCGATAAAGTCAATTACCTGCTCTAATCGAGCTTCTAGAGCGCCGTAGCGGCCTCCGGAGAGGATTCCCTCGGCGCGGCGCACCAATCCCGGGGATTGGATTGCCCCCTCTCCCTTATTCCACAAATCTGGATTTAGCGTACCGGGTGGATAAAGCGAATCTGTATTAGTCGGAATATCGTTATAATCGTCTGACACTACTCTTTCTCCTTATCGTCCTGCTGTATCAAATCAAACATTTGTTCGTTATCTATTTTAAAGCTTCCCTCTTGTGTTTCTCTTTTTTGTAGAAGCGCAGATATTTTTACCAGCTGCTCGTTAGATCTTTGTAGGGTTTCCACATATTTCGCAGCAACTGGGCCTACCTCTCGGTGGTTTGCTTCGTTTTTACTCAAATATGTTATTACATCATCTAACAGCTCTTTAGTAACGCTTCTATCTTGCTGGATGTTGTCGACTGCTTCCTTTAGCAGTTCTTCCAAGCTCTTCATATTTCACCTTTGTTCCACTTAGTTTTAAAAATCTTATATTTTGTTCTTAGCTTATTTAGGTTATTGACCACTTGTTTAGTGTTCAATCCAGTAATTTCTCGCAAGTATAAATAAATAGCCTTCTTGTTAAAAATTTCTATATCATCAGAGCTAGACAGCAGTATTTTTATGGCCTCCAAAACCTTTTTTTCATTTTCTTTCAGATTGCCGGTATCCCACGAATCTATCTCGCTCCACAAGTGTTCCCAAAATTCCTTCTCTCTTCTTTGCTGATAATATTCATGCTGCGTTACCAAAGTTTCGTTTGCATCAAGATAGGCCTCACTATAAATAACATCATCTATATTGATTTCGGTCGCCAACCTCTTGGAAGACTTCTTAACCTTGTGGATAAACCAGTTTTTAGTAATAACAGAAAAATATGAAAAAGCCTTAGAGCCCTTATTCGGATCATATTTATCAAGAATAGTGGTTAACCACACTTTGCATTCAGCTCTCAAATCATCGATATTCGGCAATGTCGTGAATTTGTATGTAAACACGATCTTGTCAACCATTTCATTAAATGCGGGCCCTATAAATTCTCTATATAGGTCTTCTCTCTCCTGCATACTGTTCGTTTTGCAATATCTAATAATTGCATTTTCGTGGTCTTTCGTAAAGTAGTGCCTACCCTGCTTGCGACCACGGCGGCGTCTTTTTTTTGGCGCCGGCTTAGTTGGCGGCGAGTTCTTCTTCGTACTCTTCGGTGTCTTCGTCAAGTTCATCTCCTTCTTCTTGTTCTGATAAATCAGTAGTTAGAGAATAAATGCTGCTAAACTGTTCCACCTCATCTACTACAGCCTGAGTGTGCTTCATTAAACTTTCCAGCGTTTCATCACCATAAAACATCTCCATTTCATACACACTATTTAAATGTGACGCATAGTTGTCTATTACAACTAGGAAATCTCCCATGCTTTCTGACACGTATAATAACTTACTTAACACGCCCCTCAGATACCACACTAACAAGCCGGTCGTAAGAGTTGTCAATATACTTATAATACTTAATACTACAATTAATTTCACTTTTTATCCTCTTTGTAAAGTTCTTTCTCTACTTCTCTTTTCTGTTCTCTCAAGTCATCCCTACTCTGCTCTATAAAGCCCTCTACTCTTTCGCGTACAGTGCTACCATCTGGCTTGCCAGTGCTTCTGCCGATATTTACAGTGGGGGTAAACTGCTCCCTTTGCAGAGAACCGCTTACCTCGCACGTATCGCAGTCAGCCAAACGCTCCGTTATCGAATGAACAATCTCAAACATATAATTGCAAGACTGACATCGATAACGATATTTAGGCATCAGCTGTAGCTTCCTGAACGTCTACTTCAAACGTTGGAGGGTTCGTAACTAATAGTTCGGTCTCCTTTCCGTCTGTTGGCGTAAGCTCAAAGCCTTTCAAGACAGGCACGATATCTGATTGCTCTAATAGAGACTTTTGAAGTGCCATCATTACGGCTCCAAGTGCTTGATCACTTAATTTGTATGTTGTCATTTTTTACTCCTTTCTTTCCATTAATTTGCTCTTTTACAAGCTGTAAATCTGCCTCATACATCATTTTGGCCAATTTATTAAATGTAACTGTAGGCCTCCAGTTTAGTTGTCTTTCCGCTTTGCTGGGATCTCCCAACAAGAGAGGTACCTCATGGGGGCGGAAAAGACGCTTATCTATATCAACATATTTGTGGACCTGTAAGTCCGCATGGTTGAACACTGCTTCTAGAAACTCTCTAACCGTGCGTGTTTCGCCTGTAGCGATTACATAGTCATCAGGAGTATCTTGCTGCACCATTCTCCACATAGCTTCCACGTAATCTCCGGCGAAGCCCCAGTCGCGTTTAGCATCTAGATTGCCCAAATACAACTTGTCCTGAAGGCCCAGCTTAATTCTAGCGGCTGCCATTGTAATTTTACGCGTCACAAAGGTTTCCCCTCGTCTGGGAGACTCATGATTAAATAAAATTCCACATGATGCATGAATACCATAGCTCTTCCTATAGTTTCGTACTAAGTTGTGGGCGAAAACCTTAGAGCACGCATAGGGAGAAGCTGGCATAAATTGCGTATCTTCGCTTTGCGGAGCAGCGGGATTATCTCCGAACATCTCTGATGACGAAGCTTGGTAAAGTTTAATATCAGGGTTTATATTTAAAATTGCCTCCAATATACGCAATGTGCCCATGCCTACAATTTGTGCCGTTTCTTCCGGCGTTTCGAATGACACTCGCACATGAGACTGTGCGGCAAGGTTGTAAATTTCATCTGGCTCCTCCTGCATTATAACGCGATACATCGAGCCGGCGTCGAGCATGCTAGAGTAATGTAGTTCAAATCCCGGATGATTATAAATGTGGTTTATTCGATCTGTGGAAATTAAAGAAGTTCTTCGCTTCAGCCCGATTACTCGATAACCCTTGTTTAATAACAGTTCTGCTAGATAAGAACCATCTTGGCCCGTAACGCCAGTAATTAAAGCTGTCTTATTATTCCGTGTTCGCATTTTCGGTCCCCCTTGCTGTGCCATAGTTTTCCACAAACCAATCGCATGCAGATGACAAAGAGCCCTTAAAATCAGTATACATTTCCGGTCTCCATCCCAAGCTGTGAAGTCTTGAATTATCAGACGGCTTTCTAAGTTGTCCTGCGGGCTTTGTCGTATCCCAAACAATTTCTCCGTTATAACCAAGTCTTGAGGCAATCAGCTGTGCGATATCAAGAATAGCATATTCTCCGGTGTTTCCAATATTAATTGGTTCTGGCTTGTCGTAGTGTTCCATAAGAAATAATAAGATGTTTGCGAGATCCAATGAATAGGTAAACTCCCTCAACGGACTTCCATCACCCCATAATACCACGCGTTGACCATTTTGTTTAGCCAAATACATCTTATGCATTATCGCTGGTATTACGTGAGAATCGTTTAAATCATAATTGTCATTTTCCCCAAACAAGTTGTTTGGCACGGCTGTAACAAAATTACACCCATATTGTTCTCTGTACGCGCGTGACTGGATATCCAGCATTCGTTTCGCATATGCATAAGCATAATTTGATTGATGAGGTGGGCCATTATGAATTTGGTCCTCTGTCAAAGGATAAATAACCTCATTAGGATAGATGCATGTACTCAGCAAAGAGACCACCTTTCTTACCCGAAACCTTCGGGCGCTTTCAAGAACATTCGTATTTATTAATGCATTGTCTCTATAAAAGTCACCTAGCTTTTCCATATTAGCCTTAATTCCGCCAACTTTAGCAGCCAAGTGAATAACATATTTTGGCGCGTGAGTGGCAAACATTATCTCGGCCTCAAAATGGCTTCTAAGGTCATAATCCTTAGAAGAGACAAATATTGCTTCCGGAATGACCCGCTTTAAGGCATGGCCAACCATCCCGCTTCCGCCAGTAACTAAAATTTCATTTTGATTCATTTTTCTTCACCTCACTAATTCGATCCTGCCAAAAAAGCGGCAGTTCTTCTATTTGCTTTTTAATATCGGTACCGGTATTATTATCTTCAAAGCTATATTTTTTTGCATCTGGATTAACGTTTACATAGCCTGAAACGTAATCATCAAATCCATACCTCACCTTTACATTGTTATCAAAGAAGCCTTCTGGTACAAACAAGGGCGGGTGCGTTTCAGGTCTCAACGATGGCTGACCATCGTAATGTGCGCAAATCTCCCTCTTTGGCATCACGCTTATTTGGTCATGTGTTAAAAAGTGATTTCGTAAACACTCAGGTCTTATAATCCTGTGTTCTCCCAAATTCCATGACATAAACCAGTGGCGAAACAGATCAATGTGTACAATTTGAATGCCTGTGTTGTCGCCAAACTTACTACAGATTGTTACTGTATCGTCATCCTCGTCAATTATAGTTCTGGGTTGTTCCGCGCTGTTGTACATGTTGCTGAACCAGTTCCCGGGATAAGGTAGGTGTACGAACTCATCAAAATGAGAATAAAACATTCCAATCAAATTGCGATTTCGACCCTCCAATTCGTTGCCCTTATCTACAAGCTTATCCAGCATACTTAATTCCGATGCAACAATGGGATGATCGTTGTTTGGCGCATAGAAAATCCACCTATCACCCATCGATTGAAGCGTTCGATACGCTTTGATGAAGTGGGGCTGACGATCACTGCGTTCATTCTCAATCAAAGCGTCTGGAAATAGATCTTTAATAAATTTATTGACCTCTTCATACAGGTTTGGATCTTCTAGTTGATACCTAACATAAACATTGGACCAGTTATATTCCGCGTAGCTGGTTAGCGTATACTTGAAAATCTCTAAACGAGGACGCCAACGATAAGAACAATCGGAGTGCCTAAGCAATCCCCATGGCGAACGACCATCATGATGTGCAGAAAGCGGCATGTTGGTCACGAATGTATCAATATATAAAATCATAATTACTCACAGTATTGGCGGAAAGTGTACGATAACCCCATCGCCTTGATGATGGCCCGGGGGTCGGTATAGGCCATTACGAATCAGCACGGTTCTAGGTATTAAACCCTTTTGCCTCGCGTTGTGAAATATCATTTCTTCACCACAAATAGGTACATTGTGTGCGAAATAATAATCTTTTAAATGTGTAAACGTTGAAGCGTATTTATCCATATTCTCCGAAGACGCTATACAAAAGAAGTCTCTTGGCATGCCGCGCGGGCCATGAGGACTAAACCAGCAATACTCAAGATCCATTTCTTCTATTGGCAACCTTTGTTCTATCGCTAAATCAAATCTATACTTGATAACTGCATCGTATTTTACCTTGTTGTGCTTTTCATGCTTTCGCTTTAACTCATTAGCCTTATAAATCGTATACATTTGTCCAAATACATTTATTGGATTAACGCCCGGAAGTTGATTGGTGTATGAAGATAAATTATGCTGAGTTGGCCATGCATCTTGAACCGCTATATTTTCAAATTCATAAGCTACCGGCCTGTAAAGGGAGAGTATCTTTTTCTTCTCTGCCCCTCCTTCATCCCAGCAATGCAAAAAGATATCAACATCTCGATCTTTTATGATGTTTTCACGTAGAAAGGGAAATGTTATATCGTAGCCCGTAGGCTTGCCGGAAACACATAGGGCGATTTTCATAGAAGCTCTCTTTCGCTAATCAAGTTGTAGTACTTGTCACACTTATCATTGTCATGCAGTGGGATTAGTGAAAACAGCATGCTAGCTGTTATTAATTTTACAGCTGCCAAACGTTTAACTCCATACTTGTCTTTTACGTGTTCTTCAAAATATTTTACCATTTCACACATATATCGTTCATTAAAATCTTTTTCCAGCAATATAAAATCGTAACCTATCAAGGACTGGTATATCTTTGCATAATCGTAAAATATATCTCCATATATGGTTTCTTTATCCCCAAGCTTTCCTCGCGGATCTATCAATTTTATACTGTTTGTCGTATCAAGAAGCGCATTTGTAAAAACCGGATCACCATGTATTATGCCCGGAATAGCAAGATCTCGTCGTCGATACTCTGACAACTTCGTGTGTATCTTTTTGTATGTTTGATATGAATCTGAAAACTTACTGTAGTCATATTCGCAATACCTTTTTGATAGTTTTAAGTCGTAATTGTCGTATAAACCTTGGCGCGCCTTAAAAGCTGCCGCCGGCTCTGTATCAAACCCATGAAGCGTGTCGAGAGCCGTAAGAAGGTTTTCTAAATTGTGAATTGTTAACGAGTTGTTAATATACAGATAAGAAAGTGATATTCCATTTATCCGCTCCATAATTAGTTGCTCTTTTTCCACGCTATACATCTTTGGCACCAAACCGGCTAATTCTGATGGCAAGTGTTTATACCAGTAAGCTTCTCCTGCAAGATCACCACGCTTGGTAACCATGTCTCTTGTTTGTTCTATGTTGTGAAATTCGCGGGGCTTAATCTCAGTTTTGTAGAACCCCAACTGCTTTTCCAGAGATAATTTTGGATTTATCGCCAAATCGTCAATATAGCAGCTAGCATAAGGTTTGCCAAAATATATTTCATCATACGGAATTCCATGCTTCTTCAAAGATGCAATCGTTACGTCTCCAATATCAGATACAACTTTTCCCACGTTTCCGTTGTGAGTCCTCATACGTCGAGCAGTGTATAAAATTATTTCATGTCCCATGTTTTTGAGAAATTTAAGAAAACGTATTGGCTCCGGTATTGGTTCACATGTCGAATAATCACCTTCAACTTTGGGATAAGTTAACAGAGTGTTGTCAATATCAAAACAAATTCTTTGTTTGCCTCCATGCTCTATCGCAGAAGCAAACCACTGAAGCTGTATCGGCGTCCCAACACAATAAAAGCTGTCAACCAGATGTCCGGTAATCTTTAAACCGTCTTCTATCATCTTTTTATAAACCCCAGAAATATAGAATTCGTTCTTACTTCTATCTCCGGAATTCAATAACTTTTGACAATACTGCTTCAACAGTTCCCCACTGCTAAAACAATAAGCGCCGGTATTTGCATTGTTTGATATCTTTTCTTTTTCCTTGATATCTGATATCTCATTATCTTGATTCATGGCAATATATGAGTATATTGGCTTATCCTCTGTATCTTCAAAATAAAATATTGCATTTCCCTTCTTTTGTCTATACTTTGCCACTATATTGTCCATGTATATTGTATCGCAATCAACCAACATACACGACATCTTCAGATCATCCGATGGTAGGTTATTTAAGCCGCACAATATTGTCTCTGCGGCCCCTCTTGTCTGATACTTAAGTGGGATAAACTTAAAGTTCAGCTCTCTGAATTGATTTTGAATAGCAGAGCAGAAATCATAGGAATCCAGCATGCTATTATAAACGATGACAACCTGATCGTCAGCATCCAAGTCTAGGCTCTCCACGACCCAGTAAATCATAGGCCTGCCCTGTATCTTAATCAGCGGCTTTGGTTCTTGATAGCCTTCATCTATAAAGCGTTGGCCTGAGCCGTTTAGAGGAATTATAATATTCATTTCTGCCTACCGCGAATAATCATCTTCTAATCTCACTATATCTTCCTCATCAAAGTTATCACCACACTGCACCTCTACAAAAACCAAATCACTTTTACCTATGTTGTGAATTCGATGTTTGCTTGTAACGGGTATATGTATATGCTCGCCCGGGGTAAGATAAGATTGTTCACCATTTAAAGTCACTACTGCTTGACCGCACACAATTACCCAGTGTTCAGAACGCCTATGGTGGTATTGATAGCTAAGTCTATGACCGGGCTTTACAACTATCTGTTTTACCTTGCAATATTTCTCTTCTAATAGATTTTCGAATGTTCCCCATGGGCGCTCTTCTTTATAATTCACAGTCTTTCCAATATTTTCCTATATGTGGCATCAAACGTAAAATTGTCGTCATACACGGATGCTATACTTTGCTGCATTGTCTCAATCCTCTCTTGCGAAATCGAAGAAAGGATTAAATCTAATTCAGGCAACCTGCTTAGGTGCACTGGGATGGATATCTCTGCCCAGTTTAAATCATCTTGCCATGGAAGCCACATTCTGTCGTAAATATACACCGGAATCGATCCAAGTTGCATCGCCTCGTATAGCCTAAAGCTCGTAGGCCCATACCCCCTAGGACACAAAGAGAAAACAGATTCTTCCATTACTTGTCTAAAACCAGTTTCCGCCTCTTTCGTGATATTGGGCGTCCAGCCTTTAATATATATGTGATACTTGGGAGAGTCTAGTGGCAAGGAATGGCACATCATAGAGCGAATCGGATGAGTTATAGAGCCAACAAAAGAGCAAAAAATATCCCTTTGTCGCGACTTTACATCCTTAAATCCCGAACACACCAACGGAATTGGCACGTCTCCATTTAAGCCGCCGGCCGAAAAGCATGTGGTACCTTTGGGTAATAGCTCTTTTGGTGCGTCATCGTGAGTCATGACGGCGAAATATGAACGGGAAGAGTCTAACTCGCTTATAGCCTGTTTTAGTTCCTTTGAGTCATATCCATCATTATAGCAATGAGTCCAATATACGGGAATAAAGATCTTATCAGTTTCAGGAGAGTCCTCCAAAAATCTGTTGCTAAAATACTCTTCTAAATACGGGCCCTCATGATAGGGAGGATATACTGGAAATTCTGCCGGCTTTCGGAAGTCTGAAAACCTTTCATATATTTCTTCTTGGTAGCTCACTATAGCCCCGTTTGCTGTTTGACTAAATCTAAAAGCTTAAACTTGTTGTCTATACCTCTTGTGTAATTTGCGTGATGTAATACAATATCATCGGGTACATCGAACGATTCATCGCCATCCCACTCTCGACCTTGCAAGGACATTGCCACAGTATAAAACTGATTTGGTAGCGGCTTAAAACTAATATCGCCTCGAAGAAGATGGTTGTTGATAGCTATTTGATCGTTTCCATGATTTGGTAAGTCATCAAGAACGCCATTAAAGAAATCTAGTGTTTTATTGCTAGATTTGCAAGCAAAAAACCCCGCACACATCATGTTTAGATCGTTCTGAAAAACCATCTCATAGCCCATAAGTTCTTTTAGTAACAAGTTTTTACTGGGCCTTAAAAATTGAATGTCGATGTCTGCGTGGATAAAGTATCCTCCCATGGTCTCTTCGCATGCCCGGATTATATATTCAACTTTACGCCTCATCGTTCTATTCCAGCCTTCCTGCATGAACTCTCCAGATTGACATTCTTGCTCAAACTCTTGAAGCTCTAATTCATACTCTCCTACCGATTCAAATGAAGGCAAAAAATAATCATCTAAAAATCGCTTATGCGATTCCGTGTAGAACGTATAAACCTTCACAGTGTTAGATCCTTATATTTGTTGTATACTTCTTGTTCCTCCTGCATCTTCCACTCAAAATTATCAGGGTTTGTGGAAACGCCTTCAGGATTAAAGTAGTACAGCCCTAAGATATCATTAATCTTTTTAAATTTGCTTCCTTGCGATGCTGCACGGAGCCAAAACTCCCAGTCACCTGCCGAGCGATACTTATCATCAAACTCTCCGCACTTTTCATGAATATCGGCGCGCCACATTGGATTATTGTGCGGCATATTTACTGTTTTTAGATTTTCAAAACTAAACGGCAAAAAGTTATATCTTCTGCCGGCAGCCGAGTTAGAGTTGAATGTCTCGTTTGGCTGATCCGTGATAAAGGAATCAGAATATACCAAGTCGACATCAGGGTTCAAATAAAGCTCTTTAGCGTGGCGCTCAACAGAATCTGGTGCTTTACGGTCGTCTAAGTTAGCATTAGTAATATATTCACCAGTACAAAGCTTAATCGCCTCGTTCCAAGTTCCATAAATTCCCGGGTCTTCGTCGAGCTTTTTATAGATAATGTTGTCATGCTTGTCCATATATTCACGAATAACCTCTTCTTCCGAACCCGGCGAATTAGCGTTAACAAGGATAAGTTCGCACTTATCAAAGATCGTTTGGTTAACCATATCTTCTAAAAACGGCTTAATGTAGTCATCTCCATTATAAACAGAAGTAATTACGGATATTTTCGGCAGATCTTCTCTGTCGACAGTTTGGATCTCTGTTCCTAAAGTTGCCTCTGCAAACAGCTTATATTGAGACTCTTTGGAGAATGTTTCATGTACATGCTTCTTCAGCTTGTTTGCCATTCCCACATACTTGTTGTACTGTTTGTATACTTTTCGCAAAGTCATCTTATAGCTTCCCGGGTCGGGATAGCACCACTGAGAATCTGGCTGGATTACCCCTTCCCAAACTGCTTGTGGGAAAACACGGCCCATCGTGAAATCAACCTTAGCGAATAAAGGTCGAATTTTTGACTTTTTCGTTTTTCGATTTGTAACAGGCGCATATAAGTAGTCATTTTGACCACTCCAGTTCGGCGACACCACAGGCTTTCCATAAGTAGCAGCTTCAAACATAGATAGGCCGAATCCCTCTCCGTGAGAAAGATTTACCAACGCCTTAATCTTTTCATTCTGATAAAGACCGGACATCTGTTCGTTTGTCAGCGAGCCGTGCAACAAATACACCTTACATTTTCTATCTGGGTATTCTTTCAATAAGGCCGCCAATCTTGCCTCTGTATAGTGTTGATCAATGGTCGAGTTGGCCTGCAAAAAGGTTTTAACCACCAACCCCACAGGCTGATCGATAAATTCTTCTACAAACCAGCGAATGGTGTTGTCCAAATTCTTTCGGGGGCCCCATTGAGCTATCGTTAGAAAGTTAAAATCATGCTCTAGCTCTAGCGGCATTTCAGTTGGAGTGTGCGGCATCACAGGATAATTCACGACATGAATTGGCGCAGTGCAGCCAACCTCAACTGACTCTCCGGTTTGCGGATGCTGAGCTTGATATGTGGTATTTTCATATACCTCTTTCGCATGGTTCGACACAACAATAATCCGATCCATTATTGCAGCCTTCTCTATCCACTGGGGCGCCACTTTTGTAGTTTCAATACCGGCTGTATAACCAACATTAATTGGAGCTATCTGTTCCCATTCATTCGGAATCGTTACCTGTAGCGACATGTCAAAGGTTCCGCCGGCATGAGTGTATTCAATTGTCTTCTTTAAAATTTCATCAATCCACTGTCGTTCTTCATCGTTTTCGATAATAAACCCTGTATTGCCCCAGCCAGTGTTAGCTAAGTAAATATCAAAATGTTCCTCATGAGCCCTTAGAGATCTGAGCGCAAACCTGCACTGTTCTCCGTAGCCGGAAAGAGACATTGCGGGGCCTCTTACTAAAATTTTCTTACTCATACAACCTCCGTAAGTGTCCAATTTGTATAATTTTTTCGAGTATCCCAAGAACCATGCTTGTTGTGCACATCTGTTAGAACTTCATCCCACTTTTCCTGATACTGCTTAAACCCATAGTTTTTCATGAGATAATCACGGCCCTTGGCGCCGAGAGCTTTTCGCTCTTCCTTGGTCATATTATAGACCTTCTTCAAGGCGCTTATAAAATCTTCCTTGCTAATTCGATCTTCGTAGATATAAGGTACCTGCTGAGAACCTATAACAGCTTTGGAGCTAGGCTCGATACCGACTCCAAAAAACTCTTTACCATCGGTTACCTGTTCTTGTAGACCTCCGGTCATGTTTGCTATAATTGGAGTGCCACACATCAGTGACTCAAAAGTAGACAAACCAAATCCTTCTGCATCGGAGATATTAATTGTGCAATCTACAGCATTATAGATTCGCGCTAAATCGTCGCTGCCTATCTTAGCCGGCGACAACATTATTTGACCGTTCAGTGCGTCTAGCTCTTGCAGAATCGCCTCCAAGTCTTGCCCATTTGGATCCTTGGGATCTGTATGCATCAAAAGCGCCGCGTTATCTTCGCCTACTTCATCTAAAAATTCCTTGAACCACCATAACAAGCTTCCACTCTGCTTTCGGCGCGCATTTCTATTATTCCAGAAAAACAACACCTTATCCTTTTCACGATGCAGTGAGAGGGCTGGATTTGTTTTAACAAACTTATCTACCTCGGCTTCATCTATAAGTTTATAGTGTTCAGTATCTACCGAATGGGGTAATCTAATACACTCAACATCTGGTGAAACGTTCCGAACGATATCATCTGTAACCTTCGAGATTGTGACGATAACATCATTAGAATCGTAGAACTTTTTATTAAAGTGTGGATATGGGTAATTGTCCCACACATGATAATAAACCATCGGAACATGTTGTCTTATTTCATTATCAATCATCCACAACCACTCAAAAAAGCGCGGGTCTGTCATAAACCACAAAATATCCGGCTTTTCGTTTTGAACGATAGAACGAATCATATCTTGGGTACCGTATCCATCAACTGGGTATATAATCCAGTCATCTCCATATTTATCAGTCTTTTGCGGCTCATAATTTTCATGCTTTATAGCTCCGCCGACGCTTATAATTTGATACTTTCCGGTTTCCAAAAGACCGGAAATCATGTTGTTCGTTTGAATCCCCACGCCAGAAGAAGATAATGGGTGGTCAGATATTGTTAATATCTTAATTTTTTTCTCTGTTGTCATTTATAATCCTTATGGGCAATGCTCTGTCTTGTAAAACTCGCAACCATAACCAGATGTGCATGATAATCTATTTTTGATGCAAGTTTTGCTTTTAATATTATGCAGCGCTTTGTTTAGCAAGTTAAGAGCATTATTTGTTTTTTTAGCACCGCTTGTAACTCTAAAAATCTCGACTCGATTGTTTTTTGCAGTTCTCTTTAGCAAAGCAAAGTGAGTTTCAACTAATTCGGGATCTACGCCGTGTTTGGCGCACCAGAAATGCTTATACAGTGTTAGCTGATAAGTAGTCATCGGATCGGCCTTGCGCCGGTGGTCCCAGCCCCAAGAACACGTTTTCCAATCGATAATATGGTATTTTCCATCCTCTGACTTGATTACTAAGTCAATGAACCCCTTAAACATGTAATCGTCGTGATCTTTGATGTCTTCATACAGCTTTTCCTCGGCTTCTACTAACTCCCACGACCCAAAGGTCTCAAAAAGGGCCGGAACCGCTTCAGGAGCCAGTTGACGGCCTTGAAAACGCATAGATTCGACCAATTGTGGTCGAATTTCAACATCTTCGTCCAAATCGGCCAATTCTGCTTCGAATCGCTCAATAAAGTGCGATTCGGGGTCAATTTCCTCTTTTAACGCCACTTTTTCGCAAACATCGTGGATTGCGGTACCAAAAGCCGTGTATTCGTTGCCTTTAAACCCGGAAATCTTGTCCAAATTCACCAATTTATGGTAAAATGGGCAAAAATTCCAATTTTTTAGCTCAGAAAATGAAATATGTGTCATTTTTCACCTATTATTGTTAAATGTCCATTAGTTGTTGTATTTTTTGATAAAGTGCGGGGCTTGTTGCCTTCAAATTGCCACGATC